CCGTTGGACCTAAGGGTCCTACAGGTCCTAACCAACCCTGAATTCCAGTGAATCCAGTGAATCCTGTGGATCCAGTGGGTCCCGTTGCACCTGTTGGACCAAGTACACCTCGTTGTCCTGTCGGTCCTGTCGGTCCTGTTGGACCTGTTGAACCCGTAGGTCCAGTAACGAACGGTCCTTGAGGTCCCGTGAATCCTGTGAATCCAGTTGAGCCTGTAATACCTGTTGAACCTGTATTTCCAGTGAAACCTGTTGGACCTGTAGGACCTGTAGGTCCAGTGGATCCTGTCCAACCCGTTGATCCTGTAATACCTGTAAATCCAGTTTTACCGATTTCACCTGTAGGACCTGTAGGACCTGTCGATCCAGTGTATCCCGTTGCAGACAAACCAGTCGGTCCAGTCGGTCCTGTATTCGGTCCCGTTGGACCTGTTGGTCCACGATCACCGATTTGTCCAGGATAGCCCTGAAATCCCTGAAATCCTTGTGGTCCAGTAGGTCCAGTAGGACCTGTCGATCCTGTCCAACCTCTCGATCCCGTGAATCCAGTGGGGCCTGTACCTCCTGTAGGTCCCGTGAATCCAGTGAATCCAGTTGAGCCTGTACGACCTGTTGAACCTGTAGATCCTGTGAATCCAGTGGGGCCTGTTGAACCTGTAGGACCTGTGAATCCAGAAGGACCCGTTGGACCTGTTGGACCTGTGTTCACTGTAGATCCTGGAGGACCTGTTGGACCCGTAGGACCCGTAGGACCTGTTGTACCGGAAGGTCCAGTAAATCCTGTGAACCCTGTGAATCCTGTTCGTCCTGTTGGTCCCGTTGGACCTGTACCTCCTGATGGACCTGTTGGTCCCGTTGGACCTGTCGAACCCGTTCGTCCAGTGAATCCAGTGAATCCAGTAGGTCCTGTCGGACCTGTATTAAATGCATATCCAGGTAGACCTTGCGGACCTGTTGGACCTGATGGACCTGTGAATCCTGTTGATCCTGGAGGACCTTGTGGACCTTGTGGTCCTACTGCGATATTGGGTGCGCATGTGACAAGTCCACGACCTGGAATATAGGTAGAGAGCATTATCTATGAGGGCGAATCCATTTTAAAAAAAACAACCTAGACTTGTAAATGGACTCTACAGGACCTACTGGAACGAATGAAGTTGTTGAACACGAGAATACAGGACCTACTGGAACTGTTGAACCTGTTGAGAACACAGGACCTACTGGAACTGTTGAACCTGTTGAACTTGAAAACACTGGACCTACGGGTCCTATTGGACCTGTATTTCCTGAACCAGGTCCTCCACCTATGTTGATTGATATTTCAGAACTCCTCTCAAGCCACGCAGGAATCAAACAACAAGAAATCACGGATCGATCAACGCTTTCAATCTTATTGAATCTGCCACGCGATTCCATTCGTACTTCGATCATTCGTTGGACTGAACTTGGTTTTCCACCCATCTACATACTTCAACAATTGACCGTCACACCCCCCGCAGTTTGTTCAGATGGAGTGTCGCGATCTTTATATGATTACATTACGTATCTATTAGGTCAGGATATGGCTGCGATTAATACATCCATTCAAGCATTATGTGTAGGTGTTCTGATTTCCTATTCGTTTCAAGGAAATACAGTACGCATTCACGTATCGCGTACTTAAGCACTTGCATTAAAGATATCTTGGACTTCATAGGGTGTTAAGATCGTATTAAACACTGCGAATTGTCGTATGTATCCCCAGTAAGGACGAGTTGAACTTCCAATTCTTCCTAATACAATTCGATCCGTTACTTTCAATACACCTGAACCTGTTACAGAAACTCGATTCGCTCCATTTACATACAATTCCATAACGTAAGTTTTTGAGTTGATGGTTATAGTATAATGTGTCCATGCATTTGTAGCAGTACCGCCATTAACACTAGTCCATTGATTGGGAATTGCAGAATAAACCGTCACCGTTGATGTATTTGTAACATCCACTACGAGTGCCATATTAGAACTGACTAATGCATCTGTTGTAAGCGATAATGCACTTGTTAAGGTTGTGGTTCCATCTAATAATGGATATAACCAAAAACAAAGTGATAGTTGTTCTGGATTTGTAAAATTAAGTTTTATGTAGTTTGCTATATTGTTATTGAAAAAGGCACCTGATTTTCCACCTATATTTGAATATGTAACAGTACCTAGTGTTGTAACCGTCTGCGGAGTTGTACCTAGATTCGTTGCATTTGAAGAGAGTGGAAGGTAGTCGACCGCGTTTGACAATGTAACGCGAGTGAACCATTTTGAGTTCAAGTAATTGAACACTTCAATCTTCTCCTGATTCGCTAAGTTTCGTTTGAAAATAAGGATTTCGCTAACGTTCCCCCAAGGTTGACCTGCACCATTACCTCCTAACTGAAAAAACGAGGCATTACCATTAGTACCAGATGCAGCTGACATAACTAGATTTCCGTCATAGGCTTCAGCGATTGTATTTGCAGATGCAGACTGAATACCTCCACTTGAAATCGAAACATGAATAATTACACGATAAACTCCACCTATCGTAATTGAACCATATTGACGGAATGAAGCATCTGAGCTATAATAAGCACCAAGTGCATATGAACCTGAACTAATGAGAATAGGTACATCCACAGCACTTCCAGCAAATAAAGAACGAAACGTGGCAGTAGAAGTTAATGGTTGCGTGACTACAAATATATCTAGACCTCTATTTCCAGCAGGTAATAAAGTAGTTGTCATATGTTTTCCATTTGCATTGAATTCGATTTCAGGGACTTGAGATTTAGTAGAATAGGTTGGATAGGTTGTAACACCTGTATAGTTTCTCTGATTTCCTGATTTATCCAACCATAATCCTACATTTTGTCCACTAGCGGTCACAGGTGTTGCAACTGAAGTGCCTTGATACAATGTTGATAGATCTGAGGCATCGAGCCATAAGTAAAGCTCATATGGATTTAACATGATTGAACGTAATTCAGGACCTGGTGAAACCTTGAAAAATGGATGAGATGTAGGCAATGAACTGTTTAGATTCCATTTCCATGCAAGGTATCCTTCAACTTGTTGTCGTTCGGAATTTGTCAGACCTCGATCGTATGCGATGATTTCGTAGATGACTCCGTCCAATTTACCTCCAGCAGGAACACCTTGATCCTGGTACCATCGTCCAGCAATTACATATCCAGAACACGTAGTGGCTGAGTAGATTGCAGTTTTATTTGCAGCATTGGATCCATTCACAAATCCTGATCCTACAACGGTATTCATATTATCATTGTAAATCCCTCTTGGAAGAAGTGTTGCATTTCCCATTCGGTATTGATATCCAAGTGGACCCCCATACCAATATCCAAACGCCTGAAATCCACCGTCAGTGTTATATGTGAATCCAGACGGAACACCGTAGTCATGTTGATTCGATGGAGTTGGAATAAATGATAAGATCGCAGCATTCGTTCGCGTCGTTTCCTGCATCACGAAAAACATTGAACGATTAGCGAACGTCATTTTAAACGCCGTATTGGAGAAATAAGAGGATGCATTGAAATTGATTCCACCATTCGAAACGTATGTTGGACTTCCATTTGCAGTCCCATGATTCGCATTCCCTGATTTATCGATCCAAGTAGAGACAATAGATCCTGCACCTAATAATATACCGTTACCTGGAGGATCTAGTCCATCTAGCCATAATTGACATCTTGAAAGACTTGCAGGTGTAAAGGAATCTGTTACATCGGGTCGAATGGTTTTGAATGGATGCGCAGTGATTTTCCATTTCTCTGTAAGATAAAGTTCAACCTGTTTACGTTGAACGTCTGTAACCACATTGTTATAAATAATAATCTCTCCAATCGATCCAATAAATGCATAGGAACTGCTTGGAGTACTGTAATTTCCGATAGTAAGGTTTGAGATGGTAAGACTCGACGCAGAAGACATCGTATCAGTTTGAATTCCATTAGAGAACTGTCGAACTAGATCTGTTTTAATGGTAGCCGAATATACGAATGGAATATTATTACTAACCGTAACTGTAGGTGATGGAAACGATCCTGCAGGAGTATACAATCCCCATGAAGTTGGATTTGCTCCACTGGTTACATAGAATTGTAAACTCGCACCATTTGCAGATAGAAACCGCGTTGATCCAGCATTAGAAGTAGAATTTAAGACCATAAAAAAACTCAATCCAGTTGAAGTAGTAAGCGTTGGATTATCTCCTATTAATAATGCCGCTGAACCTGCGGTTGTTGGAAAGGACACTGCAGGAATTCCGAAAATATTACTTATACTAAACGCACCACCTCCTGCATTCGAACTCGTATTTCCTGCTCGTCCACTTTTATCCACCCAGATTCCAGTAGCTATATTCGTTGTTGTACTTGAATCGGCTGCATCCAACCATGTAGAACATCCACCAATACTTGTAGGTAAAAAGCCTGTTGTCGTTGGAAGCGCAATGTTCCATTTTTGAGCCAAATATCCTTCGACTTGTTGACGTTCAGCTTGTGAAATACTTCGATTGTAGTGAATGAATTCAGCGACGCTTGTTGTTGTATCACCTGCTGCAGTTGCATTTCCATTCAATACGAGTTTTCCAACATTTGTAATGGAGGATGCAGTTTGCGATGTAGAGGATAAAACTGTTCCATTGACTGTATAATTCGTCAAGTTCGAATCTCCAGAACGGTGTCCAATACAGAAGATCACCCATGAAGTCTTACCTCCAGCTGCGTACTCAAATACAGAACGATTTGAAATATTCGGAGGCATTGCACCGTCATTGACCTGCATGATCGTATCAAAATACAGGGCGAAGTTTCCCGATAAAACGTAATTATAATAAGTATTGTTCGCAGGGACTAGATTTGTAGTCATCCATTGTCCTTGTTGTGCACATCGAACGACTGCAAATTGAGTAAACGACGCATTCCATACAAAGCCTGGACTAGTTAATGTACGCGAATTTCCGAAGTTATAGACGGGAAGTCCATTCAATCCGTTCGCTTGTAAAGTGATTGAACCTCCAAACGGTGCGGAACTCGGTGCATTACTTCCCGACCAATCGGGAAGAGTTGTAACGTTCGTTCCTAACGCTGTTGTATCTTGTGCTGCATCGATCCAACAGTAACAGTCGCGAAAGTCAGTCGGTTGAAATGCTCGTAGACGTGGGCTCACAGTATCCAATGGAAAGTTATTAGGAAGTTGTAAGGATTTATTCCATTTCGCATCTAAATAACGTTCTACCATTCTACGTTCATCATAAGAACCATTTTCGGTCAGAATTCGATTGAACAAGATGATTTCACCTACTTCACAATCTGAGGGTTCAGCCGAAGCACCTGAATTGATTCGTAAACCATCCATCCAACTACCCGTAGAGGTTGCTCCAGAAAATAAGACAGTTCCATTCCAACTGAATGTATACGCGCCCTCTGCAACACGAGAATATGAAAAGATATCCCATTCTTTATCGGAAGGTGAAACGAATCTTATATCTGGCGCGGCGTTGTTATACACTGCTCGTTTATATCCATTTATGTATCCATATAAGTGATTGTTTGCAGTTCCTTGTAAAACACGCCCATTTGTACCTCCCGTTTGTCGACCAGACCAAAAGAGAGTATGCGATAATAAAGAAACATCTGGATTTGGAATCCATGTTTGAGCTGTTGTTAAACGAACGGTCGTTAAACCATTTCGTCCATTCGGAGTTTTAGTTCCTGTACATGAAATACTATATGCACTTCCTGCTAAATTGCTCCAAGTACCTACAGCTCCAGTTCCAGTTAACGTTGAAGCGTCGTTCCATAACACACAACCACTTATTGAAGTAGGATTAAACCGTTGAGTTGTAACATTCCATTTCTGAGTTAAATAGCGTTGAATGTCTTGTTTTTGAGAAGAAGTTAAGAATGAATCATAAACAATTACTTCACTGATCGTTCCATCAAATGTAAACCCAAGAGAAGGTCGTGATCCTATAGCAAGTTCATTTCCAACAGTAGTTTCATCTACCTTGTACAACCATGAAGTTGAAGACGTTTCAAAATTCAAATCATACCCAATTTGAGTGATAGTATTACCATTGTTATTAACGCCTTTACTGTACGTAACTACCGACATCAAATTGTTTGAACCTACCACTGGAAGTGCGTATTGATATGCATATGCGCTTGGAATACGTATCTCAGGATACCAATTTTCTAAACTCACTAGATATCCAGCAGGAGTCCACAAGCGAACCATACTTTTACGACCTGTTCCACTGCTTAATGAAGTAGGATTAAATACAACAAATGCAGCAAGTCCTCCACTCGATAAATTAGGAGGTGTTCCGCTAAGAGCTTTTCCAGAGTTACTTAAAGAAGCATAGGAAACTCCAGTACTAGTATAACTAGGTTGTTGAGCAGAAGTTGCATTTGAAACATTCGCATTTGCACCTGATTTATCTTTCCAAAACCCTACAGCTCCGTTAAGTGATGCAGGCGTTGTTCCCGCAGCATCTGAAAAGAGTGTATTTGAATCAGCTCCATCGAGCCATAAACAGCATTTCGCAACCGTTCTCGGATCAAACCCCGATATGGACTTTGTTCCAGGTGGGTTTGGCATTAATCTTTAATCAGAAGAAAGCATACGCAGCTGAACCAGAACCAGTTCCACCGCCTATGTACATAATCGTAATGGTATTCAGTGGTGGAAATGTCAATGTCGAAACACCTCCACCTCCTGTACCTGTATACGTAACATTCACAGAGAGATACGTTGAAGTTGCATTACGGAAGATGAAATGTTGTCCCATATAATTCGCTCCTGGTAAAATGAGTGTATTGAATGCGCTATTCGTAATATAATAGTAGCGACCATATGTATTTGCGTTAATTGCAGGAGTGGTTGAAGAAGTTAGAGTCATGTTCGATACATTGACAAAAACAGGCAAGAATCCAATAGCCCCATCAAGTTCTAATTGTCTTGCATAAACCCTTCCTCCATCAATCGTACCTGTATTAAATAAATAAGTACCTCCTAGGTTTAACACACTACCACTACTATATGTAATTGCAGATATTGCAGCAATCTGTTGATTGTTTCCCGAAGTCATCAGTAGTTGATTCGAGACCGTATAGTTACTGATTGAAATAAGTCCTTGAGGTCCTGTGAATCCTGTAGGTCCTATTGAACCTGTAGGTCCTGTAGGTCCAGTTGAACCTGTTGAACCTGTCCGTCCTGTTGAACCTGTGAATCCAGTCGATCCAGTGGATCCAGTAGGTCCTGTAGGTCCTGTTGAACCCGTCCATCCCGTTGAACCTGTAGGACCCGTTGGTCCAGTGGATCCTGTCCATCCTGTTGAACCCGTCCATCCTGTTGAACCTGTGGGTCCAGTAGGTCCTGTTGAACCTGTCCATCCTGTTGAACCCGTCCATCCTGTTGAACCTGTGGGTCCCGTAAATCCAGTTGAACCTGTGAATCCAGTGAATCCAGTGAATCCAGTGAATCCTGTTGCACCTGTGAATCCTGTAGAACCCGTTGGACCTGTTGAGCCTGTCCAGCCTGTATACCCTGTTGCACCTGTATTCAACGAATCACCTCTTAATCCTTGAATTCCCTGTGGACCTTGTGGTCCAGTGAATCCCGTTGAACCCGTTGAACCCGTTGAACCCGTTGGACCCGTCGATCCTGAGTTTGCAGCCCAGCCAGGTAACCCGCGAATACCTTGTGGACCTTCAATTCCAGTTGGACCCGTGAACCCAGTGAATCCAGTTGGACCTAATTCTCCTTGAACACCTTGTGGACCTCTTCGTCCTTCTTGACCTTGAGTTGCATACACAAATCCTGTTGTACCTGTTGGACCTGTGGGTCCTTGAATACCCTGTGGACCTTGTGACATATTTGTCTATCCTCTTGTTTAAAAGAAAAATATTTTTGACTACGCGAATGATTGTCTTAGATGTCGTCTACATTGACATCCTCTTCCTCCACTGTATCGAATTCAATCGCATCCTGAGGTTCCATCTCAGTTGATCCACTTGTGATAAACAGACGTGGATCTGCGTCTTTCACAATACTTTTGTATCGAGCAATCTGTACTGGTGTAAATACAGATAGAATTCGATGTGTCGCCATCCCTCCTAATCCAGTTTCTTCAAAGAGAACTAGACTTCCTACATCCACCCATACATCACGCTTACCTCGTCCGCGCATTCCTCCGCGTAATGGTGCTTGAATCAATTTATCCACCACACGTTCTTTACCACTAATGGTTTCTTTCACAGTATAGAAGATCTCCATACGTCCATCTCCTAGACGACGTGTAATTCTTCCTACAAATGCGCCGTCAATTTTGGATTCTTCTAAAAGGTCATCGAGAAGCTTATCACCGATCTTGTTGTTCTGCTTGGTCTTATTGGATTCTGAGTTGCGTTGGGAACGATGGCCTGAACCACCTGTCATATTACGAGGCATCTTGTCTTTGGGGCTCTATTCTTACTCAAACACTAAAGATTCGTTTTCAGAAAACGGATTCCGTGACATCACGATTCACTTGAGAGCACCCAGATCAAAATGCAATCTACTATCGATCTAGCAATCCAACTAGCATGTCTTTCTCTTGATGTCCCTTCCCCTTTCGCAGATAAACTTATTGCTCATTTATGGCGTTCCACTCCTCAAGAAATTCCTAAACCTCCAAACCTTGAAAAACTCAACCGTCAACAAGTTCAACGACTCGAGTCCATGATACTTGGTGACGTAGATAAACCATCACTTCACAAATCCTTTACACAGTATGTTAATCAACTTACATCCGATGACTTCAAGTCTACTTCGCTGACGAATCATATGGAACAGTTCATTCGTATAACCATGCCTGACGAAGACGAAGACGAAGATCTAGTCGAAGTCAAATTCCATCTTCGTACATTTGATGTAGGTCTTAAAACACATCGAGTCTACGAACTGCGCGAGGGCGTCCACGTATTCGTAGGCATGCTCGGCATGAATGACTTTCAAGATATGGTTCTTCCAGAGCTCGAGTAAGTTTCACAACAAATCTCTGGAACCGTTGTAATCACAGGCGGACGTTCTAATAAGAATGTTCCAACTTCAAATGGAACCACATGAGCGTTAATCGCGGACGAAGCAGAGTCTGCAACTACTTTTTCACGTAAGTAGGAAGTGTAGGAACTTGCAGTTGGAAGATTCGGATGAATAGGAACGCGTGTTACTTTGAACGTTAATACAATTCGACTCACACCTAATAAACTTTGTGCATACAAATCAACCGCAAACACTCCTAATTGAACACTAAGACCTGAAATTGTTCCAGTTAATGCATTCCATACCATTCCAGGTGGAAGAGGGGTATCATTTCCTAAAAAGTAAACGACATCTTGTCCTGCATAGAGTGTGACAGGTGTAATTGGAACATACTGAAACACAAGATACTCAGTAACCGTAGGTTGAGTAAACGTAGGTCCTATTGAAGTAGTATTGATTTGTAGTATGGGAGCAGGTGGTCCGTTGGAAGTATATCGAGCTAATGGAAATGAAATTAAACGAGGTACATCCGTTTGAGATGCACCTGAAAACGTTACAGGTGTAATGGTCCATGTAGAAACATTTGACAGCGTTGAATTCAATGCATCGTGTCGGTACATTGAAAAAGAAGAATCAATTCCTGAACTAATAGAAGTTAAGTTCGACTTGACAAATATACACCACGACGTTCCATCAAATTGAATCGGTCCTACTGAATTTCCTGAAAATGTGAACGGAATATCAATCCAAGTACTTCCGTTCAAAGAATACTTGACAGCTACTCCACTAGTATTTGATCCAACTGCAAGCCACGATCCAACTTGTCGACCCCATACAACTTCATCGGCTACAGATGTAAACGCATTGACTGCATTCGACCAGGCGATACCATCGGAGGAATATATAAGTGTAGTCGGTCCTGTTCCTGCTGCAACCACACGCGTTGAACTGCTTGAAATACTCGTTGTATTTGTCAATGTGTAACTGTTGTCAAAGAAGAAGTTAATCTGTGTGTTTGCGAGTGGAGCTGAATTCAAAACCGAGTACAATAATCCTTTTGCACCGATCATCAAATTCGAGTTAAACATATGAAGAATGTAGGGAGTATTTGATCCATCATTTGGTAACAATGAAAAACTTCCTTCGCCTTCAATAGCATTGATAGTAAACCCGTTACTAGTCCACGTAGTATCCACTAACCAATCATTTCTCGACGTTGAAGAAAAAAACAGACCATCGAATTCAGTATCTCGATCAACAGGTAATGCAATCCATTTTGAAAATGAAGTAGAATAAATTGAATAGAAAATATTTGAACTAAAGAGAACTGTTGAAAACGATCCTTCATTGATGGAGATTTTTAGATTTTTAGTTCCGTCTGCGAGTGCAAGTGAATTTCCAGACGATTCAAGACTATGTGGAATCGTTAAATCTCCTTGAGTATGTATCGTAAACGCAAGATCTCCTTCATCTTCATAGACTGCATAATTACTTCCCGTATATCTCATCGTAGCTCGATGAATACTAGGTGGATTCAAGTTCGAAAGAGCCACTATAGTTGGAATCAAGTTGGATCCTACAAGTCCATTCAATGAAGTGTACTCGGGTAGAATAATTTGACTTGATGAACAGCTTTCCAGTGTTCCACTTACCCCTCCAAGTGTGAACGTTAATCCATATGTATAGTTTGAAAAGGTAATCGGTGTAGTTGTTGGAAGTACGCGACCGCTTGTAGACTGATATGTGAGTGGAATTGAAATTACAGTAGAAGGAATCATCTGAACAGGTGAATTCGAGTTCAATAGATGGATTCGATCTGGAATGACAGAATATGTGAATTGACCTACTGTTGGTGAAAAGGTTGCATATCGATTGGTTGCGACAATTCCTTCAAGATTCGAAGTTCCTGAGGTGGAGTTTGTAGGAATGCCTTGAAGAATTCCATATGGATCTAGGTAGAGTCCAGCGGGGAGATTTGAAGTTCCTGAGAAAAAGACAATGGGTCGTCCACTTGTAGTGTTGACGGAGAATTGAATGGGTGTAATTTCAACGTTTTGAATCCATGAAAAGTAAGTACTGTTGGCAGAATAGGTAAACGTATCTCCAATAGTCGTATACGGTGTACTTGTTGAAAACTGACTTCCATCAAGAGTTTGAATTTGAACCGCCAATGAACCTGCGGAAACTGTTGTAGGTGTACCTTCAATAACGACTGTATTTTCAAGTAACGTTGCAGTAAATCCAGGTGGAAGTGTATGAGTCATACTCGATATAAATGTTCCAAACGGATATGCAGGTGAATTGAACGTGAATGTGATCGGAGAGATCGTTTTACCTATAATGAAATTAGAGGAAGGAACATTTGAAGAGGATGTAACGCTGACAGGAATCACAGTCAATGTAACCGTTGCAGTATTTGAAATCGAACCACTTACACCGAGAATTGTAAATGCATTCGACCAAAGACTTGTTGCAGTTCCTGAGAGAACTCCGTTTGTAAACGTAAGACCCGATGGAATCGGTGATGTAGTTGAATACGTGACTGTATTCAAACTCGATGGAAATACAATCGCAGTGTATTCAGTACTATTTGAAACTCCGAGATAAAACTCAGTTGAACGAGCGTTTGTGAAATAGATGGATGGACTATAATTGAAGGTACAGGTTGCGCGATTTGACAGGACACGAAGACCCGTTGTCAATGCAGTGATGGAAGTTACATACGATGTATTCGTTACGCCTGGAAAGGTAGGTGTACCGTATAAATAGATTGACGCAGGTAAACTAGCGAGTGAAAGTGTAGTAGGTGGATTCAAAGGTGGAGTTAAAGGAGTATCGGTGAGTCCAATACCAGGAGGTAGAGTACTTGATAAAACCACTGCATTCCCTGTTGCGCTTAACGGACCTTTAATCTCGAAAGGACCTGAAACGAACGGAGACTCTAGTAACAACGTCGCATTTGAAGTACTTGGCGTAATGCTAATACGTTCTGTCTTCACTTGAATTGCAAGACTGGTGGTTACAAGACGACCGTTTGTTGTATTGGATCCTAAGATCAAATAGTTACTGTTTGCAGACACAATGGAAGGAGTTCCATTTAGAACCCAATCCAGTTGATTACTGGATGTAAACTCCGAAAGTCCTGAAGGTAATACTGGAGTTGAAAAAACAGTTGTCAATGGAGTTCTAGATGTAAAGGTAATTGCAGATCCAATGGTATTTGAAATAGGTTCATTCTGATACAACGTTAACGGAGTCAAATTGGAAGGGGTAAGTGTAAACCGTCCATCTTTAATGAATAAAAGATAGGAATTGGATACAGTTACATCGTCAATTCTACATGATACCACTAAGGATTCGCCAGACGCTGCACCGATTGCTAAAAATCCATTAGATCCACTATCGAAGGTGAGCGTAGACGTTCCCTGTCCTGAACAATAGGACACTAGAGTTCCAGACGCTGTGAAATTGGACCCACCTGTAAATCGATAAGGAGGATTAAAGGGTTCATATTTGAAAAAGACTGTATTGTTGGATAAAGTTGGACTTACCTGAATGGACATCCTCTCTTAATTACTTAGTAGGAACAGCTTTCACTCACTTCTTACGGTTGCGCCTAGTCTTTGAAGGTTGTACTACAGGTGGATACTCTACAACAGGCTTAATAGGCGCTTCGGTCTGCACCGTTGTCAATTCCTGAAACTTCGTCTGAGCTACTTCCTCCTGAAGACCCCGATACACCATATCGAGTTTCAATCTCAAAAGGTTGGAGTTGGTCTGCATATTCTTCACTGCGAACGTTTCGTGTGGCTGAATACCATACAGTCGGGGTAAATGGAATTCGCTTCTCTTGAGGTCGATCCTTATTCGTTTCATATTGAACATACAAAAACCATCCAAATCCTCCAAGTACTACGACTAAGAGGATGACATTGAAGAACCAAGAGGTTGTTTGAATAAGCTCGGAACGTCTGGCAAGTAAGATGGATTCGATTTCTCTGACTTGAGTAAGCCCTTGCATTGTTCCTCTGTCGGAATCCAAACTACGTGAAGAAACGACAACGCAGACCGAACCCAAATATCGGTTACACAGGAACAAATACGAATACGGTTTGGATTAACCGCTACCCAACGAATACTATCATGTATGTCTCTACGGGACAGTCCGTGTAGACATACATCTTGTTGACTCGCATATCGAAGAAGAGTTGAGTCCATTATGCAGATGATTGTAGACTCTGTGTATATGGATTGCTATTAAATGCATCGAGTAGACCTGGAACGGATACGCGATCAAATTGAACACTTTGACCTACAGGTTCGTCGTATTTGATGGATCCTTGTTGAGATGCAGTTGGAGCTTGTCCACCACGTCCAACCAATGGGACTTCGAAGTTGCGGTAATTTGTATGAGTGGATTCATCGCGATGTGTTTGAATAGTGTAGGCTTCAGGACCTGAATTTACAGCCTGCATTCCACCTACAGGTCCTCCAGGTGTAGGACGTCCTTCAACGGTTAATTTCATAAACTGTTGAAAGGGTTCGGTGAACGATCGAATATAGGATTCATTGCCTCCTCCTGCACTCTTACCTGCGCTTCCGTAGAACTCAACCGATGTATCCGTTCGATTCTGATTTTTGAAAACGAAATCAGGGTAGATTGCAGATGCGGTTTGTTGTCCTAATGTTGTGTTCAAGTGAGGTAGGGATCCATCTTCAGACTGTAAGACTTGGAATCGATCGGGGCGATTCTTCTTGACAGGTGCTTGAAGACCCATTTCCTTGACCACTCGACCTCCAGGTACAGGCTCTGAATGATAGGTGAGTTTCGGTTTAGTAGCGACGCGGATTTCATCGGTTGTCTTGGGCAACTGATACTCTCGCGATTCAATACCTTGATTCAAACCTCCTGAAGGTAAGTTAGTGTATCCATCGTTGACACCAGGACCGACGAGAACACGATCAATAGGAAACGTGTTTTTCATTGCAAGACTTGTCACTTGACGTGCTTGTTCGAAGTCTGTTTCAACAGGCGCCTTCCAAGGATTTCCACGACCTGCTTCGGGTTCGAAGAATGCACCTGATTCTTCTTTGCGGAAGAAGGTGTTTTTACCAGTACCCGTATACTTGTCTAGCAAACTCTCATGACCGTCTGAATACGTAGACTGTGTACGGTTCGCACCAAAAAAGGGAACCATGTTAGTATGTCCAGTTGCAGATTGTACAACCTCTACTTCTGAATCAGACTGAGGAGTATAGAGTTCCTTTCCAACAAGTTCTTTTGAAGTATTCGCATGAGTTCGACGTTTTGGAACAGACATGGCGTATCCAAGTGCCGCTAGGCTCATAAGTAGAAGTACGTCCATTTACGTATTTGAGAGGACATTATTTGAGGATGTGTTCACGTATTTACTCTGTCGCGCCGATTGATCTGACTCAAATGGTTTCACTGCATGTGATTGAGGACGAAACAATAACCAAGTGAATCGATTGACTTCCTGACCTGATGTCGGAGGAACAATGACGGTCTGTTGAGAAGCAGTTCTTGAAAAGGCTGAAGTAATAGGCATAAACGAGTCCATTGTTTTCTTCCTAAGAAACAATTGAATGTCAAACGACAGTCTATCAGACTTTATATCCTTTTTGTTTCCATTTGAGATATGGTCAGTGGTAGGGTCCTCTATTACAGGCTTTGTGTTGGCTGTAATGATGTTGACAGGTATTTATCTCGTAATACTGTACTTAGAAAAAACATGGCATCTTCCAGGTGCATGGAACCCTTGGGTCATTTTCTGGGGACTTATGTTGAATTTTCTATTGGTTCTTTTACTCGCATGGTGGTTTGGTCCATTCGACTTTTTCGGAATTGAATTTCTATCTACGACACCGAATACATGTGTGGGCAATAAAGGATCACTTGAAGGCGGACTCTGTTACGAAAACTGTAGAGATGGGTATCATGGATTTGGAGTGCGATGTTACGCAAACACCTATGGAATCGGAGTTGGAACCGTCATCGGTCTTGAGCCCTGTCCTGAAGAAACAGACGGTCAAGGAGGATGGACAAATTTAGGTCTTACATGTTCACGATGGAAGCGCGAATGTGTTAAATGGGGACCTCTCTTTGGAGCTACATGGTGGACTGGATGTGTGGAAACAGTTGGACGACTCGATAAGGGAGGATTATGTCCAGGACCTCAAGATTTCAGCGGCAATTATGACGAAGAAATCAAGAAGTGGAAAAAAGCCAATGATAAACCAGATCCTATTCGAAATCCTCAAACTGGAGAAATGGAAACGGAGGCGGAAGCAAAGGCTGCAGGTCATAAAACATGCGAAGATATTGAGATTGTAGGTAAGGATAAACATACTGAGCGCATCGATGGGTTATGTTATAAGAAGTGTCCATCCGACTACCCTAATCATGTACCAGGTATGCCATACTTGTGTTACAAAGGTGGTGATCTATCGTATCATCGTGGAGGAGGTTCAGCTCCACCGTTGTTTCGTATTCTTAAAAAATATGCAATTGGTAATCTATTTGGTTAGCTCCAGTTATTCCATGAATTCACTGCACCGTTATTGTTGTTACGACTATGTTTCATGATCCAGGGTGCTCCACTATTATTATCTTCAAGAAGCCCTATCCATCCTCCATTTTTATTGTAAAACAAGAGTCCATTGTTAGCTCCATCATCGTACCATTGAATATTGTTCAAATGACTTGGAACTGAAGCGTTTGATCCAGAGGGACCAGTATCGCCCTTATCACCCTTATCACCTTTGACACCTGGATCGCCAGTGTTTCCTTTCAGTCCAGCAGGTCCCTGAGGTCCTTCAGGTCCCTGAGGTCCTGGTACATTACTTACGCCTTTCTCACCACGTTCTCCTTGTGGTCCAGCAGGTCCAGTCGGTCCCATTGTTCCAGCAGGTCCAGGAGGTCCACCAGGTCCAATAGGTCCAGGAGGTCCTTCAGGTCCAACTTCACCTTGTTGACCCATCAATCCATACGGAGCGTTAGCAGATGCACTTGTTGTAGCTGTAGTTTGTCCTGGTAGAACTTCGTAATAGTGTTCTCGAACATCGAACGTTTCCTTTGTCAAATTCTGAATGAATTGACTCCCTTCATTTCTAGGAGATCCAGACCAGGCGGTTCTTGAGTAAGGATTGACAGTGAATGATTTGATCATCGACTTGAATCTGGAAACTAGACTGTTGAATGCATCGGGATCGGATCCAGGTAATGGAGTTGGAAGTTTCACATCGCCTTGTGGTTTAATTCCATAGCAATTCACTCCGAACTTTGATGTAGGATCAAAGTATCCACCGTTCACACCAGGACGACCGCATGCAGTTCGTTTCGATTGATCGGGTTCTTGTTGCAATGCATCCCATGTCCCCTTTTGAGTCGGGTACAAAGCCATTCCGCCAGCAGACCATCCATATCCACACCATTCTGCGCCATGATTGTATGCCTCGATGATTTGTTCAAGCGTTGCAAGTTGAGAATCATACGCTGCACAGACTGCAGGTGCTGTATCATATGTGAATTTATTGTCTGCAATATGAAAGACTTCACTTCCAATCATCGTTGCATTGGTTAATGAACTCATCGCTTGACCTACAGGCTGAGTTGCTGCTACAAGTGGAGCCTGAACTACATCAAGCGTGATGAATTCATACAGATACAGTAGGTAAATAGCCATCGCTAATAGAATCCAAAGGACTCCAACTGCGAGCACTGAACCCGTCGATAGAATGATAAAAAAGGTTAAAATCAGAAGTACACCTAGACTAACCGCAAAAGCGACGCGTGCGTCCATTTCCTTATTCTTTGAGGCGATAATAGAATAGCAGACGCATCGAATCGGAAAGAGGGAACTGTTCTGAACTATACGTATGCAACGATGCATCGTCGTATTCAATCCAGTCTTTACCTGGCGGCATATCACGACCATATGTCCACCAATGACCACCGTTGAAACAGACTACTGCAAGTAATGCATATTTTTGTTTATTGATCGTGAGAATAGGGTTATACGAGATCGATGCGTTCGGTGTAGTGACGTGAAACATGAAGACGGATGGAAAGGAAGACATGAGAAGTTGTTTCGTGCATCCTTTCTGTTTACATTTTTCACAAGTCCAATCTGGAATGGAGACAGGTGTGACAGACTGAGCGATACAGTCGATGAGGTTTTGTTTAGATTCTGTCGGTGAGATAGAGAATTCAATCATAGAATCGTTTAGAATATCTTTGTATCCGCATTTCGGATTTGAACATTGCACTTTATTCGCAGTTTTGAATCGACATAGTTTATCGAGGAAGGGTAGTTTATTACATAAGAATTCAAGGAGTTCATGTGAGTCGCCGATTCCTTCTCCTGCGGGCATGACAGCTGTCTTCACACATTCATAGAAGGATTTAAGTCCTTCATCTCCTTTACTTGACCATATTTCTTGAAGGGATACATCGATGGGCGATGTGTCTAGAGCCCCATCGGTTTGATAGCGGGTCTGGACATCGGGAATTCGGAAGAGTGCTTGAAGAGTTGCGTTGACCCAGCATGAGCCACGTTGATTGCGAAGTCCAAATGAAGTTGACATCTTATTTCTGGAACACTAAGAAATCTGATAAGAAAGGAACGGGATTCGTTTTCAGGCGCCCGTTCGCGAGCGAATATGTATCGGATTGCAAATAAGGAGGAACTATATCTTGATCGCCTGGTGTTTGTGAGCTTGTACTTCCGCCTCCAGTAGGTCCTTTCAAAGAAGGTCCATAGAGCGATGGATCAGGTTTAGATTTGAATGGATTTCCAGATGAACTTGAAGATTCAAACCCTCCAAAGTCTGGACCTTCTACAGGTAACTTATCAGGACTTCGTACACCTTTTGTTCCCCATTGTTTCAACGATTCTGAAGAATCTAAAGAATTTGAAAATACTGAAGAAGGTGGGTTTATTACAGGTTGATCTGAAGAAGGTTCATCTGCGAACGGTCCATTCTCTCCGAACACGGTTCCTGTGGATGATCGATTTTGAAGAACATCTCTTGATGAACTTACATCTTCTGCAGCTGGAACATCTCCGACGTCTGGATTCTCTAGATCGCTAACAAGATCTGCATACCCACTTGAAGCTGCATAGTTTGCGGATGCAGCTTGTCGGACAGCATACCGAGCCCGTTCGTTCTTTTCTACAATCGATTGATTCTTGGTTTCAACAGTGGGGTTTCCAGAACTGTCGAGTAATGTTCCATCGGTCATCCGTTGAACGACCCATGAAGGTGCGTATGGAACACACGTTGGTTGAGTCAGTTCTGCTTTAGTACCGACTGACCATGTATCAATCACAGTGTCCCAGAAAGTACTGCAATTCGTAGAGCTTAAGGTTTCATCCACTCCTTCTCGAAACGTTGTGGCTATGAATAGAACCATACACACAAGGATTAACAGTATCCACTGTTTCATTGTGTTTACATAACATTTTCAGCGGAAGGAGGGACAGATGCAGGACGAGGACCTTTCCAAAGAGATGTTCCATCTTCCCATTGACCTGGATTTAAGGGAGTAGACTGTGTAACTTCTTCATAGTTTCCTTCTGAGAATTTGGTGGAGAGTACAGGGTCTGCAGGTTTATACGATACTTCAACTCGTGTTCGAACTTGATCGCGTGCTAGTTTCGGTTCGAGATTCGTAACAGACGGTGTAAAGCGTACAGATTCTGTATCACGTTGAGAGGCTGTCTTTACATAGTCAATATCAAATCCATCCATGATCATTCGCTTAACGGCTGAAAGTTGTACACCTGAAACAGTTCCTGCAGGTGAGGCGAGAAAGGTATCCACCTGAGCTTCCGTTGGTTTTGTTTGTGCAGGTGAATAGACTGAATCATAGAATGCAGCTAACACTGTAATATAGTCTGACTTCACAGCTCCCGAAGGTGCTTGAGCCGATACTTTACTATCCCATGATTTACATGCACTATTACTACATTGTCCTGAAGTAGGGCAGGCACAAGGTCTTGAAACAGGTTGTGTTGAATCGGTAAAGTGTTCTCGAAGGAGTGCGAACCAAAGTATCGCTAAAAGTAGAGAAACTCCTAACATCAGTTTCCACTGTTTCATTGTAGTATACAGAGATCGTTTGTCGTCTTAGGAGGTTCTGCTTTAACAGGTTGGGCTTTGCGTTCACGACTTGAAGCGGGTTCAGCTGAATCTTCGATAAACAATCCCTTCTTAACTGCTTCTTCGGAAGCGTTTGCGCCTTCCCAGTGATCAGACATTGGATCGAATCGAGCTTGGGTTTTTGAATCGCGAGGTTTGAATTCAAGAAATCCAGTTGGAATTGTATTTTGAGTATCGATGGGTTCAACGTACGGAGATGGACGAATCGGTCTACATCCTAATGCATCTTGATATTGACGAAATTGACCGAGTGTTTCAAAGGTACGATTTTCACCTGTTGCGCGTGAAATTCCGATCCATTTCTTAGAAGGTTGTTGATTCAATTCATCTAGGCACGCCATTTTCTAGGTGTTGATATAAATAAGATGGCAAACATTGTACCTCTTCGAACTGGAATTGTATCTGAACCTGAAGGCGGTGTGAAGGGTTCCCTTGCACGTCGTCCACTTCTCGTGTTGTTTTTTATGACAGGATGTTCGCATTGTGAAGCGAATCAGCCTAAATGGGAAGAGTTTAAGCGAAAGTATTCTCATATTCCATCCGTTGAGATTGAATCAAGTAATGTACCCTCAACTGAGAACGTTTCAGGGTTTCCAACTATGAAGTATAAACCTCGAAAGGGTCGTGAACGTGTACTCGTCGGTCAACAATCTTCATCGGGTGAGATCGCTCGCAAATTGGGTTTGTCGAACCGTTTGACCAGGCGTAGTTCCCGTAGGGCGAGTCGTCACGTCAGCCGCAGGCGTTTTGGTCATTGAACCCTTCGTCACAACATACCCTTCATTCAATAACTTTCCAGACGCAGCATCCTTCCCTAGAAACGATAATAATCCTTCGTGATCGTCTGTTGGGACCGTGTAGAAATTACGTTGTGCGGACATCAGTTGAAATACATCTGTGGTGTCCATGTAGAGGTTAGAGGTTTGAGCGAATTGTTGATTCACTTGTTCGCGAACAGATACATCTGTTGGATCGGCTGCAGGTGGCTTCTTAGGATTTTCGTTAATGTCAATCAACGTTGGGTTCATAAACGGATTGTTTTGAGTCGGAAGCGTCGACTCTGACCCAGTGTATCCACTCACTGCAGTAGCTGTACGAAAGGGTTCAATGAACTGTTTCGCATTTGGATACAAGTGATGAAGTGCAACTGTGATCATCATGACAACAGGAACATATACAAAGTACTTAACGTCCATAGAACATGCGAATAATAGAATGCTTAAATAGACCGTAAAACGGACAACTGCATTCAAAGCTTCTTCAACCCTCATACCTGCGGTGGGCACAAATGCGAACCACGTGTCTGAACGAAAAAGTATAGTTGGATCGGAAAACCAGAATGTCATCTCTTATCTTCAGCTGCGACCTTTTTCACGCAATTTACGCTGAAGACGAGCTTGCATTCGTGCTCGACGAGCTTCGGGAGAGTTTGACATGATTTGACTCGAGGTGTTTCCAGTCGGAGGACCTTCGCGACCGACTCCAACCATTTCATTCATATACTTTCCGAAACTGGACTGAAACTTTGCTTTCAAGGTTTCAATTTCACGGATCAATTCCTGCTGATTGATACGACCTGATTTGATACGTTCTTCAAGCATGGTTTTGACTTGTGTCATAATGTGTCGAACCGCTTCACTACGTTCAGGATGTTGAAGTGCTTGTAAGATCTCTTCTGGACTTTCGAAATCAATTCCTAAATCATCTAATTTAATAGATGTTGCAATATCACCTACAATCGATGCAAGACGTGTCTTCATCAAGAGTTCAAACATCTCGGTTAGCGATGACGACGTTTCATCGGTTTCTAACATCTTTAGAATTTCACTCGTGTCACGATGCGTTTCAGGTAAAATCTGTTTCATTGATTCCATGATCTGTGCAACCTTTTCCTTAGGATCTCCTCGTAAGAAGGAAAAGATAAGAACCATGTGAAGTGCTTTCCATTCCTCTTCGCTTCCTGTCCATACAGTGCGAATGTCGACGTCTGGAAGAAACTGTACAGCTTGTTCTCCACGAAATAAGGAAGAATCACGGTGCATTAATTTAGCAGCATGAGGAAGAAGAACGTCTGTCAAATGAGTGTAGAGCTCATCCGACGCACGTGGAAAATGAATATCAGAATGTTTCTCTTTAAAACATTTGATCAGAGTTCGAAGGTGTTCCATTATTAAGTTGAGCGAGTGTTATTTCCAAAACGGGACGCAAAGTTTCGAATATCAGACTGAGATAAGCAAATACATCCAGCATCCGAAGAGAAAGGTGAAGGGCAACATTCAGGACCTACTTTATTATGCATGAACACTGCCAATGCTGTATCGTCTGCGACTTCATAAGGACGTTGAGGAACTGGTTTTGCTTGAGTTTCTAGAAGAGGAGAGGAGATTCCATTCGGAGAGCTTTCAACAGCAACTGTTTCTGTATCAAGAGGCGCCATTCCATCCTTCGGTAATCTAAAGGTTTCAATTCCACCACTGAAATCGGTCAATCGTAGTATGACTCCAACAAAGAGAGCCGCGATAAAAAAGGCAAGGACGACGTACGTTCGATTCATTATTTGAAGCCTGGAAAAAAACGGATTCGATCGGGTCCAGGCGAACAAGTATCAAATGGACTCTCTATCTCTCGTCGAACTTAAGCAACTTGCTAAACAACGCCGTATTAAACAGTATTACATCCTTAAACGCATTCAGTTAATTCAACTTCTCAGTCTAGATGAACTCCCTAAATCCTTCATCATCGAGAAAATGACCCTTGCGCAGCTTCGAGAAGAAGCAAAGCGAAAAGGTGTTCGTGGTTTCTGGACATTGCGTAGAGATCAATTGGTGGAACTTCTCTTTCCAACCGAAACGACGAATCTACGAAATTTGTCTGACGACATGAATAAAGTATGAAGCTCTCCTCTCAAAAAATGGTTCGACTCGGAATGGTTCTAGTGGGTGTCGTTGTCGTCTACTCACTTTTTTCGTCCTATTCTACGGGCAAAGGTATGGTAGTAGATAACGCTTCCGAACTAAATGGTTCAGGATCAATGGCACCCTTGTCTGATCAAGGACCTATGTCTGTAGGAACCTCTTCACTTGGAGGTAATGCGGTGTCTGTAGGGGACATGCAGGGACGCACTCCTGCATCTCAACAGACCTATACTCAAAACATTTTGTCATCAAGCGAACTTCTACCAAAGGGTGAGCTAGGTGCTTCATGGGCAGCAGTTAATCCTGCAAGCAACAAAGATATGGACGGTCAAAACTTCCTACAAGCAGGATATCATGCAAACGTGAATGTCATCGGAATCGCGCAGACAAACCGAAACCCACCATATGATATTCGATCTGAACCACCTAACCCACAATCAAAGGTCGGTCCATTCTTACAGAGCACAATTGACCCAGATCCTTTCCGTGCTAACCGAGCACTTGATGGACTCAGTGGTTAAACTCGCAGTAGTAGATAATGCTACCGACTGCGGCTGCACTTCTAGGTGTCGCGATCATGAGTCAACTACTAGGAACTGGAAATTCAATTCGTGTACTGGGTCCAGATGGACGTGAGTACCTGATGCAGAACTTACCGAATAAAGAGGAGGCTGTTAAATTGATGGCAAAGATTCGAGAACATCTCACAAAGTTACGCGATCATTACGCCAACGAACCTGCATTGATGAATGATCCACCTGTGGCTCGCTTCGTAGCACGATTTCAATCGGATGTCTTTTCAGAGAACGATATCAGTTCTTCAGATACATCGTATTCAGAAAACAAAGGACAACGAATTGTTGTATGTCTTCGCGATAAGACTAAACCTCCTCACTATCCATTGATCGATCTCAATACGATCATGTTTGTGATGCTTCATGAAATGGCACATCTCATGACTGAAACGATCGGACATACTTCCGAATTCTGGGAAAACTTTAAGCGAATTTTACATGACGCTGTCAAGTTAGGAATTTATACACCTGTAAATTACTCAAGGCAGCCAACTCCGTATTGTGGAATGACGATTACAGATTCTCCCTTGTAGAAAACCTAACACAAACATAAGAGGACACATGACAAAGTCTATACCCATCACGGGAACAGCGTCTTCCGTATCGTTCTTTGAGGACGACACGTTGGAAACTGTACGTCAACACATAGCAGCCGCTGTCAATAGCCATCCAGATCGTCTTTTCATCGAAGTCAATGTTCAAGTACAAGAAGACTATTACGAAGATCCACGTACATGGGATGCATTGTTCCTTCGCATGTCGTTGGACGGTGTACGTCTTGATGCAGGATTGTTCAAATATTACACTGAACAGATTCGTCCAGGAATCAGTATTAAACCATCCAATTGGTCACGAGAAGATTGGAATTCAAAACCGGATGCGTTATCAGAACTCTATGCACCTGGTGCCGGATTTTATGAATGGAGAATCTTTGGTATACCTACCGCGAACTCGATTGTACTTCCTCTACCTTTCAAAGAGTTCACGACATTCACGTCTACACGAATTCCAATCGGCAATTTACAGCTCTTATTTGAATCATTGTACACAGAGGTTGGAGAGTTTAGAGCGACTGAAGTTAAAGCGGATTCAAGTGCCGCTGTGAAACGGGTGTATTTTCCATTCTTGCGCGAAGACACTCCAAATCGACTTTCAGACTCTTCACTTCGACTTCTTCGAACCAATGCTGAACATTTAACTCAGTTACTTAAGATAGCTGCTCCAGAACCAACTCGTCAAGTGATTCTGCGTGCAAAATGGTATGTTCCACTCGTTGAAACATCCTTCACTGCGCCTCGTTCTCGATTCGAGCAGATGTTTTATGGTCTGACTGTATCTACAGCCATTCCCTATGTTGGATTTTTCACTTCGAAGCAGGAAAAGACACGTCATAAATTCTATGTACGTGATCCTTCTACTAAAGTTCCCTCACTAGATCTCGCTGTATGGAAAGCGTGGATGTATTCAACCTTACCTCAGCGTCGTTTACCTACGCTACTTTTGTATCGAGGAACCTCTCGTACATCCTTTGATCGTATTGCAATCACACCTCGTGATATTCAATTCACAGTAGTGCGAGGAAAAGACTCTAAAACCTCTTTAGAAGACATTCGATTAAGTTTGTATGACTGGTTTCAAACCTTTGACGCAATCACACCGTTTATAGAAGGAGCCGATGTAGCGATTTCTCGATGGGAACTTCAAGATATGACATTGTTCGCACAATATTCAAAAGACGTCAGTGAGTTTGATATGCGACGATTTCCATGTTTACAAACACTCTTCAGCTATCAAGACGATACATTCAAGGTATTGCGTGCAGATCGACTTGCAGAGAACTTTACACCTGTTCAAATTCAAGCCTTTCAAGCACTTCAAGAAGCTGAAGTTCCATCTCCAACTACGTTAGTCGAAATTGGAATAACACCTGAAGATGCAGAAAGTCTATTTCGAAACTTTTTGAATTTAGGCGATGATCTTGATTTAGACCGTGTTCTTCGAGGATTTCCAACCATTCGCTTTTCAAATAAAGAAGTGATTCTGTCTGCGGTAACATCCGTTGAACGTACGATTCAGTATGCAAGTCTTCTACGTCATGTTCTGACCACCGATGATCCAGCTGTGGATGAAGCATGTCCTCGTCGTGTTGAAGTTGTTGCTGCGTCAACGGCTGAACCGTTACAGGTTCCAGTTCATCCAGGTGAATTTGAAGTAGATGATGATTTCTTAGCAGAACTTGGATTAAGTTCAGAACCCGCAGAACCTGAACCTACTCAACCGACTCAACCGACTGAGACCAATTCTAAGAAACGCGTGCGTATCAATGATACTTCAAAGTCAACCTATAACTATTTCAACAAACGCCTTCAAGAGTTTGATCCAGAAACGTTTGATAGTAGTGTCTATCCAAGTCGATGCGATAAAAACAAGCAGGTTGTCGTTCTAACTCCCGAAGATGAACTTCGTATTCCAGCAGAATACAATCCTCGTAACTATCCAGCGACCGAAAAACAAGCACGTGTTCAAGAAGCTAATTCAACCATTGAAGGAATTGAAGACTATAATGTACATATCATTCCGCTGACACATCGCGAAGGAATTGCAACGTGTCCTCAATATTGGTGTATCAAAGATGAACTTCCATTACGCGAAGATCAATTAGTCGATGGAGCTTGTCCAGTCTGTAAAGGTAAACTACGTTCAGGTAAAGATGAAAATGTGTCAGAGTTCACAGTTATTAAACGGGATCAGACTTCTGTATTTCCGAACTACATTGGAACTCTCAAAGACAAACAGATTCCATGTTGTTATAAAGTTGAACAGCCATTCAAAAAGCTGCCTGGATCCAAATATGAGAAAACAGATGATTCATATGTTCTCAGTTCAGCTAGAACACCTGCAATGCGACTCGCCTATATCCCTGAAAGTCTAGCATCTTCACTCTACATTCCTATCAATTACTCGCAGTCCATCAAAAAGAATCGACTCGATAGTGGAAAGTCTGATTATTTCAGTGTAGGACTCGGTCGTCCTTCTAAAACACTTCCACATTTTCTCAAGTATACAGACCCGATTCCAGAACCTAAAGATGTACCTGAACGTGTAATGCGATGTTCATTTGCCCGATCGTGGAGTGAAATGGGTGAAGGAAATACACATATTGAACGAATTGTCTCTGGAATTCAGACTGCATATAAAGAAGGACGTTTATCCATTCTTGATGAGCTTGAATATGTAACTTCGATCGTTCGATGCAATGTGATTCGCGTAAACACATCAACCTCTACTGTCAAATGCGGATTCTGGGCAGAAACACTAAGTCCTCACGAACGTACAATCGTGATGATGGACGACAATGTTCTCGGACATGTAACAAGAAGTATTGAAAAACTCAAAGGGTTTGCGAAATATACATACACTGTCAATGTACGCGATCCTTTGTTTCCAAAGAAGATGCTTTCAACACTCACTACGCTTCATCTTCGTGCATGTAGTTCTCAACGTCCTCGTTTATCGGATGCATTACATGAACTTCAAAGTAAACGATATAACTTCCAAGTTATTCTGGATCCATTCGAACGAGTTCAAGCGGTGTTTGTTCCAAAAGTAGTGATTTTACCGATTCAACCTTCTACCTATGAACCGTTGTCAGGTGTACATGCACTTGTAGGGTATAATGAAGTCAAGCCTGAAGATCTTCCAACTCGTGAAGCTCTTCGTACATTTCTCGATCAAACGACTCATCCAGGTTTCAAATGGGTTGAAGATCTACAAGATGTAAACGGTCGTCTTGTTGAATCTCTGTTAGCATCTGAGTTTCGCGCACCGTTTCAACCCGAAGACTCTAGTCCTGCAACTGCGAAAGAAGTATTGTCTACACTCTCTCGACATTCAGAATCTGAATTAACAGAAGGACTTGAACACCCTGAAGATGTTCTTACTTCGCAATCCATTTCCTATGCTGCTGAAGTCTTTGATTTCCTATTAGTCTGTCTTTCAAAAGACATTCAAACAACCGAATATACAGTGTTACGTGAAAGTATTGCTACACGCGAAAAGACACTCTATAAACAGCTCGATCAATGGCTCAAAAAGGAAGCTCATTGGGATGCGGCTCAAGGTCCACGAACGTTCATCAATAAAGTACGAACTCCTTGCGGACAGTTTCAGCAAAAAGACGCATGCTCTTCTTCGTCTTTATGCGGCTGGAAAGCAGGCAAATGTAAAATCAAAGTCGATTCATCCGTTGACCGTACACAGATTCTACGTCGATTGACAACGACCTTGATTGAAAATGAAAAACAACGTGCACTCGTATTAGACGATCGAGTTTCGCCCTTCTTCAGCACAGTCTTATATATGGAAATGCCACATGAATTGATTACAACCAATCCTTAAAAAATACACTAACTCGGAGCTCCGATGTAGTGTAAAATTTATTAGCAATGCCTCGTTTCGATCGAGGGTCCTACTGGTTATGAGCCAATCGCGCTTCCTCTGCGCTACATTGCTATATGAGTGTTTATGTTAGTTATTTAAGCCTTTGGTTTGATGAAGTGAACCTTCAAGAAGGATTGGAGGTTGAGGTATGTGACTTCATCTTTGTCGGAAACTCGAAGCAACTTGGCAAGTGCAGAGTTTGGAAGAATGCGTCTCTTGAAGTTTGGATCGAAGCAGTTGTGTTGCTTGACATATCCAGAGATGAACTTGGTAACCTCTGTTTGTGATCGCTTATCACCTGACTTGAGTCCCATGAAGGAGCAGAGTTCATCAGTCAATGGTCGTTGAACGAGGAAGGCGTTGTTAGCACGTCGAGCCTCCCATGTCTTGCGCTCCTCTGGAGTCATGTCTGCTGGATTCTTCTTCTTCTTTTTCTTGATCTCTCGGGCTTCACGTTTTGTGGCCTTGATTGCATCGGAGACGCTCTTGGTTGCCTCACGAACACGGGTTGTAAGCTCAGTGCTGAGTGACTTGAGTTTCTCAGCTAATCCAGCAAGGATAACATCGGAGCTCTCTACAACCTCGACAACTGCAGCTGCAGAAGGAGATTCGACGGTAGGAACTGTAACTGCAGCCTTAGAAGCAGCGGCTGGCTTCTTCTCCTTCTTTGCCTTTTGGACAACAGGGGCGGCAGGGGCGGCAGTCACTACGACTGAAACAGGGGTGGCAATCTTGGAGGCATCGGATTTCTTAGCAGGCATCTTTGACTTAACTGAAGTAGAAGAAGAGGACATTTCTAACGCGCTGGTATACTCTTACCTCCAGCGGTCATGTAAGTCACTTCTCGGATGAAGTTTGGCATGGGACGTTTTGTATAAGTGAATAAACGCGACTTTGCAACCACATAATAGGTTCGATAGGCTAGAACTGGATCTAAAGCTAAATGTTTAAGAGTTTCAGGCATTGCGAGACGAGGGAGAGTCCATCCGATATCGACTAATCGATTCGGTGTATTCTGAGAGAGCCATTCTAGATGAGACTGTGTCTTATGAACTTTACCATAACGATATGTATATTCTTCGCATAATGCAAGACCTAGTTGAACTAACCACTTGTAATTTGTTAAGGATTCTCGTACCCAGCGAGCTGATGGATGAGAGGGATGAGTTTTTTTATACGCTCCTTCAGGAAGTGGAGATTCATACATCCAGTGAGCAGTATATAAGAGTTGAGCAGTTTCGAGGATCATTTTCACAACGTGTCGATCGCAGTGAAAGTGAGCCGCTTCGGTCGGGTCTAAGGATAGAAAGAAGATATTCATTTGCACTCTGAAAGTGCGTGATATTATTGAATCCGTTTTTTAGCATCGATAGAGTGCAGACAGTAGTAAAAAGATCACATCGTACGATTGTGAATCTGTTAACCCGATCGTTAGTAGATTTAAGCTATTAATGATAAACCCTGTACGCGAAGTAGTTTGTCCGACAAGTGCCTTTGCACAAATCAAAATCAATCGATGATTCATAGGTTTCATCGCTTCAAGATCGTGGATGAACATTCTAAACATGCTTTTTAGATGCGTATCGGTCAAGTTTGCAAATTGAGCTGGATGTACGTCTTCAAATCCATACAGGCGAAAAATATGGGCGATAATATTCCATCGATGAATAATGTTTTCAGCTAAGTCCCTTGAAGAGCCTGGAAAAACCATATGATTACGTCGACGATATAGATGTATTTTTCGCAGACGCGCAAGATCTTTATATTCAAAGGGAACCTTCGTATACGGATTTGTAGGCGCAACCGATCGAATTGTCCACTCCCATACTGTAGAGAAATCAAACCACCAGATCTTTCCTCCTTCTTCAATTCCGAAATAGTCAAACGGAAACTGTCGATGTTTGGATTCAAAAGTACAGAGATCTTCATCATTGACACACTGTGATCGTTTAAGAACTCCAGGACCAGCCCATTTTAGAATACAACGTACTTTCCATCCGCGATACAACGCTTGATACTTTACAAATCCTTTGAGTTTAGCCTGATGGACTTCGGACCAGAGTCTAGGTTTCTTTGCACGTGCATGTCGACCACAAAAGGAATGTCCTTTCATCGCATTCGAAGTACAACGAGTGGTAGAGGTTTTGTTTGAAACAGATTCACATTGTGGCATACTTACTCTGTAGTGAGTCTTGAAAACTGGAAACGCGCACGAAAAACGAATCCGTCGGTTGGCAGGTCTAATGAGGTCATACACAAAACGAAATGGCAACTTCAGCAATCATTCCTTCTGAGAACTTGGATATCAACCGCATTGTAATCGGCGAGATTCGCCAGAATAAAGCAGGAGGTAAAACCGTTCCCATCAAATACAATGGACAATCCTTTCAAGTTCGTATTCCTCGTATCAATTACCCTGCAGGACTTGTCACTCGTGTCGATGAGAAGACAGGACAACGCAACTACAGTATGTTAGCCTCCTTGAAGGGCTGTGATCCATACGCAAAGGAACGATCTGAAGATGGATCTGACATCGGACAGTTCTACAACTTCCTTCTCGATCTACAAGAGAAGATCATTCAACACACAATCGCAAACAGCGGTAAATGGTTCGGAAAGTCAAAGTCCGAAGCCGTCATTCGAGAAACAATGAAAGCTATTCTAACTCCAAGCGTGGAGAAGGTCAATGGCGAATATGTTGCAAACGGCAAGTATCCACCTTCACTCCGATTGAAGATCTCCATCTGGGATGGACAAGTCGGAATGGATGCAGTCGATGCAAACGGTACAACCATCGAACTCAATGAGGACAACCTTGCACAAGTCTTTGCAAAGCGTGTCGAGTGTCGTATGGTCTTGACTCCAAGCATCTATGTCACTGGAACTGGCTTTGGTGTGACATGGCGCGTAGTCATGGCAAAGGTGTTCCCTCCTTCACGAGTTGGAGCAAAGGCTGCATTCGCCGATATCAAGGAGCCTGAGGAATCTCTTGAGAAAGGAGAGGATGAACTTGAAGTACCTGTTACTGAGGAGTTAGATCAAGAGGCTGAGGAGAAGATTCGAGAGGTAACGCCTCCACCGTCACCTGCTCCAGTTCAGGCTCAGGCCCCAAAGAAGGGGAGGAAGGCTCAGGCGGTAATGTGACGCCAAGAATCGACCATATACTAGATTCGCGTGGAGGAGTATACATAACCATTCGATGATCGATAAACCAAACTTTTTCCTTTTCAGGAAAGGTTAGAGGTGAAGCTGTTCCACATGGAAAAGGTTTTAGTGATATCTGGTTACAACGTTCGCATGAATACACAGTCGGTCGTTCTATAACCATTTCAGGTGTGAGAACTCGAACCGATCCACGTAAACATCGTTCAAGAAATGCAGTAGGATTGGTCCATCCTTCAGATAGAAATTGTTCATATGTATGTTCAGATAAGCGTGACCAAACAGAGTCTCGCTCAATCCATCCATCTTCTTGCAGTAATGTTCCAAACGGTGTAGATTTATACCATAATAATGAAACATCTCCATTTTGATCGAGTTTGTGTTCAGAGACGCCTACTCGATCAAGGTCTTCTGGATCATATAACCAATACACATTCGCATGAGTATAGGTTGGATCACGCGCGCCTCGAAAGACTTGACGACCCGCCATCGTCCATAAATCTGAAACGATGTCCATATCGTGTTCTGTAATGTCTGAACTCACCGGATAGACAATTGTTCGATCAATTATTGACAACATATCCTTAATCAAATGTAACCTTTACAGGAACATCATGTATACGCACTGACTTTGTAGCTGAACGACTTAATTCATGTCGTTTACGACGTTCACCGTCTTTAGGTTGAAGTACTTGTGAATTGGTTTCCATATCACTATGAATCTCATCATAATGAGTTTCAAGATAGTCTAATACTTCATCTTGAATCGCCCATTCGAAAAAGTTGAGTTGACCTACCGTTGTATCCAAACCGCGAAACTGAATTCGCTTCCATCGACAGAACGGATCAAACATCTTTTTATTGTACGCCTTCAGATGAGATTTGTATACTAAATACACAATCACATGACGATTTGACTTTGTAAGATACGATACATTGTGCTTCTTCGAATAATTGGTGACAAACCAATCGAGTAGTCGTAAACTTATCTTCGATGAACCCGAAAGGACATCTTGGATCCGTTGAAAATGATCAGGGGTTGCATAAAATCCTTCAAGTCGATGTAATACCCATTGTTCTTTGCTTTGAATCGCCTCCATACTAATTCTATATTTCAGCGCTGAAAATGAGTTTCAAACGTTGACGTAAACTAAACGCAATGGAGTCTGTTGTTTTCGAATGGTTGAGAACTCCACCGTATACACGTATTCATAGACGCTTAAGACCGCTTATAATGCTCTTCAAATTACTGGTTCCATCTATGAGTTATACGAAGATTCGACGCACTGTAGTAGAAGCTACTGAAACTCTCTTGAAAGGTGAATTAGGTCGTATTTGGATGAGAGATCGTTGTGTTCGTCGAACGATACGAGTGTATGGCGCAAACGATCAACGCACAGATCAATGGCATGCGAAACGAGGCGAAATGATTACAGCCTCTGAAGTCTCAGATGTATTCGTAGGAGGTGAATCCCGTAGACGAGTTATACTTCGAAAACTAGAACCACCGTCTACCTCATCAAGCTCATCGGTTCCTGCACTTATTTGGGGAACACGATTTGAACCGATCGCAAAGTCCCTGTATGAAGAAGAAACACAGTGTACGATTACAGATGTATCGTGTGTACAACATCCAGTCTATCCGTTTCTCGGTGCTTCTCCTGATGGAATTATATTCCCTAACGATCGTTCGTTCTCGAATCAACATCGAATTGGTCGATTGATTGAATTCAAATGTCCTATTTCGCGTCCTGAGTCAGTTGGAATTCCAGATGCCTATGTACATCAAATGCAGCTGCAAATGGAATGTACGGGAATCGATGAATGCGAATATGTTGAGTTTCGTTTCAAACAAGTGTTCTCTTCTGAATGGGTTCGATCTTCGAATACAAAAGGAGTCTTTGCAGTCTTTGACACTGGACGTGTAGAGTATAAACCGATGACGATGGATCTTGCGGATTGGCAAAGACAATTGAAAGAAGAACCTCAATTCATTTATTGGATCATTCTATCTACTAAAAAAGCATTCGTATCGAAAGATCCTCAATGGTTACCGAAACATCTAGAAGAACTGAAATCGACTTGGAATGAAGTACTTCTACATCGCGCAGCAGGAACACTGCCTCCATCAACAACTACACCTAAAGTCGTTACACTTGACATTTAATGACACCTGGAAAGTAGTATCCTTCAGAATGTATATTCGCATCAGGAAACCATTGATCAGGCATGACAATTTTTCGATTCTGATTCAGATATGCGCCCCACCATGAAAAGCTCGAGTTGGCACAAATACCGCCTGCACACTGACTCATTAAGTACAATGTATCAAGTTCAGGTTGAAGTACAAGCGTATACTGAATCTCTTTCAAAAATGGACGTTTCAGTGCGTAGTCTACATCGTTTGTAACGACAAAGAAGTGCGCTCCTGGAAAGAGTGCGATTGCACGTTCGTAATATCCATCTAAGTGAAGATCGTGATACGGATTATCTACGTAATCACCTCCTCGAATATGTAGAAAAATCCCTTCATGAATACCTGTGTATCGAGTAAGTACATCCTTTGGAAGCGAGAGTCGTTGAACAAAGTCTGGATCGACATATCTCCAATTTTGAAAATATCCATGTAGTTCTGGAGATTGAATGAATCGTAGACGCGAAGACCAATCATAATAGATGAAATTAGGCTCATTAACACGTTGTGTGAATTCAATTGGAAAAGTGATATGTAAATGTCTGAAGTGTTTGAAGATCGTGTTAAAGTAGTCTGTAGATGAATGAGGTGAAGGGTTCTTAATCGAGTTAATATAGGTATTTCGCCGAGTTCTTCGACCAATGTGAAATAATGCAGCAAGTTGAAAGAGTTGGTTTCCAAGTCCACCTGCTAATGCTACAGTTAATGTTGGCATTTGAGTATTTCTTCACTATTATTTAAATACCTGAAACGCTGAAACATAATGAGTGTTACCTTTGTAACTGCCTTCTTAGATTTACATGAATCAAGACCTACAGATCGATCCGCTGAACGTCGTATTGAATTCTTTAAAAAGCTCGCTGCAACAGGCGTTCGACTCCATGTATTCGTCAGTCCAGAACACGCAGACTTACTCGGTCCCTTCAATGGAGTCAAAGAAGTCATTTCGCTTGAAGACTTGGAACTATTCGCAGTGTCCCCTGATGGACTTCCTGAAACTCGAAACCATGATCACGATACTCGTAACTTTCTCATTTTAATGAACTCAAAAATTGAATTCGTACAACGAGCCATATCCGATTCACGTCATTATGCGTGGATCGATTTCAATATCTTTCACATCTTTCAAGGAGTTGAAGAACAAGCAACGCAATACCTTCAGTCACTCTCTCAACGGTTTTATCCAGAAACCTGTCTGTATTTTCCAGGTTGCTGGGGAAAGTCTGTCTTCTGGGAATCGGTAAATTGGCGTTTCTGTGGAGGATTCTTTCTAGGAGATGTAAAGTCATTGAATGCATTCTATTCACTGTATGTGCGCGAATACCCTCGTATTCCACATCTTTCATGGGAAGTCAATGTTTGGGCTCATCTTGAAACGTTAGGATGGTCTCCAACTTGGTATTCTGCAGATCATAATCTTCGCATTCTAGACGTTCCAGCCTTTCCGATTGTAGCAAGTTTAACAACCATTCCTCCACGCGAACAAGAATGTCGTGCAGCCATTGATTCACTTCTTCATCAAGTCGATCATATCTATCTTGCAATTTCAACACACTATCGTCGATTCGGAGACTATACTCCACCTACATACTTAACGGAAGAACCCTATGCGTCAAAAGTCACCGTCTGTCAAAGCGAAGATTTTGGTCCTGCTAGCAAGTATATTGGTACAACTCCGCCTGACGATACATGGGTGTTTGTATGCGATGACGATCAAGAATACGCAGCTAACATCATTGAACGAATGCGGAAGTCTGTTCAGACAGTCGGAATCTATCAGAATCACTATCGATCGATTCAAGAAAAGACCTCTGGAGGAATGGTGCATGGATATGTAGGAAACCTAGTACATTCGTCTATACTCAAAGGTCTTCGTTCGTTCCCTCTTCCTGAATGTGCTCGATTCGTAGACGATCAATGGGTATCGATGTATTGTCAACTTCATTCTATTCCAATCATGCCTACAGAGGTTGAATCGTATTCTGAAATCTTTAAAGTGACTGAAAACGGTCATGAGAAACTAGGAACACATTCGTTGTCTGGACTCAACACACGGGCAGATAAAGTACGAGAACTTGAATCCTATTTCGGCGTTTCCTTTTTAGACAAGAGAGCTTAACTATAATATGCAACCACACTGTATCTATATTAACCTAGATCGGCGAGAGGATCGACGTGTAGAAATTGAATCTGAACTGGCTAAAATGAATTTGACGGCTGAGCGATTTCCTGCCATTGCTCGTAGTCCAGGTGGACTTGGATGTACTCATTCGCATCTTGCAGTTTTAAAACTAGCACGGGCTCGCGGTTACGAATCTGTGTTGGTCTTTGAAGATGACTTTGCATTTTGCGTAGAACCCGAAGAGTTTCATTCTGCAATGAAGTCAATTCCGTCTTCATTCGATGTGATTTTGCTTGCCTATAATTTGATTCGAGGTAGTCCTACAAATCTACCTACCTTAGGTCGTGTCTTCGAAGCACAAGCTGCGAGTGCATACATCGTTCATTCACGCTATTATACAACATTGATTGAACAATGGGAAAAAGGCGTTGAACTCTATGAAGCAAATCCTCATCAACATTGGTTATACATTAACGATCAGTATTGGAAACCTCTTCAACTCAAGGGTACATGGTATTACTTCGTTCGTCCACTTGGAATGCAGCGACCAAGTTGGAGTGATCTTGGACAACAGTATATGGATACATATCGGTAATTTGAAGAAATCCATTTAGACCACGTTCGTCTAGGAACCGATCGTGCCACGAACTTATCAGACCATTCGTCAATCGTCAGTCTATTTCCCATACCACGATTGCATTCACCACAAATAGGCATTAGATTATCAGATGTAGTCATACCACCTTTAGATTCGGGTATGATATGACCACATTCGTGTGCAAAGACAGTGATCTTGCTCGTACACCATTTGACAGGACATTTAACCGAAAACGTTTCCCCGTTGACTTTTAACCATGTTTCAACACGTAGATGTTGAGGAATCTTCTTCTTTTTGTATTTTTCCATTAAACTACTTCTACCTCACAGCTGTATATGCGTTCACTCGAAAGGGAGTTGCCATTCCTGAAACTTGCTCTACAAAGGATGCATACGGCATATGATTTGTCCTCTGATCGTACGATGAATGTTCAGTTTCTTCAGTTCGCTCGGTCTGTCGCGTATCGAGTAACTTTGGAGGGAGTTGTTTATATCCGCTTAACACATTCAATACGAACCAAAGGACAGCAATTCCTATCACTAAAACGACAATATGAATCATTGTTTTACTCGGCGAAGAGAAAACGAACTCTTCCTAAACTAGTAGAAAAGGGAGCATAATGGAAGAAGATCGAGCCCTTTCAATTTTACGTGTCCTCTATGAACGTCGCAAGCTTCCGACCGAAACGAAACCTCTAGCCTCCACTGGATTAAAAGATGTAAGTGCATACACACTGGGTGACGTTCTAGTCATCTTCAGTCAGAAGGATAAGATGCTTGAACGTGATATGAACACCTATCTCGCCTATGCAGTTGAGAATCAATATACAAACGGTATGATTGTAGTTTCCAGATCAAAACCCTCTGCAAATCTTATGAATCTCATTCGAACTACATTCATCAAAGAGCGACTTCAGTTCTTCCATCTACGTGAGCTTCAGATGGACATTACAACTCATCGAATGTCTGTACCGCATCGTATTCTATCGGATGAAGAGGCGAAGGAGATTCTAGATAAGAATCGGATTGTAAAACCTGAGGATCAAATGCCTTGGATTGATTCACAAGACATTCAAGCCCGTTTTATAGGCGCAGTTCCAGGAAACATTATTGAAATTACTCGGCACAGTGATACGGTTGGAAAGAGTCTATACTATCGGTATTGTGTTGCTGACGTAAATGTTGCCTAGTCACAATGAATGATCCAACGGCTCCCGCAACGATGGAAGACTTAGAAGCCAAATTTCAATACCATAAACGTATTTACGATACGCTGGTAGCTGAAACACTTCGAACAAATGATCTGACTAAAATCGATCAAGTCTTAACAGCCACACAAACTATGAGTGAATCTCTTTCTGACATGCTAGCTCAGTCCGCTAAATCAGGGACTACCGTTCAACAAGAAGAATTGATTCGTCGAATCATGGAAATTCAAAGAGATTACAATGGACTCTTAGTGAGTACAGATAAACTTGAAACGTTACGACGAATTCATCAGTTCATGAGTGTACAACAGGATGCGGGTCTACGAATGTTTGGAACGTTTTTCATTGTTGCCTCACTAGGAATTCTAGTTATGATTATGAGAACGTCTGGACCGCAACCGCGACTCCAATAAGTAATGCAAGTACTACAACGCGTGTAATTAAGGATGTATAGTCAATCTGAGGAGGTATTTCTTTAGTTGAAGCTACCAATTGATCTGCAATTGCAGGACCTTCATTCTGCAATTGTTGAGCTTTCTTATGAAGCGTATCAAGTTCAGGATTCGCATCTTGATAGTCATCTAAAAACGTCTGGATATAAAACTGATTCTGTGTAATTTGTTCTCTCATTGCGTCTTGATACTCTTCAATTGCACTTTGAACTTGTATCAGGGATGTTTGATCTCCTGTTATTTTTGATGCCATGAACGCCTTTTTATATGCCTCCATCAGCGTTTCATAGTCATTGGACATAAAGTCCGAGTATCCACTGTTAAAATCGGGCTGCGGACTTCGGACTATAAACCGCTCATGTTGTCGAACATGAATCGTTGCGATCAGAATCAGCGTAAACAAAAGGGCAGTGAGATACCCGACCATTATCTTGTTGATGAGTAATAAAATGCCAGTCGCACAATCTTTCTTTGAACCTGGTGCAACACAACGTCATTTGCGTGGTGTAGATGCATCTGAATATACACGATTTGTTCGCATGGCTGCAACAGTGGCTCCCTATATTAACCCAACAACTCCGATTGGAACACCCAATCCTCTTGGGTGGAGAAGTCAACAAGCAAACTTAGATGCTCGTGTCGTAAGTACTCTTTTTTCCGGTCTAAGACCGTTTGTTGCGAATAAGTAATGAGTTGTCCATCAGGATTTGAAGTTGCATTACCTACAACCTGTCGAATCGTGTGCCCTTCTGAGTTCAAGTACGTTCATGACGGAACCGATCGATGTGTATCAAAGAAAGATCCTCGCTACAGCCTCAAATTAAAGACTGTTCCACAAGGATCTGATCCTTCGGTCTTTTCAGCAGAACAGAGTCGATTTCTTACAGAGTTTATTCAAATTACAAAAAGAACTGCAAATCAATCGGACGTTGATCCACATGATCAAGTTTCTAAAGTGTATACGGAAGCCATTGATACGCTCAAACCCTTTCGTTCTCCGACTCAACCGTCGGTCGACATTGAAACAGCACGATTGGATATTCGAAAGATGTCCGAAGCTCATCTAAGAGCACTGCAAATTTCATTGTTTTTTGTGATTCTCGCGCTCTTACAGTACTTTGTTCTTCCATCCTCAATCGTTCATGGATCTGCATTCCTGACTTTATGTATTGGGTTTTCCTTAGCAATCTATCTTTCCAATAAATAATGGGTAATCAACTGTTCAAATGTCCAGTCGAAGCAGTGTATGGAGCAGCCCCTCTCTCCTGTGTAATGTCCTGCCCGAATACGTATGAACTTAAGATGGTTGAAGGTGCTCAACGATGTGTAAACATTGTAGACCCAAATGTATCGGTCCATCTGATCGCGCAACCTGCAGTCGGTCGAAAATTTGATGAACCTACGATGTTCAATATTGAAAGCTTAAAAGAATCTGACGCAGATGCATATACTCGATATTCTGCTGAACTCGCTCGATTCAAACGAGAACTTGAAAAGGCTGATTTGAAAGTGAAACATAAAGCGAAAGTCGATGCAGCGGCTGTGAGTGTACTCGCTGCAAGTGGAAATGATCAAACTGCAAATGCACAGTATGCGGCATTGACAAACGATCCTCAAGCATTGCAGAAAATGTACGATGATCAAGTCAAAAAAAACACGGATCAATTTATCAGCGAATATCGCTTCCTAAACACTCAAGCACTTCAACAACAGCAGTCACTGGATCTCATCAATAGTGTCAAAGATAATCTGATGACCGTGAAGGATGATATGGAATATTCAGTTGAAGTCTTTGGTAAACAAGTGAATGATATACGTAACCAGATCAATATCAATCGAAAAATACGACAACAGGCGGTTGATTACGGTACTTGGTTGAACATTGGATTGAATGTCATGATCGTGTTCGCATTAATTTACTTACTGTTTGTAGTTGGAAAGAAGTGGGTGAGTCGATCTACATCTACATCAACATCTAGTGAAGACACAACTGCCTTTTTTAATGCATTTACGAAACATTTATCTGCGTCAGCACCTGCTGGCGAAAAGAAATGAAATGGGTAATGGAGATCACCGACTCTCGTACGGTCGCTGAATTTCAAAAAACAACCTTTTGTGGACATCCACGCGCACATGTTCGAAAGGTATTAATACAAACGATTCAATTAGGTCACGCAGATTATGCGTGTTACTGGACTCTGGAGTTGTTGTGCTCAGGACTTGTACATAGTCTATGGGGAGCCTTCTTCGAAGCCGCAGCTCTTCATATTAACCGCGCACAACCGAATGTTTTTCTCTATTTAGCGAAAGCTTACGAAACCTATGCACCGATCGAAGCTGGATACGATATTCAAACGATGACTCGTATTCGAAACCATCCAGACATTCGAAAGATGGTCTGTGAAGTTGCTGCAACACTGGCGTTATGTCGCAAGAACAAATTGATGACACTTCCAACACTGAAACCTTCACATGCTTTCGATCCAGTCACCATTCAAGAAAGTTTGAAATCTCCTTCGCGATTGTATGGAACTCAAGTCTTGAAACCGAACGATCCTATGCCTGTAGCCATTCCAATCAATGAGTTTTGTTATTGTATTCGATCCGACGTTCGCGACTTGACACGGGCCTTTTACTGGATGTCATGGGTCTTCACGTTTTGTCGAGAACATAAGAAGCAAACTAAAACCAATCTTCTCTTTTCTTCACGAGGAGATGAATACGTTTCAGGAAGCGACAGTACCCATCCAGTCTGGATCTTCTGGGACGCAGTACGAAAGAACAGTCCACCTACGGTTCGAGAATACACTGATATTCTATATCGTATTCATTCATTGCGATGGACTCCATCGGATAAGAGCAAACGAGTCCTATTGCTCGCAGCAGTTACATTGTTATGCGAAGGATCGTTGGATATGACACCTTGTACACCTACACTTCAAGTTTCAAATGTTCTGAACGGAATGCCAGGATGGATTGATGCAATTGTGAAGATGCAGAGAAGCTTCTCGAGTTGAAAAACGAATGAACGATCGTCCAAAATGAATCTCATTCATTCAAAATGTTCCGTCCATGTTTCTCTGCAACTCAAGTCGCGGGCGCGATTGGTCGCCATAAGTTTCAAACCACTCATCAGGTCATGTATGAAGTCTTTAAGAAGGATCCTGTCTATGAAAAGAAAATTGAAGAACTCGAAAAGTTTCATAATCGTAAAGCCATTCTAAAGTTCAAAGGCTCCATTCTAAAAGACCGCGAGATTCAACGATCAGTCTTCGCAGCTCTAGATAATTGTAAAATAGCAGATGCAGCCGTTGCAAATGAAATCAACGCAACCACTGTATTAGTTGAAGCAGAGAACCGTAGTCATCAACTTGACTTGAAGAAAGCCGCAGGTGAAACAATTTCAGAAGCAGAACAAGTCGCAACTGAGGCGGAACTTCTTCGTGCAAAGGAAGTTAAAAAACAAGCCTCTGAAGCCGTCGCAGCAGCTCCAAGTGTCAATGATACACTCGACTCTGTTGAGAAGACTTGTAAAACAGTTCTGTCACGAAGACCTGATCTATCTCCCGAGATGGCGACACAGATCCTTGCAGACGCACGAGGAGAAGTGATGAAAAAACGTGGTCTTCAAAATGAGACTGCAATTCTTGATAAGTATGAAGTTGAGCGTAAGGTTGTTGTCAAGGAGCGTAATACTCGCATGCTTCGAATGGACAAAGATACGTTTGTACTCGTAGGTCGAACGGATGGATACGTAGAAGAGCAAGATCGAGTGGTCGATTCAAAAGATCGTACTACCTACTGGAAGACAGTTCCTATCTACGATGAAATTCAGCTTCGAGTGTATATGCATCTACTCGATGCAGCAGAGGCTGAACTGATTGAGCGATTTCCAAACGGTTCAACTCGTACGACCATCTTCAAGAATGACCCTGAATTATGGGCAGACATTGAAGCAAACCTTACACTTACAACCAAACGAATGAATGATATCCTTGCAGATGCGTCAAGTTTAGAGGAGCTTGTCTTCAAGAATACAATCGAGAATGGAAATTAGTATCGTGGAGCACAAACCTACATGGGCAAATCAATTAGGTCGTTCGTATGAAACGAAATTCATTTATACTGGAATGGGTCGTGTGAATACACAGACTCAAACCTATCAAGCGTTTCAACATAGTTCTAACTTTTTACTTTTTGAACGTCCATTCAAATCAGGTGTAATCTCGCGGGCTTATTCAACCGAACTTGCGACTGTCACCGAATATTCACAAACACCTCGTCGATGGAAAGAAGAAACTGTCAATGGTACATTTTACTTTGAACAACTCCCTACTGCGTAGGTTTACGTGATAAGAAAAGACAGTCGCAGAACAAATGGAGGCATACGATGTTCTCGCAATCGCTCTTTCATCCTTGATTATGTTAATTGTCATTCATCTATCAGTCTTTGCCGTGATTCGATGGATGTATCCTCCGATCTCTCATCCACAAATGAAAGTTGTAGAAACAATTCCTCCGCCTTTCAGACAAGCCCCGATACCTAAACAAGAAATTGATGTACCCACGTATGTACCGCCTGTACAAGTGGAAGCCCCTCGTGAAGAAGGGCGTACCGAACCTGGAGCTAAACAAGGTACCGCAGTTGAACGGCCTTCCTGGTTGGTTGCTGTTGACCCAAAAACCCTCGACCAATGAGTTTGTTGCAGTAAGTATTGATGAAAAAGGAGGACATTTAGAAGAGCTTCCGATCATTTTAGATGAGCGTATCTGTTGTGATACAATCTTTCGAACCACACGTATTTCAAAAGATGTCTTTGTTATTAATGATCTATGGGTGATGAATGGAACTAACGTTCATTCGCTTGGAAACTGGACACAGCGTCAATCATGGATCGAAGAGTGTTTACGACTCTTTCATCAACCTGATTTAACTGCGTTAGTCACACTCTCGGATGCGCCTGTAGGGACGCTTGTTCGAGGGTATGAATATTATGATGATGTACCAGGCAGCATTGGAGTCTTTTCGTGCGAAGATGTAAATGCCTGAAACATGTGGAGGTCGCCGTAGTAAACGAAAAAGCAAGGCTCAAACTCGCCGTTCCCGTACTAAACGTTCACGCACTCGTCGTTCACGCACCCGTCGTGGAGGTGCTGCGTTCCCTAGTTATGGAGGACCTGTATTAGGACAAGGTGGACAACCTGCAGGCGCTGTGTTTACAGGAACCAGTGTTGCAGGTAAAGAAGCTGTAGTTGTAGGAGGTCGAAGAAGAATGCGAGGAGGTACTGGAGGTGAAGGAGTTGGAGTTGGATTTCGAGGAGAAATAGGAGGTACACGTTGGCCAATTGCAGAACGTAGTCCAGCACCTACAACAACTCATGTTTGACGTTGTAATGCATCCGCCCATACGTAAGGCATATACTTTGGATTATTGGTTGTAATGAAAGGTCCTCCTACTTGTGCAACACGTAAACGCATTCGTTGCATTGTAAATTGAAGCTCCGTAAACTCAATGGATTCTTTCCAAAGTCGAAATGCAGTCATTCCCGATGAAACTAACATGAATAGATCCCCTGTTGCAAACCCTACAAACAATGCGATCAACGGCATGAGAATCATATCGTTGAACCGTTGAAGGTAAGCACTCCACGTTGTGACAATACATTTTTCTCGTAGTTGTATGAATCGTTCAGCTGCTTTAAAAGGATTTTTAGGCAGTTCCATCTTCATCTGCCTCAATTCTTACTCCTTCGTTAGGAAACAACCTATCTTCTCCAGACGCTGCATCGGTATAGACGATTCTTAAATCCCAATGGATTCGAAGTAATCGAAACAAGAGATCAAGTTGAATCACATTGCCCGGCATAATGTATCGATTTACTGCATACGTGATGTCTACTCCTGTAGATTCGTCACCAATCCAAGTCCATGGACTTGAAACAGGATCAAATGGATTGCCATTAAATTGTGTGATTTCTTCACCCTCGTACAAGAGTCGACGACGAGTTTCACTTCCTTTCACCCACTCCTCTACATAAATACAGTCTTCTGGAACAAAAGTCATTGATTCATGATAGGTTTCATAATCGGATAATAGATATTTGCGTGATATCTTACCACGATCCATGCGGTGATTGAAGATTCGTTTGAGAGCATGAATAAACCTGAAAAAACACATATACTATATGTTACGGGCGACTGCGTAAGCTTCAAACTTGGCTTCGAGAGCGGCTACCTGTTGTTTCAGTCGTTCAGTAGTTTCATACTGTCGTTGAAGAGTTAGTTCAAGTTCCTTGTTTTTTTGAAGTAAGGGTGCAATGATCTCTCGTTTGAGAATCACCACTGCATTCTTAGCTACGTAGGTCGCAGAAGGCATTTGTGTATTGATTAAGATTTTAGAAGCCTGTTGCCACAGTGTAACTAGGTTCAGGAGGTCCGCCTGCTTCAGGTGCATACGGTTGCTTGAATTTCTCGAGGATTGATCCAGTTGTGAACATTTCAGTTGTATCGACTGGTTGTAAATACAAGAACATCACTTGATCAAATTGACATCCCATTGAAATCGCCGTTGCAAGGGATGTAATTACGAATGGAGCCGCAACAATAAACCATGAAACAGGACTCAATCCGATTCCGCAGAAGGTATCAAGAACCTTGACAACTGCAGCTCCTAATATCAACTTGATTGTGAACGTAAACCACAATCCTAACGAAAGATCTAGACCTAGTTGAACTACTAGAAAAATTAAATACAAGAGAGCGGGTGGACAGAGTGACTCAATAAAACGCATATTCACACACTTATTGTTAGACTATACAAAAATGACGGATGTGGATATGATTCAATCACTTGCTGGATGTACACTTGAACAAGCTCAGATTTCATTGAATGAATATGGATCTATTGAAGCTGCGGTCGATGCACTTCTAGCGAGACCTACTGTCTCTGGGCAAAAGTATATTCCTACAATTGTGAAACGTCCGCATCAAGATCCTGAGCAAGAAGAACGATGTGCGAATGGACGTGCTCTCATGGATAAACTTACCGTTGTAGCCTCAGCCGCCCACTCGAAAATCCGATCCGGGCAAGCGCTGGAGGCTCACGCGGTACAGAAGGTTGACTCGGTTCCTGACGAAGGGAAGTCTGTGGTGTCGCTGCCTGAATCACAACAGGATGATCTCGCTGAAACTCTTCCATCATCGTAGCAATTCGAGTTGCTTCTGTAAACAAATTCATAGAGCGAATATGTTCCTTCACCATCGTTTGACGTGCTGTATAGGTTTCAGGAACATCTAGAGATTCAATCGCTGCAATCCATTCTTCAGGGACTTCGCGACGACATCCTATTCCTGCAGGGACAATCCATTCTTCAACGCCTTCAGTACTTCCTGTAGGCTTTATGTTTTCGGTTGCAGGTGTTGAATAGATGACTGGAATACCGTTATACATAGCTTCCACTGCGATACGACCGAAACTTTCATAATATGAAGGAAATAGTAGAATTCGTGTTCGCTTGAGAATCTCACGAACATCGTTCTCGAACGAAATCCATTCAATGTTAGGAGGAGAAGGTGGAACCCATAATTCACCATAATAGGGACGAACCGCTAGAAATTTACGTGAGGGCATGCGTTTAGCGAGTTCAATGAACTGATGAACCCCTTTATTGACGTTAGCATTCACAAGTGTAATCGCATCGCCTGTACCTGCAAAGTTTTCAATTCGTATTTTATGTTCATGCATCAACGGACGAACGACTGCAGTACGAACAATTGAAGTAGGAAACGGTGTCACTTGACTTCTAAAATGAGGTTCCATCGTTCGATTAATGAAGAGAAGCATTTCCACCCATCGTGTGGATGCGTTTTGAGAGATGGCATTGTACGAACCGTCATAATGCGCAGTCACAGCGATTGGACGATAATATCCACGTGAATTCAACTTTCGAACGTGAGGTAGACAGGGTGCATGAGGACATACCCATAATTGACTTGCATCTAGAAACGTACCTGCTGCTGAGTAATGCATAAATCGAAAGCCATTCCACGTTCCTCCATTAAATCCCTCTTTTGGTTTTTCAGTCGTCAGAAACAGTGTCGTGTGACCGCGTTTCTGAAATTCGATTGCGAGATCGATATCGTGTAAAAAAGCCCCACACAAGTCGGGCATACGAGTTGCAAAGAACAGAACCTTCATTATGTAGAACCATCTACTCGAGTTTTCTTAATCAAGCGTGATGAGTCACCTCCCCACGTCCAACTTTGAACCCAGTTATTTGTATTGTGAAATTCAGATTCCTTGATAGGAATGAGGGGTTGATAGTAATTTGGAATTGTCTTATCCATGATGGTTGAGGCTTCCTTTTTCATACGCGGAAGACTTGAACGGAGTAAATAGGACTCGTCGTTGACAGCATCTGCTTCACGTCCTTGACCTAAGTTTGGAGTTGTTGAAAATGGACGTACCCAGAGTTGTTTAGGACCCTTGACTCGAATACCTGTTTCATCGCCTGTACGAAGATCCGTGCTTACATCAATCTCACATCCTGCGCCGAGTCCATATCCACCGCGTGCAATCATACCTGGTTGATCTGCCATTGCAGACGCTGGACTTAGTGCGCCTGTACAATCTCCGCCTCCGAAATAAGAAGTTTGACGTCCTAATGCGGCTTCATTTGCATAGGTATTTTCAGTAACATACGATTGATCCACCTTTCCTCGTGTATTTGCAAAAAACCAGTCGACTGTATTGGACGACATTAACCCTTATCATGAAACCTAGAAAGTTTCACAGAAAACGAACACTGTACATTAAATCCGACTCGAAGCAAATGCAGCCATCTGATTGGCACGAACATGATGTATGCGGAGAGTATGTGGTAGATGTCTTTGGACGCTTGCGTGACAAGTCTGTCGCATGCGTGCGAATCAAAGGGTTCAAGCCATATTTCTATGTAAAAACTCAAGACAATCCAGGTCAAGCTGAGAAAGTTCAACGATACGATGTGATGGCAGGATTTGATTCACTTAAAACAACCAGTGTCTGGAAAGTATCGTGTTCCTCACTCAATGAATATCATGCGAAGGTACGTGATCTGAATGCGAAGAAACGAGTCATGTATGAATCGAACCTTCCACCCTTTCTTCGTCTCCTTCATGAACGTCATCTAGGTCCTGGTTCTCCGATTCAATTTGAAGGCGACGAGATTGATATTCCAGAAGATTCAGAAACGAATGAACCTCTCTTTGGTGTCGATCGTTTCTTTGAATGTGACTGGACTGATGTGAAACCTTCGCAAGGTGATATTCCACTCAAAGTAGCCTGTTACGATCTTGAAATGTGTCCTACAGAGGGCAATCAATTCCCAATGGCGTCAAAGGATCCGATCGTTCAAATCGGAATCTCGTATCGCTGGTCGAATGATATGATGACGCCACTTTCTAAGAAGGTGTTTGTACTCGGAACTGTAGATGCTTCAGACGATCCGACTACTGAACATGTGATGTGTAAAACTGAAGCCGATATGCTTCTGAAGTTTGCAGATTCTGTACGTCAAATGAATCCTGATGTGATGGCAGGATACAATACGTTTGGTTTTGATGACGCGTATATTGAAGATCGATGTCGTAAACTAGGAATCCTTGAAGAAATGAACCTCTCTCGAGCTCCTATTGCAAAAGTCAAAAAGGGAGATCGTTGGGATATCAAGTTCTCAGAAACGAAGAAGTTTGAACTTGCGTCAGGTAAGTATGAACTACGATATCTAATGATGCGAGGACGACTCCCAATTGACCTTCTTCTAAACATGCGACGCGAACACTCATTGGATTCGTTCAAACTCGATAGTGTATCAAGCGTGTTCCTACGTGACAAAGTCATACAGTATTCGAATTCAACCATTACAACAAAAAGCACTCGAGGCTTATGTGTGAACAACTATGTTCGATTTGACCTGGTTGGAAACACAACGGATCCTTATCGCGAAGGTGAGAAGTTCAAAGTTCGTTCAATGACTCCTACAAGCTTTACAATTGAAGCTCCTTCTGATCTCTTCAGTGAACTCTCTGAGAAAGAACTCAAGTCTCTTGAATGGACGTTCACTAAAGACGATGTAGAACCTCATGAACTGTTTCGCCTTCATCGCGAAGGAGGTTCTTCAGGACGTGCTCGTATTGCTCGATACTGTATTCAGGATTGTGATCTAGTATTGACTCTTATGGCGAAACTCGATACGATTGTCAACGCACGTGGTATGGCAGACGTATGTAAGGTTCCGATGCAATTCGTACTGATGCGCGGTCAAGGAATCAAGATCTTCTCAGCAGTTGTTTACTATGCATCTCAACGGCAACAGATTCTTCAAGTTCAACATGCAGTGGGTGATGATGAAGCAGGATACGAAGGTGCAGTGGTGATTAGTCCGAAGATTGGAATGTACCTAGATCAACCGATCTCCGTTCTGGATTTCAATTCATTGTACCCTACGAACATGATTGCCTATAACATCTCGCCCGATACACTCGTCAGCGTACGAGTCTTTGATGAGAATGATAAGCAACTCGATCACTTATGCGAAGGACTGAACTATACTGGAATGCAGAACTTGAAGAAACAGGGATATGTACTTGATGAAGTAGAATACGATAACAAAGAGACAGGTGGAAAGACGGTGTGTACCTACATACAGCCTCAAAAAGGGAATGAGATGTTAACAGGTGTCTTGCCAAAGACACTTGAGATTCTACTCGCAAAGCGAAAGGAATATAAGCAGATGATGGAGGATCCTAAGTATGATGAAGCTCAGCGATCTGTTTACAATGGCCTCCAACTGGCTTATAAAGTGGTTGCGAATTCCGTGTACGGACAAACAGGTAGCAGAACCTCTCCTATCCGAAAACTCTGTGTCGCAGCGTGCACAACGGCAGCAGGACGAAAAGCCCTCTACCTAGCGAAGAAGATCGTAGAAGATGAGTTCGGAGCTGAAGTGGTTTATGGAGATACAGATTCCATCTTTATCAAGTTTCCGACTCAAGATCTCGCAACTTCGATTGAGTTGGGTATTAAAGCAGGTAAGCGAATTACAGAACAGTGTAGACGTCCTTACAAGATTGCCTATGAGAAGACGTTCTATCCCTTCATTCTGTTCTGTCGTAAGCGATATGTTGGTATGAAATATGAAGAAGACCCGAATCCAAAGAAGGCAAAACGTATGTCAATGGGAATCGTGCTGAAACGACGAGATAATGCGCCGATTGTCAAAGATGTGTTTGGAGGTGCGTTAGACATTCTACTTACAAGAGGTTCCGTCAAAGACGCACAAGTGTTTGTTCGAAACAACTTAGTGGATGTTCTTAATCATCGAGTACCTCTTGAAAAATTCATTGTGAGCAAATCGTTGCGTGATGATTATAAAAACGCAGATCAAATCGCTCATCGTGTTCTAGCAGATCGAATGGCTGAACGTGATCCAGGTACTGCTCCAAAGGTAGGAGATCGCGTTCAATATGTATATGTAGCAGAGAACAGCTATCAAGGTAAACAAGGTGATCGTATTGAACATGTAGATTATGTGAGAGCTAACAAGCTTCATTATGATGCATCGTTCTACGTCGACCATCAAATTCAAAATCCTGTCGCACAGCTGTTTGCGTTATGTATTGAACAACTGGATGGATACAAACGTCCTGCAGTATCGTACGATGCAGTCTATCAAAAGAGCCTTTCAACAATTCGAACAAAACAACCTGACTTGACTCCGTCTGAGCTTGAAGAAGAAGCGACTCTACTCGTTCTGAAACATAAGGAAAAACAAATTGATTCATTGATGTTTCTAGGATCTCCTGAACTCTCTGCGATTGTTCGTAAACGAGGACATTCACTTGTGAAAGGTCCGATGGACCGATTTATGAAGAAAACGGAACCTTCTAAATAAGGGATGTCAAATGGAAGAAATGACTCCTAAGCCAACCATTGATATCACAGACGATGAAGAGAATGCATTGGTCGTAGCAGAACGAAAGAAGAAATTCATTCGACTGTTAAAACTAACACCTCAGAACAATGATGTGATCGAAATTTGGCGTAGAATTCATATATGTAAGATCGGAGTCCCTAGAGAGTTTGTCAATTATACCGAGTATCTGCGCGCAGTGGAAGATCCAGATCCCTACGATGAAACATACATCTTCTTCTGTATGAAAAAGTAGCTTTCGCACATTACACTCTATAACGTCAATGTCTAACCTTTCACAAGGAATCATCTCAGTGGTTCGAGATCTCATTGAGTCAGAAACTCAATTTTTTCGTACTGCAGCCATTATGCAAGAACCTCAGCGAAGTCGTGTATTAGCGAATCATTCTCGTACAACCCATGAGATCCTTTCATTATTGAAACATATCGTTGCGCCTACACAGAATCAACCTCGATTTGTAGTCAATATTCCGATTCCACGTAGTGCGACGGAATCTCTTTTTGAAGATGTTTTAGTAACACCTACTACCGCTCAATTGATACAAGCATGCGAACATGATGTAGAGTCTGACTCTAGTAATTGTGCAGTGTGTCAAGAGTCTATTCTCGTTGGAACACGTCTAAGGAATTGTAGACACATGTTTCATCGAGAGTGTATCATGGATTGGTTTGGAAGGAGTTCACGCTGCCCTGTTTGTCGCGACGACGTTCGTGTGCGACTACCAACGGATCGTGTTCAATCCACGTCTTCTGTCGCAGAATCTCATTCAGTTCAGGACTGAATTTAGTTAACGGTGCAGGAGGAGGCAGACTCTCTGAGGTTCCATATTGAAGTGTCTGTACCATACGGCGTATATCATGTTGACATTGAACTGCAAGACTCTGTACATCTGAATTCGGAAAGAATGAACTTAACTCTGCAGGTTTAGGTGGATAACATCGAATCACTTCAATTTTTTCAGACGACTTGAAGATACGCGGTACTTCATTGCATGTCATTAAAATAGGGAGTTTTCGTTCAGGAGAAATCATCCATTCTACTAATTTTCGTTGTGCATGTGAATCTGAACCATCGATTTCATCTAACAGTAAACAGGTTGACTTTGTATCACCGCGAATCAATGAAAGAATACTTTGACGACTTTGATAACTAGCCACCAGTCGTGCAACATCATCGTGACTTCGCATAGTTTGCGTTGCGTTAATCTCTAAAGGTTCCATTCCACAGGTGCGAATGGATGCAAGCGCCATCGTAGTTTTACCAATACCAGGCGAACCGTGTAATATCAATACATTCGAATACGGTTTTGTTGTTAAATAACCTATAAGTCGTTGTTTAACATTCGTGTGTCCAATGACCTCATCAAGAATGAGAGGGCGATGGATTTCACTTAACATGTCTGAGTTTCACAGGGGATGAGAAAATGCTTGTTCAAAGAACAATGGATGTTCCTCAACATGTTCTTCGTAGTCTATTTAAAGACACTTCCTTCCCATTGATTCAACATCATGTAGACTCATACAATGCCATGTTAGAATCAAGTATTCCGAACTTTATTCGGGCTTCGAATCCGCATGAACTTGAGTTACCAGAAGGTCGATACATTCGCGTCTTCATCGGTGGACGCGATGCATCCAAATTGAAATGGTCCAGTCCAACAGACGAACTTGGAAACGCAGTTCTTCCTCATGCATGTCGATTAGATGATCGTACGTATTCAGTGGCGCTAACTGCAGATTTAGAAATCGAGTATGTGATGCCAGGAAGTGCAAACGTGGTCCGTGAATTCAAAGACGTATTGATCGGAAAGATTCCATTAATGTTACGAAGTCGATTGTGTTATTTGACTGGAATGGATGGATATGAAGTAGGTGAATGTAAATTTGAATTGGGCGGATACTTTATCATTGATGGAGCTGAGAAGGTGTTACTGACTCAAGAGAAACTCGGTAACAACATGATGTATTCAGGTAAACGTATTCAGGCACCACCAAACGATCAAATTTCACGGGCAACTGAAAAGTCTGCGGCACTCGATTTTGCAGGGAACGCACATTTTGAATCACCGACTGAATTCTATACAGGAATTCGTTCAATCTCAGAAGATGCCAGTCGTGGACCGTATTCACATTTCTTAGTCATTCCAGATCAGAACCTCTACGATGAAAAAGGAGGTCCTCCTAATTTCGGACAACATAATCGCGTTGCTTCCATTACATTACCTGGATTCAGTCAACCGATTCCTTTGATCAGTGTGTTTCGTGCACTTGGATGCGCTTCGGATAAAGACATCTATGAACTTATACTCTTTGATCTAGTGAACTCGGAACGAAAGGTCTACGATGATCTACTCTCAACGTTAATTTTGAGTCACGAAGCATTTTTGAAACGCGAAGACAGTTCAGATCTAGACATTCTTAAGAAACAGACCCATACACGAAGTCGTGCAGAAGTCGTACGCAATCTCCACGAGATGTTGTTTCCTCATGTGGAAGGAAGTGAAGATACAGGTGGATTGTTCCGTCGTAAAGCCTATCAACTTGGACTCATGGTTCGAAATACGATGGATATCATTCTCGGACGAAAACCACCTTCCGATCGCGATCATTTCCAGTACAAACGCCTTGAAACATCAGGTGACTTGTGTTTCGGCGAGTTCCGACGTATTTTTCGTGACTTGTCTAAGACGATGTTACTAGAACTTGATAAGAAGGTCAATCAGTTTGAACGTGCATCCTATACAGGTACAAATCTCGCAAATGTCTTTCAACCTGAAACAGTTGGCTTCTTCTGGAAACCCTATCGCATGTTGAACGAGTTTCTGAAATCCTTCAAAGGTGCATGGGGAGGACGCGATGGAATCGCACAAGAATTAAGTCGTGTTTCGTATGTGGGTGTCATCTCTCATCTTCGTCGTACAAACCTCGCAATGGATCGAACTTCAAATAAACCTGAACCCAGACGCTATCATGGATCTCAATTCGGATTTATGTGTCCTGTAGATTCACCCGATGGACGTAATATCGGATACATTAAATCACTCGCAGTCCTTGCGCAGATTTCCACTGCGTTTCCGTCTGTGAATGTTCGACAATTACTCTCAGAATCTAAGTTAGTTCAACCACTTGAAGATATTCATCCAAGTCTGTGGGATCCTCGATGGACACCTGTGTTTTTGAACTCGGATTTAGTCGGTGCATGTATAGGGGATACGCGTGTTCTAGTTGCAATGCTTGTGGAGGCACGTAGAGGAGGTCGATTGAATCGTTCGGTCTCCATCGGATGGAGTCCAGTCAACAATCTCCTTCGCATCACATGTGATTCAGGACGTCCGATTCGTCCAGTCTATCGCGAAGGTACAACTGAAGACTCTGTTCGTGAAACGAAGTCCTGGACTGAAATCGCTGGGCAGTTAGACTATATTGATTCGCTTGAATCGGATTGTAGTCGTCTTTCATGGACTCCCTTTCATCCTACACTTCGATCCGAGATTCATATGTCGTTCAACTTGTCTGCACTTACAAACCTTACACCGTTCTCGGATCACAATCCAGGTACACGTAATGCGTTTGCGATTGCACAGACTAAACAGACAGCCTCTTGGTTTCATACAAATTACAAGAAACGCTTTGATACAATTTCATTGATGAGTGTTTTACCTCAGAAACCGCTGACACAAACATGGATGTACCGCGAGATGATGGGACCGGGTGGATGTATGGCATATGGTGAAAATACACTGGTCGCAATCACAACGTATGGTGGTTATAATCAAGAAGATTCAGTGATGATGAACGGTTCCTCTATGAAACGTGGTATGTTTCAGACGATGTATTTCCACAGCTACAAAATGACAGAAGAAATGATCGATCCAGCTACGCAACTTCATACTGAAATCACAAACGTTCTTCGACGCGAATCTGTCAAACGAAAGGAGGATATGGATTATGAACAACTCGATGCAGATGGAATTGTGAAAGTAGGGACCTATATTACTGGAAAGACAGTATTAGTAGGTGTAGTTGCACCTGTGATTGATGCGTCGGGTCATATCACTGGACATCGAGATGTATCGATGACTCCTAAACGAGATCAACGAGGACGAGTCGATGCAGTGTATCGATATTCAACGGAAGATGGATTACGAGGACTTAAGATTCGTATTGTTGAAGAACGCTATCCTGTACTAGGCGATAAAATGGGAAGTCGTCATTCACAGAAAGGTACCGTTGGTATGATTCTACCCGAAGAGGATATGCCGTTTACTGCACGAGGAATACGACCTGATATCATTTTCAATCCACATGCGATGCCAACTCGTATGACCATCGGTCAGTGGATGGAAAGTTCATACAGTCGGTTAGCGTTGAAACAAGGAGCCTTTATTGATGCAACACCGTGTACGACTCGTGATCGAGTTCAAACACTTCAGACCATTCTGACATCACAAGGATTTGAACCATTTGGTAGCGAAGTCTTGTACAATGGAATGACAGGTGAACAAATGGAAGTTGATATTTTTATGGGACCGACGTACTATCAACGTATGAAACACATGGTGGAAGACAAGATCAATTATCGCGCAACAGGACCTCGTAAAGCACTCACCCATCAACCTTTAGAAGGGCGATCCGATGAAGGTGGAATGCGTGTAGGTGAGATGGAACGAGATGCATTGGTATCACATGGACTTAGTAAGTTCTTAACAGAGAGCTTTATGGAACGATCTGATAAGACAGAAGTTCTTCACGATCGAACAACCCATATGTTGGATGTCAGTCGAGATACGTTAGAAATGCCCTATGCGATGTTTCTCTACACGCGAGAACTAGAGTCTATGCATATTACCGTTCAAGTACATACCGAGCCGAAAACGGATCCGAGCGTGTGAGGCCAATAAGGAGTATTCCACTCTACAATGAACTCTACTATCCAATCCAACTTTGAACAACTTGCTGCACGCCGCTACCCCAAGTCTAAGGAGATGCAGACAAACTATGTGAACGCACTCATTGACTGCAAACTCACTCCAGCCTATTACGCAGAAACTGCCTTCGGAAACTTTCCTTGCGAATGTCGTCCTCTCATGGAAGACGATCTAAATGATTGGACTGTCGTTAAACGTCGTGTTCGCGTCAAGAAGGTCAAGACTCAATCTCAACTCGAAGAAGAGTCTGAACTCAAGAACTGGGATGATATTGAACACTATGGACGTGCAACGTATACATACACTCAACCATCCTATGAACACAACGGTGCCCTCTTCGACATCGGTTCACGGTTCTAAACTAATTTTTTCATTTACCCGCTTAAAGGTAAGGGAGATGGATATAGTAGTGAAGATGTCAGATCATATCTACGTCACAAAGCGTAATGGTGATCGTGTTCCCGTTTCCTTTAATGAGGTTCTGACTCGAATTCAGAAACTCGCCGATGGACTTCCATATGTGAACCCTGATTTGGTCGCACAAAAGGTATGTACTCAGATTCAAGACGGTATTAAAACATCTGAATTGGATGAGTTTGCAGCTGAAGTGTGTGCGATGATGCAGGCACGATTTCACCCAAATTACGGTAAGCTTGCTGCTCGTCTAGTGATTGATAATCATCAGAAGAAGACACATTCTCTGTTTTCAGACTGTGTCGATCAGCTTGCGATGGACAGAGTGCTTTCAGACGATTTTATATGGTCTGTAAGTCGGAATCGTGTCGCATTGAATGCGATGTGTGTCTATGAACGTGACTTCATGTTCGATTACTTTGGATTCAAAACCCTTGAGAACGGGTATATGCTTCGCACGCGAGATGGAAAGATTTGTGAACGTCCACAACATATGTGGATGCGAGTCGCTGTACAACTTCACGGTACAGATCTCGGTAGGGTACAAGAAACCTATGATGCATTATCGCAAGGCTATTTCATTCATGCAACTCCAACACTGTTTAACGCAGGTACTCAACATTCACAATTAAGTTCATGTTTTCTAGTGAAGATGGAGGAGGATTCCATCAAGGGAATTTATGGAACGTTAGGTGACTGTGCTCAGATCTCGAAGTGGGCAGGAGGAGTTGGACTTTCGATTCACGACATTCGTGCACGAGGAGCAGACATTAAGGGAACCAATGGAAAGTCTACTGGAATTGTTCCTATGTTAAAGGTGTTCAATGATACAGCAAAGTATGTGAATCAAGGTGGAAAGCGTAACGGATCTTTTGCAGTGTATCTCGAGCCCTGGCATGCAGATATTGAAGAGTTCCTTCGTTTACGTTTGAACACTGGGGCAGATGAAGATCGTGCTCGAGATTTATTCTATGGACTCTGGATTCCCGATTTGTTCATGCAACGAGTTGAACAAGATGGTACTTGGTCGCTTTTTAGTTCAGATACATGTCCTGGACTTGCAGAGTGCTGGGGTGAAAAGTTCAATACACTTTACTGCGAATATGAGCGAAAGAATCTAGCAATGAAAGAGATTTCAGCTAAGAAACTATGGCAGATGATTCTGGATGCGCAGATTCAAACAGGTACACCGTATCTACTGTATAAAGACGCATGTAACTCCAAATCGAATCAACAGAATCTCGGAACCATTCAGTCCTCTAATCTCTGCGCTGAGATCATCGAGTACACCTCTAAGGACGAAACCGCTGTCTGTAATCTTGGATCCCTTGCACTTCCAAAGTTCGTGGAAGGAGGTGTATTTAACTTTGATAAGTTGCGTGCTTATACAGCCATTCTAGCTCGTAATCTCGATATCGTAATTGATAAGACGTATTACCCTACAGATAAGTGTAAGTATTCAAACAGTCGTCATCGTCCGATCGGAATCGGAGTTCAAGGGCTTGCAGATGTCTTTGCAATGCTTCGTCTTTCATGGAACTCAGACGGTGCAGCTAAATTGAACCGTGAGATTTTCGAGAACATCTATTTTGCAGCTGCAATGGCGAGTGTGCTTGGTGCAACGCGCGATGAATGGCGTGGACTTGCATTGAATGCAAATGCTTCTTATTCAAGTTTTGAGGGATCGCCGATGAGTCAAGGAAAGCTACAGGTTGATTTATGGGGAGAGAAGCCAGTTACAACGTATCTCAATTGGAACACTCTTCGAACCATGTGTGCAGGTGGAATACGTAATTCGTTAATGATTGCATTAATGCCTACCGCATCCACTTCACAGATTCTAGGAAATACTGAATGCTTTGAACCATTTACTTCAAATTTGTATTCGCGTCGTGTTCTAGCAGGTGAGTTTATTGTCATCAACAAGTATCTCGTTGAAGATCTCGTTTCACGGGGATTATGGACACCTGATGTACGAACAGAAATCATTGCAAATGGTGGATCCATACAGTCCATGACAAGCTTGCCAAGTGAACTGCGTGAATTGTATCGTACCGCATGGGAGATTCCTATGAAGACGTTAATTAACATGGCTCGCGATCGTGGTCCGTTTGTATGTCAATCTCAATCATTGAATCTGTTTGTCGCAGACCCTACTTATTCTAAATTGTCAAGCATGCACTTTTATGCGTGGAAGCAGGGTCTTAAGACTGGATGTTATTACCTTCGAACAAAAGCGGCTGCAAAAGCTCAACAATTCACAGTCGAACCATCCGCATGTATCACCTGCTCTGCTTAAAAAATATATGCGTTTAAATAAAAATGTCAGATCAGTGTCCTCCAGGTCAAATGAAGAATGATGCAGGCGAGTGTGTCCCAATGGGCGGTCGTCGCCGATCTAGTCGCAAGACTGGTCGTGTCGTAAAGGGTAAGACATTGAAGGTAAAAACTATCAAGCGTATCCTTAAGAAGGCAGGACTCAAGGTCTCTGGCAAGAAGGCAACTCTTCGAGCACGTGCACGCAAGGCTCGTTTAATTCGAGGTGGAAAAGAGGAGGGTGAGGAGAGTGAGAGCGACCTAGAATAAAGATTCTTTCAAGTAATATAAAATGGATCAAAATACTTCAGCTGGTCGTCGTCGTTCAACTATTAAAGCCAAGACTCTTAAGCGTATGCTAAAGAAGGCAGGACTCAAGGTCTCTGGCAAGAAGGCAACTCTTCGAGCACGTGCACGCAAGGCTCATTTGATGCGAGGCGGTGTTCCTGAAGGATTCGCACCACCAGGTGCCCATGCCCCTGTTTCAGGCGGAGGCGCAGGTCCCTTTGCCAATGCAGGAACCTATCCTATTCAATCTGGCAATGTCGGTTCAGGTGGTCGCAGACGCAATCGTTAAGTGATACATACTGCAATCTCTGAAATCAATGTAAACAATTCATCTGAAAATCCGTAATGTGAACCGTTCACTTCCATCGGAGGCGGTTTACGACTCGACGTGGTTTTTCGATGACATAAACTCACAATGAGATCTTGAGGGGATAACTCTCGACACATTTCTTCACGACCGTGAATGAATGCGTCGCCTTCTGCAATTTGCTGATCGGGAAACTTACGTTCATTCCAAAATGTACGAGTACATGCTAAGGTTGCTTCAGACACACGTTGAGATTGAGGTAGTGTAATAGGTGGAACGTTCATGAACGATTTAGTTTCATGAATTTCATAACATGGAATCACGGTTGAAAACACACACTCTTTGCGCGGTTCAGCTAACATATATGCCACGCGAGATAAGACAGAGTTGTTTGGATACACATCGTCATCATCCATCATTACGAATATATCATGCTTTGCACGAGAGATTCCTAGATTTCGCTTTGCACCGATCGTCATAGGTTCATCGACTAAGACATAATTTACATTCGGAAGATCAGATACTAGATTTTTGATCGGATCTTTTCCATCGTCTACAATGACCCATTCCAATAAATGTTCAGGATACGATTGTGCTAGAAAACAGTACTTTGCAAGAGGAATAAAAGAACGTCGATCCCGTGTGAGTGTAATGATGGAAACAGGAGGTAAGTCGGCTTCTTTAGGAAGACGAGATTCGAGTTCATAGGGTTGAACGTTTAAGAACAATGCATCGAGACGAGCTAGTATGTTTTTCACAGACTCTTCATGACGATCCTCATACGATTCACGACTGGTTTCAGTCTTTGAACGATGTTCTTCAGGTGTTAAGTTTGCAGCTGCTAAAAATGCATCCGCTAGAGAATCCACGTCGACATCTTCTAACATTCCTAGACATTGTGGATGTTCAATGACTTTTGAACTTGAAGCGAATAGTGCAGAGGGAATCATTTCGCGAAACGGTTGAATTGAAGAGAGAATAGGAATACAACCTGAAGACAGTCCTTCATTTACTGCATGTCCAAATCCTTCAGCTGCAGACGTACACACTATAAATCCACATGTATGCAGAAGAGACTTATACTCTTCCTCTGGAATCACTTCGCTTCGTAGCGTAATCTTAGACTTCAATTCGTCTGGAATCTCTGCGATCGAAACACGTTGAGGTACATGAACCAATGTCAAATGCGGAAGACGTTCAAAGTCACTAGGTTTCTGTGCGAGAATACGAGAATAGGCCTGAAGTATAGGTTTAGGATGGCGCCATACATTTGTTCCAATCGGAACAATTCCTCGAGCAGGATTTTTAGTCCCAAGCTCTGGATACCCTTTATCAATCGAGGTCCATCCTACATACTTCACCTTATCAGGGACCCATTTTGAAAACAAAGTTTCAGCTTCATGCGTCTTGACCCAGATTTCATCGACGGAGTGTGCATAGGGTTCCCAAGTACGATAGGTCCACTCTGGATTCGGAATCCAAATATTACGTGCTGCATACGTGAAGAGCGATGGGTTAATCACTTCAATAAAGAAATTGACTTCAGCTTCAGGACATTGTGGAAATTGATGAGGTACATGTCGAATTTTTGCATCCTTATCAAGGACATGTGCGATCAACCCGTGAAGAATAGAGACATCTTGTGAGACACCTGTAGTCTTTCCGAAACTTCCAATAATATTGACTCGCATTACTTTACTTCGTGTTTCGTTTCGTAAATGTCTTCCGCACATGACTACGTAGTGTTCGACGTCGAAGATTCATTCGCTTCCAGGATTGAATATCGCGTGGTGCACAGGGAGTGAGTGATATAGGACGATCACGAAACCATTCAGGTGTTCCAATCGTTAAAAATGGAACAGGTTTAGCTTGATCAATATCTGAATGGTTCTGACTTAGATTGAAACAGTGACTATACGTTCGCTCACTTCCGAAACCATAGAGGTCATCGAATGGATCTGTACAATATGCGCGATCATCAAGTTTCAATTCCGTTCCAGTCCACCGTAAGCCATCAATGGGTCGATATAATTTCCACGAGGGTTCCCATAGATACCATCGCGATCCTTCATGAAGGAATACTCGGTCACCGTACCGAATCATTGTTTCATTCAAAAGAAGCTCTTCAACTCACCTGTACGCGTACCCTTAATATGCATATCCTTAGGAAGATCAAGAGGTTCAGGGAAATCAAGAATGTCTTTTCGGTAGCGTTCATATGCGACAAGTTCAACCATGATTCGATTGGAAGCAAATGCAACTACACGTTGATTGAGTTGTATAAGTTCACGAGCTACTTCATCTGGGTTATTATCGGCATGTTGCAAATAGTAACTTCGCATGATCAATAGTAAGTCTGATTCGCTTTGACGACCAATCTTAAACTTACCGTTACTCATTTCTGAAATTCGATCCTGAAGTTGTTCTTGAAGAGAATCGATATTGCTTTGACTGAAAAACACCGTGTTAAGGGGTGTATTGAGATGGCGGTAATGCATCTGCTCGGATACAAGTGCAGCTTCAAGAATAGGCGCTTCGTCTGCGTACATAGACGTTGGAGGAATCGGTAGCTTCTCTTCACTGTCGGAGAGCGGAAGACGTCCTGTATGTTTAGGTGCATCTGGGATCGCAGTTCCTGTATAAAATTCGGATAACGTATTCACCCAGAATTGGACTAGGGATGACATTTGTGTAGAGGAAGGAAATTAGTGTGTGATTTTACCACCGAGTTGTCCAGTATCAGGTTCAAGACATGTGAGTTCAAGTGTATACGTTGGCTGTAAAGACGTATTCAAAAAAGGGAGGTTAGAAGAAACTTGACTTGGATTGACATTGAATTCAACTGGAAATGAATAGACTGTAAACGTATTTGAATCCCACGCGTTCGAATAACTTGGGGTAACACTGCCGTCAATACTTGTATTCAAAAAGTTCGGAATAATGAATCCGTTAAAGGAAGCTGTGTAGGAGGTTGTACGTTGAGTATTGTTCGAATCCGCACGGGGAACGTACTGAGCTGTAGAGGCGTCTTTGACGTAATCGAGTAAGTACAAGACTGGAAACGAGTTACTAATTAACGCATTTGTAAATGCAATCTTATCTGAGTTGTTTGCGAAGAAGGGTGCTTTAATGATGTTCGATAACGTGTTTGAATCGAAGACTACACGATCACCTACTCGAAGTTCGTTACTGCTGAAATACTGATTCGCTCCCGTAATACACTTCAAGAACAAACCATTTGAGTCTGTTTGAATCACTGTAATGTTAAGCGTATCGTTTTGAATAAAGGGTAATCCGATCGGATCCGTAATAGTTAATCTAAGCTGTTGAATGTTTGTAATAGGACTTTGAAAGACAAGTGCTTCATCATTCCACGGCTGATAATCGTAATGTTGAACACCAACACCAATTGAAAAATCAGTTTGAGTTCGAGTCTTTTGTGTCATCACAGAGAACGATCGACGCATAGCTTCATTTCCTCCTACGTACTTACCGAGATACTCGTTCAGATTGAAGAGTAAATACGGATACGTTCCGAACGAAGAGTGCGCAGTACCTACAACATTTGACTGAACGATTCCACCTGGTCCAAAGGTTGGTTCTGGATTCGTGTACGGATTTGTTGGAGTCAATAGAATCGGAACCTTTAAGAACTGACGCTGTGGTAATAATGCACGAACTAAGCGAATCGATTGAACGTTTGAAGGTAGAAAGACACTTCCGAATCCAACACCCGATGGATTAATTGTGAACCCTGTATCGTAGGCTAAAAAGTTACCTTTAGGAAGCGAAGAATTGTAAGGAGGATAGGGAATTGGGTTACCTGGTAAATACCATCCGTTCGTATTTGGAAGACCTGGTTGTGTATTCAAGATTCCATTTGAATCCGTTCCAAAGGTCGGAACAAACGTGTTGTTCGTATAGACTGGAGGCGAGTATCCATTCAACGCTTGACTTCCGAAACTGTAGACAAGGTTACTGTATGGATTCGGTTGCTGAACCCAGTTACGAAGCGATGCATCAATGACAACGTAATGTTTTACAGGAAGTGTAGTTGGAACTGCTTGAACTGCGTTGGCGTCATTTCGAGAACCAACATCTGGACCTAAAAAACGTGAATCTCCTTGAAACTGTATACCTGTACGTTCAGGAGCAGAAGGTACTGTTTTGCCATAGGCTGAGGTTGCAGATCGATCCATCGCTCGTAGAATTGAATTATAATCCATTACTCTTGTTGTTTAGACCGACTCTAAATCGGCAATCCATAATGCACGTGCGTTTGTTCCACGCAGTAGGTCTAGACGTGTCAATACAGACTCTCGATCCGATCGGTGTTTTGCCATCACTTCTGCAGTGAAGCTTGAAACGGGTAGACGAAGGATCTCTGCGTGATGGGTGTACTTGTGTTGAGTCAACAGCGCTTCACACTCTGTCTTGGTTTTCTTCCTCAAGTCTGGAACAGGTACGTCGAGACACTGCTGTTCAATGAATCGAACAATGTCTTCATGATACGGAACTTCGGCTTCGAGTTTTGCAATCTGATGTAGGCGTCGAGTTTCATACAATGCTTCGCGAACAGCTGCATATTCAACGAGGATATCGTTCAAGGTTGCGTATTTAGCAATCACTCCCTTTGCATTGAATGCATGCATGTTAGTAGTCTTGATCTTGGTGGTTAACGACTTGATCAATACAGCTTCTTCGATTCCCTTGATTCGAATACAGATGTCTCGATCTGTGGATGTATCGCTGAAATCTTTGATACGTCCTTCGGCGAGTTCCTTCTCCAGCCATTCGCGATAGTCTGCAGTCCATGTTCCTGGCGGAAGTTCGGACACTACAAACTCGTCCTTGTCTTTACGGTACACTCCGACAACACCTTCGGACGTATACGTTCCCTTGAATCCCTCAAAGTACGGGATAAGGGGTGTGTCTGTCAACGTACCTTGACCTCTCAAGTATCGGATGAGACTCTCTTTGATCGTCTTCGGATTACACGGAGGAATGTAGGTTGAATATCCGGTACCGATTCCTCGTGCACCGTTGACTAACAACATCGGAAGTACAGGTGCATACCATTCAGGTTCAACTGCAAGACCATCGTCGTCTCGATACTTCAAGACTTCAAAGTCTGCAGCAGGAACTAGGGATCGAATGTAGGGTTGAAGGAATGTGTGAATGTATCTCGGAGAGGCTGCATCCTTGCCTCCCTGAATACGTGTTCCGAACTGTCCTTGTGGAACCAGCCATGCAAGGTTGTTTGCACCCATAAAGTCCTGAGCCATTCCTACAATGGTTTCATTCAATGAGGCTTCACCGTGATGGTAGCCTGTGTGTTCAGACACATAGCCTGCAAACTGTGCAACTCGAATTTCTTGAGTGAGGTTTCGCTTGAAGGCTGCGTAGAGGATCTTGCGCTGTGAGGTTTTGAGTCCATCCATCACACTCGGAATCGACCGTTCTAAGTTGTAGTAACTGAAGTGAATCAAGTCCTTGTGCACGAACTCGTCATACTTCACTTTATTACCCGCAGGCACTAAGGCTGCAGGATCGTAGGTTTTGAGCCACTCTTTACGATCGTCTGCACGTTGTTTGTTGAACGCTAGATCAATGGCTGGATCGGATTCCACTGTGTAATCAAACTTCACTGCATTCACTTTTGCAAAGTAGTCCTTCGCTTCATCTCGAGTGGATGTACCCAATCCTTTGTAATACTTGACTTTCCATCCAGTCTTTCCTTCCGTCTCTCTCCACTGTTCATATTCGTATTGAGAGTAGAAGACGCGAGTCTCACGTCCTTTTGTAGCCTTGACAATCGGAGTTGCCATGTAGGTCAAGAATCCTGGAATCGCAATGAGTTCATGCCAGAGCTCATGGAACAGGTTGATCAAGAGTCCGCGAATATGACTTCCATCTAGATCTTGATCGGTCATAATCATAATCGATCCATATCTGAGATCTTTAACGTCTGTATACTTCTTTCCAGACGTCAGTCCTAGAATCTTCTTGAGTTCTGCAATCTCTTTCGTTTGTTCCACCTTTGAATCGGATGTGTCTTTTACGTTCAACACTTTGCCTTTGAGAGGATAGACTCCGAACGTCTTGCGCTGGTCTTGAGTTAGTCCTGAGAGAGCCATTGCCTTCGCTGAATCTCCTTCCGTGAGGATCAGTGTACATTTAGCAGATTCCTTTGTACCTGCAAGCACTGCATCGTCGAGTTTCGGAATGCCTGTGATTCTCGACTGTTTCTTTCCATCCGTCTTTGAATTATCTTTTGCGTCCTTTGCAGACTGTGCTTCCATGATTGTACTGACTAAGCTCAGCTTGGTTACGATCTTCTTCAATGTATCGTCGCTGAGTTTCGGACTCGATCCGAATGCAGACGGTTTAGTGGTCAATGTTTCTTTCGTCTGAGATGTGAAACTGGGGTTCTCAATCATTGAGGTTACAAAGATCGCCAAGTTATCTCGTACTAATCCTGGCTTGACTTTGATTTTCTTCTTGGTTTCGAGATACTCCACTACGTGATTCACCACTTGTGACGTCACTGCATCGACATGTGTACCGTTCTTCGAAGTCCAGATACCGTTGACGAAGGACATCGCAAACTGCTTGTCCGTTGGACTGTCGGCAATCGCAATGTGCCATCGGTCATTCGGAGATTCGTAGACGACTGTATCACATCCAAATCCTTTCGCATAGTCAATCAAGTTCTTACACTTGACGGCTGTTCCGTTCAAAGTCACCTTGACTTCCTTTCCAAGTGTCATTGCCAAATCCCATACACGACGCTCAATCAGTCGCATCATTCCATCATCTATACTTTGCATTCCAAACCGCTTGAAGTCAGGCGTCCAAATCACCTGAACACTTGACTTACCTTTGTTTGGAATCACAATCGGCTTCTCTACTTCCGTCATATTCTTCTTGAACGTCTGCTTATACTTCAGTCCTCTCGGCTGATCTACTACTGTAACAACCATCTCCTCTGCAAAGATGTTCACTAGTTTCACACCATATCCGTTCTTACCTCCAACCAATTTCTTCTCGTTCTTGTCATAGTTTGTTGAGGTCAACAACTCACCAAAGATCATTTGAGGAATCCAAACCTTGTGCTCTGGATGTTCAGCTACGTCAATAGGTTCTCCATCGTTCTTGATACTGAATAGCGTTGCGCCACAGTCAATGTCAATGTTCTTGACTGGATTCTCAGACTTCTTTTGTCGTAGTCGGACTGCATGGTCATGTGCGTTCACTAAGAGTTCATCAATGAGTTTGTAGAATCCAGGATTGAAGGGAATGGTGGTTGCTTTGAAAGTGTCTCCGTCACGAAGGAATACTTCTTCCTGTGCAGTTTCGATACTACCAATGTATGTGTCGGGAAGGGAGAGAATGTGTTCACGGTGAGTTTTGCGTTGATAGGCTGTCGAAAGGTCTGTCATTCTGTGTGAGCTAAGTTGAGATGTGCTATGTTCTTTTCGTTTTGAGAAAGTAAGATGGCAGCTCCTACAAGTGTAGTCGCAAACACGCCCACTATAACAGGTGTTCCTGGAACGTATACATTGAATTACTCATGGTCGGCAACAGGGGCAAGTTCCTATCAAGTACGGTTATATCAAGTAACTCAAGGTGTTGAAAGTCTAGTTCTTACTACAAATACAAACTCGACTTCAACAACGTACTCGAATCTTGTAACGGGATCTTCGTATTATACAATTGTCACCGCGTATGCTGCAGTGAGTCAACAGGGAGCTTCGACTTCCGCTACTTCACAACCTTGTTTCTTTTACAATCCATTTGGTGGACCACAAGGTGTACAGGGAATACAGGGTGGGCAGGGTTTGCAGGGGCCGCAGGGGCCTCAAGGTGCGCAAGGTCCACAGGGATTACAGGGATTAATGAGTCTTTCAAATCATTCAACTGTCACTCCAAATTATGTGTTGACAAGTACGATCAGTTCAACCGTTGCGAACGTAAACTCGAATTTAAGTTTTAATGGTACAACGTTATCCGTGTCTGGAAACGTTGTATCAACAGGTGCAATTACTGCGCCTACAACAGTAAATACGATTAATGGTTTGGTCATTAGTAGTGGAAATGTATCCGGTATGGGAACCTTGAGTTGTGGAGCGATCACCGCACCTACCAGTACAAATACGATTAATGGTTTGGTCATTAGTAGTGGAAATGTATCCGGTATGGGAACCTTGAGTTGTGGAGCGATCACTGCACCTACCACTACAAACACAATCAATAGTTTAATTATTAATGCTGGAACCTGTACAGGTGTTGATTTCATAGCCACTTCCGATCAACGCACCAAGACAAATATCACGACGATTTCGAACGCATTGGACATTGTTAAAGAGCTACGAGGTGTCTATTTCACTCGTATCGGACAAACGAAACAGACGGTCGGTGTGATCGCACAGGAAGTAGAATCGGTACTTCCAGAAGTAGTGCATACGGATTCAGAGGGACTTAAAAGTGTGTCCTATGGAAACATGGTGGGTGTATTGATTGAAGCGGTTAAAACGTTATCTGAACGCCTCGAAAAAATAGAATCACTAAAGTAAAGAATGAGTGGAAAAATCACATCAACTTCTTTGCTGGATTTATGTAGTAAATTTGGAGTGGCTTCTAAAAAACTATCAGATCTGCGAAGTAAAAATATATGGTCAGTCTCAGGATCAGGAAGAACAGCTACAATTACATCTTCAACCACTCCAGCAAGTGGAAATATCGGAATCAATTCAACATTTATCAATAAACATTATATAAATCCTACTCCTGTGACACTAACTTATACTTCTTCTCAGAATGTAAGTCTTCCTACAAGTAAACCCACTATAACCGTGTATGATGTAAGCTTGAGAGGTGGCGGTGGTGGTGGAGCAGGTGGAGCAGGTGGATTCACAGGTAATATTTTTGGTGGTGGAGCACGTGGCGGTGGTGGAGGAGGTGGAGGAGGATCTGGAGGAATAGCCTCGTATGAAGGAGATTCGTGGAGTTCTAAACCAATAACTTATGTAGGGGTTGGAGGAGGTGGATCTGGAGGCGGAGGTACTGGAGGAAATGGCAATCCTGGTGGGGCCGGCGGAGGCACTTCAGTAGATAATGGTGTTACTGTATGGTACAGTGTAGGTGGTGGTGGAGGAGGAGGAGGAGGAGTTGGTGGAGGTGGAGGTGGAGGTGGATCTGCAGGAATTCCATCAGGAGGATCAGGATCGAGTGGTGGAGGTGAATATAATTTCAATGGTGGAGCAGGTGGAGCAGGTGGAACTACAGGAGGAGCAGCAGGTGGCAATGGTGGAGCAGGTGGATTTGGATATTTTGGTGGTTCAAGTTCTGGTGCAAATGGTAATAATGGAAGTGGGGGAAGTGTCACTATAAAACTCTATTATGTATAACACTTTCACATCTAACACTTTCAACAAGTAAATGCCCCCACGAAAACAAGTTCAAGATGCCCCTGTGGTCTTTTCGCTACGTCTACCGGTCGAAGAGAATACGCCTGCGCCAGCAGAAGGCAATTCGACTTCCTACTCGGAAATTTTATCGGCTGTTGAAACATCTCGTGTCAGCGAGCGTTTCAATACCGAAACTATGAAAGAAATCCTTACACGCGTCAAGTCGCCCAGCTACAGTTCTGCGGCATGTTTCTGGTGCTGTTCTGGATTCAATTGGAAACCTTGCGTACTTCCGATCAGTTATGATGCATATGAAAACATGTACGCATGCGAAGGCCATTTCTGTTCGCCTGAATGTGCACTGGCGTATTTATATACTGATACACATCATTCAGACACAGTTCGATGGACACGTCATTGTTTATTAGCGGATCTGTACCGCAGTCTCTATACTCAAAAAGAGCTCACCCCTGCACCTCCACGCACTGTACTTCGATTGTTTGGCGGACCATTAGACATTCAACAGTTTCGCGAATACCTTTCAGCATCGGACGACTTAGTGTCTGTCGTTCTTCCACCGTTACGTCTTCATGTTCCCACAATGAACGTTCAAGGTCCTATTCGAGATGTCAAGCGATATGTCACATTATCCCAAGATACCGTTGAAAAAGCCTCGAAAGAACTCCGTCTTCGAAGAACAAAACCCGTTCATGCTACAGGTGCTACATTGGATAAATGTATTACACAGACCTTTGCATAAATCTACTAAACATGCAAGCCATCAATGATTTATTGAAGGCTCAAATGACACTTCAAATAGGTGCTGGTAAAAATCCACTTCTGAATGTGATGGCATTGAATGGATTTGATCTAGTTGTCAAGACCTATCCTACATGGTCTGCGTGGGCTAGTAGTTTATGCTGTCGTCGAACTAAACATTCCGTTCCGAAATCGATTCTCAAGACACCTCGAGCGTCCATTACCTGTGAACGTGGTGTTGTAACTTCTCAATCTCGTGGAAATCAACCCGTTCAAGGAATTTATGCGTCTCGAATGGATGCAGTGGTTCAATATGTCACAACACTTCCTGCAATGAAGAGTCTACTTGCAGTGTCACAACACGACTACCTTCCAAACGAATTTGAACCTGTATGTCTTGAACCTGATGTGTATTTCGAACTTCAGAAACTAAAGGTCACAGACGGTCAGCTTGAAATGGTTGAGTTTAAACTATATTGCTACGAACATGACGTACAATATTTACAAGCGTTTGTAGATACCTGTAATACAGACTATGAACGTCGTATGGCAAACAAACTAGGAAATCATCGTTACTTTTTTGATCAAATGATTCAGACAAAGACGAAAGGAGTTCAGAATCCTCTTCCAACCACTCATTTAGTGTATACGAAATCCAAGTTCACAACGAATCGAAGTTTTAAGAACGTGTTTTTCGAAGAACGAGATCATGTGCGCGATCGAGTGGAGTTCTTTTTGAATCGACGTGATTGGTATGATACAAAGGGTATTCCGTATACGCTTGGATTCATGTTTCACGGTCCACCTGGTGTTGGTAAAACATCTACAATCAAAGCGATCGCACATGAAGGAAAGCGTCACATTCTCAACGTTCAATTGTCTGAAATCAAGAGCAAGGCACAACTTCATCATCTTTTCTTTAATGATGAAATTCATGTCTTCAATGGTGTTCAAACAGAGAAGTATACGATTCCTGTATCGGAGCGATTGTATGTGATTGAAGACATTGATGCAATGGGAGATACAGTTCTACGTCGTGAATGGAAGAAACCTCTCGAAAAGACCGTTAAAAAGGAAGAGGACTTCTTTGATCGCAAAGAAGAAGATAAGGATGTAATTGATTTATCGTTTATCTTAAACCTTCTTGATGGAACGTTAGAAGCGAATGGACGTATTCTAGCCATCACTACTAATTTCCCAGAGCGAATTGATCGAGCATTGATTCGACCTGGACGCATTGATTTGATTATACATTTCAAGAAGTGTAATCTATCAGTTCTTCAAGAAATGGTACGATCGTTTTACGATTCAGACATAGTGATTGATACACCCTCTCTGAACTATAAGTGGTCGCCTGCTGAAGTGAATCAAATTCTCTTTCGAAATTTCGGAAACGTTGAAGCAGGTGTTGCAGAACTGATTCAACTTAAGGCGTGTCAAGATGTCGATGTAGGATCTCCACTAATAGAATAATATAGTCAAACAATGCGTTTTGATTCACAGCAGTCAATTCAAACCATAAGTGTTTAACTTTTCGAATGACATACACGACGTCTTCTTTCTTTTCATATTCATCGAACGGATACTTCAAAAAGAAGTCTGCGTTCTTTGCACGAACTAACTTCTCAAATGGAAACACATGCTTTTGAACAGCAGCTACCACGCGTTTCGGATTGACGGTTCGACCAATTCTTAAATATGTTTTCATTCGAGGAAAGTCTAGATCACTTGGAAATACGCGAATTAATTCATCTAGAAATGCATCCCATTGATCAAAAAAGATCGATAATAGCTTTGCTTTTGTAGGGGGAGCTGACATGTTTCTTATAAATTATTGACGTGTAACCCCTTTAAACTCGGCATCGCGTGCTTGTTGAACACGTTTAAGTCGTGCGCCAATATCTTCATTTCGTCCATCTTTCGAACCTTCATAACTTTGTTTGGTTTGAGGTTCAGGAGGTCCAGGTGCGATTGGTTCTCCTGAGAGAAAAGTGTAAAACAATTGATCAGTTGTATTGATTTTTCCATCCCAACTTGAATAACTATCTGAAAACCCAGCGGCTGTAGAAAACGACCAGGATTCTAGTTCACCTGTAGGGGTTGTTCCAGAGTTTGCACTTGTAGGTGTATTGTTCGGAACTTCGCGACGTGCTGCAACAGGTTTAGAAATGTATCCGAAGATATCCTTTCCGATATAGATATCCTTTGTATCTGGAACATAGAGTGTAGGTACGCTCTTAAGGAACGAAGGTAGTTTACTACGATCTACCTGTTCGATCGCAATCATACGATATAGATTCTGCTTATTCAAAGCGGTCAATGTATCCACAATCTGCTTGCTGTGACCACAGCGAGTACTGTAAAAAAGAATTGGCTGTGAGCTCATTATGTGTGTATGCTAAAAAACGAATGTTAAAAGAACGAAACACTAAGTAAGATTAAGATACAATGGCGTCTATTGAAAACGTTCGTGAATCACTAAACGGATTTCGACTTACCTTTGAATGTGTGAAGACACCGATTCCGTTTGTAAATGGACTTCGACGCATTCTACTTGCAGAGATTCCAACTGTTGTGATTCGCGATGTAGTGATTCGCGACAATACATCTCAGATGATTCATGAAATGTTGAAACATCGTGTTGAAATGCTTCCAGTTGCAGTGAAAGCATCGGAAGGTGATGTGATTCGTGATACAAGACTTGTAGTTCGATTCTTAGCCTCTCCTGAATCTCGTGAGGTTACAACCGATGACTTTACAGTGAATGGACCTCGAAACTCGGTTCTTCTACGAGATCGTGATCTTGGAACACCTCTGTACTTTCTCACACTCAAACCGAATGAAGAGTTACATATTGAATGTGGATTAGGGCTTGCAATGACAGGTGCATCTCAAGTGTGTGTATCTACCTTTCGAAATCACATTGATGAACGACGTGCACAAATCGATCGTGACTCCTTCATTCTAAAACGGTCCACTGAAGATGTTCGCATCTTTGACAATCATTTGATTCAACGTTCCTATGTACGCGATCCTGAAACAGAACGACCAACACACTTTGATTTCACAGTCGAAAGTATCGGAGTTCAGTCTGCGCGTGAACTTGTTCGTACGGCCGCAGAGGTCTTAAAGAAGAAGGTATTAGAGTTTGTCAAACTTCCCGTTTCAAAGGATGAAACAGGTACCTATAGTGTTGAAACTGAAACGGAAGGACATACACTAGGTGCACTCGCTCAAGCGATTCTCTATGAGGCTCCTGCATTGATTGACTTTGTATCGTATCATATTGATCATCCATTGACTGCAAAACTCATTCTTCAATTCAGAACGAAAGCTTCACCTGAAGCAGTTCTGGACCGATTTCGATCGGAGGCGGTGGCTCTATGCGAAACAGTTCTTCAGTCTGTATAATGGAGAACGAGTTTCTTACATTTGAGGCGGCCGATGTAGAACTCATAGGCGATGTATTTGAGTTCGATGAAGAAGTTCAACGAGGTGAGAAAGTTCGATTTTATACATTGAACGAACAAGTGACGGATGCATTTGAACACATGATTCCAAAAGGACGTGCTACACGTGCTCAACTTGATACAATTGATAAAGAAGTAGATCGATTTCGCGAACTGTATTCAACCTTTGTGAATCCTACGTCTGAAGGATATGAGATCCTTGCTCCCAAATCACTTCGCTCGTTTTCATGGATTTCACCTGTCTACGTTGACAATACGGTATCCACATACGACTATGACTCTCAATGGGAATCACTCTTTTCACCTCAATCCATTCGTCTACCCAATGGATACACTCGAATGATTACAGCACTTCCATCACCCTATATCAGTCAAACAGGTGTTCCTTTTTCATTTGAAAGAGCAACTGAGTTTGTGAATCGCGATGGAAAGGATCCACTTCGAGCACTTCCAGCGTTTACAATGAGTCGAACACGACGACATGAAGATGGACGAATTGATGTGATGAAAGTACCGATTGATGGAACCTCTGACACGATCGCGTTTCAAGGATACTGGCTTCGTCAACGAAGTCTTCCAATTCCTAATCCGTTACCCGAACATCCTTTTTTAAGCTCAAATGAAGCTCGATTCGTAGAGACCACTGAGAGTCTTTCACAACGAATTCCTGAACTTGAAACTGTAGTGTTACATGGAGTTCCTAATACACAGGATCCCTATGGAGAAGGTCTTAAGTATTTAAAAATCTATGATCTCTCATTGAGTGCGATTCCGTGGGACCTTTGGAAACAACGATTTCCTAAGAAGGAGGTGATTGATACGATGCCACCTCCAATCGAGCTTCCATTTCAAGAAGGAAAACCTCAAGCACCCTCATCGAATCTTATTAATGAATATGGAATTCCATACTTTCCAGCTCTAGCTCCTCGCAAATGGTATATGATGCAAGAAGATGGAGGACAGTTAGCTATCAAAATGATTCAATCAAAGGCAGGAGATGCAGGTACTGTTGAAATGCTTCCGCTTTCTGAATTAGGAGATCTTCGATTTCCAGACATTGATCGAGATGCGTGTAGATTAACAGGATTGACTTTTCAAGACTTCAAAGTCAACGGTATAGCTCGTCAATGGGAGCTTTATGAGAAAGGTAAGTCGATTGGATATGAACTACGATGTATACCCCTTGAGATTATTCAACAAGAACGTCGTCAAATAGGATATCGAAATCGTGAGCAATGGAAAGAAGGTACTTCAAATGAAATTAAGCGCGATCAACAGATTGCACTCGCACGATCTCGTAGATTCGCTCTAGACGATACAAAAACAGTCTATGAAAAACATACAGTTCGAGCAAGTTCTCAACTACGTGATCAAGTGGTTGCTCTTTTAAACGATGTAGATCGGTTTCCAGAAGATAAATTGAAAGCTATTCAATTACTCACTCGAGATAGTCCTCATTCTAAACAGATCACTACAGACTCTGAAGGTTTATTCGTAGTGTGTGATCACACGCTTGCACTCTTAAGCGGAGATATGGCAACGGATCGTTTAGCGTTTTATGATACATGGACAGTTCGAGTTGATGGTTCGCGTGTTTGTAAAGTTTGTGGTGAAGAGGTGAATCGAGATGTACTCGTGCATCAAGAAGACTTTACTGAAGAAGGTCGTATGGTTCAACATGCAGGAGCATTGGAACAACAGTCCTTTCATGCAGAAGCTACACTTACGTTTACTACACAGTTACGATCTCTTCAAGGTTTATTTGATTTATCAGAACCTGCAAGTTCAACTATGTTTCTACTGATTTCCCTTCTTCAAATTCTTCCATCTCATTCTCAACTTCTTCCAGTCATTCAAGAAGCACGATTGATAAGTGACACATTACGTACACGCGACCGAGATGGAAAAGCACGTGGAATGATTGGTATTGCCGCAACTGCCTTGTTAATACAATCTCATCTTCCACAACTCATTCCTCGTCGATCCTTTGGTTCGCTTCCTTTGAAACTAGATGGATTTCCACGCGATACAGATTCCGATAAAGCTCCGACGATTATAGATAGTCTACTTCTAGTATTGCGAAAGACATTTGAATCCTATCCAACTTCATTCAAAGGTCCATCTGTAGCGGTCATGCGAGGTGCATTAAATGAAACCAACTTGATTCGAAAAGGAGTGATTGCTTCGATGCGAAAACTCTTACCTGCGTTTACAGCACCGTTACAACGTGCAAAACGTGAATTTGAATTAATCCCTCCTTCCGTTCCGATCGTTGGACTCATTCCTGTTCGTCTTCCACCTGATCAGTTAGGAACGATTACTTCATTTCAACCATGTGGAAATCCACACTCTGTCTGGGCAAATCCTGTACCTCCACGAATTCAACAACCTGTTGTACCACTGGATCCTGTCAAACCTCGACCTTCAACGGTTCCACTCTTTCGAGTTTCGGTTGTTCCACATTCGCGAAGTGTTCAAGACACTAAAGAGATTCAACGACGTATTCGACTTCCAGCGTTTCCTAACTCGGAGGGTAATTCATGGCGTACGAATTTAATGGTTGTTGAGCGTTTGAAGAATGTGTTTAAGATTGATATGGATGTATCTTCGATTGATACTACGCAGAAACCAAGTCTATTGCGCGATATCGCAGAAGGTTTGTTAAAGGAAACACTCTCACTTATTGTCAAAGATCCAGTGAAGCGAAAACAGTTTGAAGAACTTCGAGAGAAAGATATGACATTGTTCTCGCTTCTCTCTTCTCTCAAAGATGTAAAAACTGAAACCAATTCTGCACGTGCAAAAGAACGTCACATTTTCACTGATCGACTTCGCGAAATGACTGACAGTCAACGTCAAATCACAAAAGATCTACTCGATCGCGGTATGGCACCTTTTATCATCACAAATATAGACCGCGATGCGATTGCAGCACAACTTGAACGAGAATTAGCACCCTTACAAGAAGATATCGGTGTCGGTGCACCACGTGATGCACCTGAGGAAGATGAATATGTAGCAGATGAAGGTGATTACGGAGATCATATGCCACGTGGAAATCGAGAACGAGATCAACAAATAGAGGAAATTGACCGAGATGGTCCGATTTAAAGGCGAGGGGTTGTAGAGTATCAAATGAGCGCTATACTAACACTCATTGTTATTCGTAATAAGGATGAAAAGGATGAGTCTACAGATGATATGGTTAAATTCACTAGTTGTGCCTCTCGCCCTGACGTAGTGGATATCTCAACTTCTTTTTACGGAAAAACCTGCAGTTACCAATACAAGACTTCAATGAACCGTGATCGATGCCCTCATTACGCACTAACATTGATTCGCTCGCTTATCAAGGATAATGATCCATTTGATTGTATACAACTCAACTCTTCTATCTTTCCATCTGTGATTTACAAAATCGAAGATCTTGAGTATGATGATTCTACTATTTTCAATGTCATCCGAGATATCCTCCATGTTACATTCGACTCAATCATCAAGTATGTTCCTTCAAAGCCAAAGGAAGAAGATGACATGGAGTAAAACGAACCCGTCCATTTCAACTCATCCTAAGAAACAATGCTAACGCTCAATGGATACCAACTTCTCAAGGACTCTCGAGAGTTGGCGCTCAAAAAGACTCTTACAATCCGACCCTTCTCCTTCGTTAACCCGATGGCCCAACCGAAATACCCAGTCTATTATGAAGATTCCAAACATCTGTACGTCCCGAAACACTTCGGACTTGAACGATTCGGTATCCCTAAGACAACTCGTGATGTCGCATGTAGTCCAGACACACACTGGGTCTTTACTGGATCTTTACGTCCAGCTCAACTCCCCGTCGTTAATTCCTTCTTGCTTCCCGAACCCCATGATGGAATCCTTTCACTCCACACAGGAGGCGGTAAAACAGTCTGTGCACTCTATATCGCCTCTCGTCTACGCGTCCCTACGCTTGTCGTCGTTCACAACACCTTCTTACGCGATCAATGGATCGAGCGAGTGAAGGCCTTTCTACCCAATGCACGAATCGGACGAGTTCAAGCGGATGTCTGTGATGTTGCAGACAAAGACATTGTGATTGTAATGCTTCAAACCCTTTCAATGAAAGAATTAAATCATGATCTCTTCAACCCGATTGGATTGGTTATCGTTGATGAATGCCATCATATCGCTTCAGAGGTGTTTGTGCAGGCGTTACCGAAAGTCACATCGAAATACATGTTAGGATTGTCGGCTACACCTGATCGTAAAGACAAGCTGATGTACGCAATTCACTGGTTTCTAGGTCCGTTACTCTACAAATCTGAAACAGGTGATTCAGTGGATACGCAAGTGAATGTAGAAGTCTATGAATATCAGAACGACGATCCTGAATTCAATGACATTGTAGTCTCCTCTCAAGGAATGGTGTCTGTTCCCATCATGGTGAACAAACTCACAGGATGCGAAGATCGGACGAAATGGTTATGTCGTATTCTAGAGGATGTACTTGATGAAGGACGTCAACTTCTCGTCTTATCGGATCGAGTTCAACATTGTCAAGACATACTTGAAGGACTCAGTCCAGAACTGCAAGAAAAGGCATGTATACTCAGTACATCTGTCAAAGCGGACCTACGTGCTGAATACTGTAAAACTAAAATGATTCTGATTGCGACGTATTCCATGTGCAAAGAAGGATTTGATGTGCCTACTTTGAACACATTGCTTATGGCAACTCCGCGACCAGACATTGACCAGATTGTAGGACGAATCTTACGAGTGGAGAAGAAAGGTCGGTCGGTGCATCCTTTGATCATAGACATTGTTGATCCTCAGTTCAGACGACAGTTCGGTCAACGGAATTCATTGTATAAGAAGAGACAGTACAAGGTTACGAAGATGGCACTCCCTTCATAATTATAGGTGGAGGACTTAAAGGTGTAACCATTCCACCCAATTCATTCGCAGAATCTACGAAGATCTGAATCTTGTTCAAACCATTGGTTTCTTCAGGTTTTGAAATATCCTTGTATTTTTCCATTTGACTTCCAAAAGCTCTTGCAACGGAACTTGGAATGGGTGGACTCAATTCAGCAAGTCGATCGTATTGATCCTTCACGTACTTCAAGAAATCACCTGGTTGCATGCGCTGTTCACGGGGAAGACGCATTTCGACGTTAATGAAACGGTACAACTTTGCATAGTGAATGGATGACATGCGATGTCCTTCGGCTCTCTTCGCCCATCCGAAATAGGAGCCTGTGGTGTTCAAAATTCCAATGACAAGTGAACCCACACCGAGAGCTGTAGCAGCAAGCTGTTGGTTCCCTGCGAACAAACTAGATGAACCTGCATTCAAAAACGCAACGGCTCCTGATCCAATAATGACAGGTAAATCAATGTACGTCTTGCGGCGAGTAAAGATACTCTCTGCACGTTTATGCATGATGGCTAATCCATTCGCCTTTTCACCGGTCTGTGCGAAGTAATCTTCAAGTAAAACTGTCCAGCTCACATTCGTTCCAATATCGGTTGCTCCTGAATCGCCCATTTGTTTTAAACGCAGTAAAACTATCGTTCGTAAGAATAAGATGAATTACGATCGAAACGGTGTTCTTGTTTCTACTAGTACCCCTAAACCTGCTCTACGAAAATGTTTCCGAACACTCACAATCGATTCACGAGATCGTGATCTCACTAAGTTTGTGAAGGTTAATAATGGAGCATCTGCTTCTGATCCAGGCGATTATGTTGTCTACCTTCCACGAACCTTCTCAAATGTCACTGCCATTCGATTGAAAAACGCAGTGATTCAAGGTCTTTCGTTCTCAGATCCGTATATTTTAGTGGGTCTTGAAGGATTGAATCGTATGGATGAAACAGCTCCGAGCGCAGATCGAGCGGGATTTGTAGATTCAGTCTTTGCGAAGTTAACATGGGCTTCACCTCCAACTGTATTGACCGCAACAGTGTCGAGTGCAGCAAGTACATCCACAACCATTACTTACACAACTTCAGCTGCACATGGACTTTATGTAGGACAGATTGTTTCTATTTCAGGAGCTCTTACACCTGCAGCGTATTCATTGAGTTCAGTAGTAGTCGCATCCATTCCTTCTCCTACTACGTTTACAGTTGCGAGTACATTGAATCCTGGTTCAAGCTCTGGTTCAAGTGTAGTGACAATACACCCTATCTTGTATTTCAACGACCACCTCTCTGACGAACAACTCACACGATACAATCCTCCGATTGGAAGTTTGGATCGGCTTCATATTACGCTACGTCGTCATACATCCACTGCTCCAGTCATTTTAGGTTCAGGCGAAAATACATTTACGTTTGAAATTGAGTACATTGACAATGTGTTTGAAGACGTGTCTTCATTTGAAACACGATTGAGATATTAGACTCGCATACCTCGACCTAATGTTACGAATGTATCGAATGTGAAGAGAAACATCACGCCTGTGAGAACATATAGAAACATATCCTTTGAAGACGAAGGTTCATATCCAGTCTTATTCTGTTCCACAAGGGTTAGAATACGAGTGAGTTTGTCGGGTTGTGAACCCATCTGAGATTGAACCGCTACAGGGTTTGGTGGAGGTTGAGGTGGTACGAAGTTTTGTGTAGATGGATTCGTGTCCAACGGAAGGTTCGACTCCATATGTTCCACAATCGATTGAACGCCCTTCTTTGCATTTCCAGGCGGCATCGACGGAGTTGTCATGAGATTCGCAGTTTTAAAAGGAGAGCCATGTGCCTCAGTAAGGTCTGTTCCGACCAGTGCCATTATTCTCCCTCCTCAGAAAAATATGCTTCGAATACTACAAATGAAGCTTTCTGGAATGTCTGAAACAGTTGCAATCGTTGTTCTTATTGGTTTGATTTCATTCATGCCACGTTTGTTGAGCTTTATTGTCGAAACAGGTGTGGGACGAGCCATTGCATTCGGAGCTGTTGCATTCGCATGGAAGCAACACAATGAGCTACTTGCAATTCTTCTAGCCGTTACATTCTTGCGCGCAATCCCTGCGTATGAACATGCAGATGATGCAAGCATGAAGAAGAAGGACACTGACAAGAAGACAACAGGTCTACCAGGCGCCATGTCCAACGGTTTGTCCAACGGTATGCCTAGCAGCGTTCCACCCATGACAACACCTTCTCAATAAACTCCTTCTTTCTACTAAATAATGAAGTTACCTAAAATCCAACCTCAAATCCTATTCTTAGGCGTCATGATGATGCTCATGAATGTGGGTTCACGTCACATTGTTGATGAATTCAGTTCCGATGAAAAAGAATACAGTCGTAATATTTTTCTTCGTCGAGTAGCCATCTTTGCAGTGTGTTATATGGGAACGCGTGATCTTGTACATGCACTCTTATTAACTGCAGGATTCGTGATTCTTGCAATGGGTATTTCTCGAACCCGTCCAATGGAAGGATTCAAGAATGCTAAACCAAGTACGTTACATGAAAACATTCCTCCTTTATGGAACTCATAGACTGATCTTTACAGATTTACCTGTAGATCCACGTCCCTTTCGACCGTTGGATGAATTAGTAGGAGTTTGAACAATACTTGTCTTAATATCCTTCAGTAAGTCATCGATGCTTGGAGGTGCACGAACTTCTTGTGGTGGCGCTGGCGCAGGTGCTGGAGCAGGACGAGGTTTCTGAACTCCAATGCGTACAGGTTTGTTTTCAGGAGGTGGTTTAGGAACTAGACTAGGGGGTGGTGGTGGAGGCTGACTCTGCTGCATAAAACTCATGAGTCCTGCTAGAGGGTTAGGTGCTTGAGGAGGTGGAACGCTTGCAGTATTTCTCATCTGTTGAGTCTGAGTCTGCATTGCAGCTCCAGCGAGTTGGCGAGCAATGTCTGGGTTCTGACGCATGATATCCTGAATATTAGGAACTGGAGCCTTCTGTGCCATCTGATTTGTTAAGTGAACCATGTAGACCATCATACAGACGCGAAGAGGAATGCGAACAAGAGGATGCATCTTCATGTTCTCGCCGTACAGATCGTATAATTCCTCAAAATCATCTTCAAGATCGACTACATTCATTTGTGCGGCTTCAGAAAGACCATCGAGTTGAAGACCAAATGCTTTCATCATCCCTACATTCTTTGAACCCCATTCAGCTGCAGACATACCCGTCACAAACCATTCTGAGAACTGTTTGATGGTTGCATCCATCGATTTCTCGCGACGAATGAACTCTAATTCCATCTTCATCTCGTCTAACGGCGAATCAATGGTGAAACGTTTGCGCATCGGCACACCCATCTTTCCAAGACGCTCGAACTTACGAAGCATATCGTATTTCTCACGTAACACGTGGTCATCTGACATTCGAGCAGGAGCTGCAGGTGTCATGTAGGGCTCAGCATTTAAATTTGCCATTCCTCCCATGAACGTTGGTCCTGTTTCCTCAATAGTAGGTACAAGTCTAGGTGCAGGGATTTCAGGAAGTGAGCTTCCTACATCATTGAAGTCAAGTGTAGGTAAATCAATGGATTCAAGATTACTAATACCACCCATCATTTTGGGATTCACAAGAAGGTCTGTGTCCATTTACTTCTCCTTCGGGTCTGTTTCGTAAGTCTGGAACGCAGTTTTTACAAAGACTTGCAGTGGAATAATGAAGACTGCTCGCACTCGTCGCTTCAAGAAACATCGCCTCATGTCAAAAGCCTACTGCAAGAAGACACCATGTCGACGAATGGGGTTCACGCAAAAGGCTAGTTGCCGTCCGTATAAGAACTGTTACAAGTAGTTTACTTAGTGTGCTCTAAACACCATAAACCCTGTAAGAATGAATCCGCAAGATCGTCCTTTTTCGGATGTGTTTCAAAATGACTCTTATAGATTTCGGGAACAAGTTCGCGAGCATGCGCTATGCCTGTCGCTTTGCGACCTTTATAGCTTGCAGTTGAATCTGCCACAGTCACAATGTTTGATAATTTGTGAGTCGCTGAAACCCCTGAACAACGAAATCCTCGACAACAAAAATACATCTGCAACATCGCTTGCACGCCAAACATCCGCCGATCCATCTGGTTCTCGATGCACACTAGGTCAGCCCCTTTCCAAGAGTTAGCGCGTTGATCCAAACTGCGAATGATCGCTGGTGCTAAATCAAGACATGAACCCTGAGTTGCAGACGAAATACATTTCTTCCACGTGTTCTGTTTGAGATGATTGAAGATCAATTTGACTAAGTCAGGTTTCTTAGTGGCTTCTGAGGATAGACCCAGTTCAGCGAGTTGTTCATGTAGTTGATTGACTGTCTTTTTAGTCAAGTCTTTCTTAGTGACAGCTTTCTCCTTCTTTGGAACGTGACGTGAACACGCGAACGTTCCATTGGATGCATGTTCATATCGAGCTGCAGTCTTACATTTGAAACAATGAACTGCGCCGACTCCAGCTGATTCACCTAGAACATCAATGATATTCCAATCAAGAATAGTTACGTCCGATCGGTTTGTTCCTTCAAGTACACAATAAGCAAGGTTTCGCAATCCTGGATCAAAGCTGACTATTTTCATTATTAATAAGATTGTTTTCATCTCGTAAACGTTTGGCTTCGTCGAATGTTTTAGTATATCCAATAGTCTTCTTATTTACTCTCACTTGATACAGTCCTCGATTCTTTAATAGTGAAATACCATATGTATCACGTTGGTTTCTTGGAATATAATCAAATTTTCCCGCTAATACATCGTTACGTAATGATTTCGCTTCGTCTAATGTTTTTCGCGATCCAAAGTATTTTTCTTGTCCATCAATATTCAATCTAACAATATATGTATTATTCTTTTCAGAACGGCTTATTCCGTTCATTTCTTCAGTAAAATCCTTACTATTTCTTACATTCTCTCGAGCAGTTACCCATCGTAGATTCTCAAGACGGTCATCATGTCTAATACGATTGATATGATCGACTTGCGGTTTGTTTTCTATATTCGGACTGAATGCATTCAAAACAAGTCGATATATTTTGCGAGTATATCGTGTACCATCTTTATATAAATTGACTTGACGATATCCATATGTATCATAACCAGGTTTAAGAATACATCTATTACTTCGTATATTTCCCAAATTTGATACCTCATATTTATCAAATCCAGTAACTTGCATCCATTTCTCCATATGCTATATTACTGATGAAATGTGGTATACATTTAAACTCATTATACTCTATAAATGCCGTGCGACTGTACGTCTAATGTTCCGGTTCAACCATTTCGATTAAGTTGGTTAAATTATACACGTGCCGCAACACCTGCAGCAAGTCCACAAGTGATCATTCCCCAAAGCGTATCCACTATTGTCATCTCTAATGTATATCCTCGTAAGGTTGCATAGTTTGTTAGGTCATACAATCCATACATTGATCCACCGAGAAGTGCGCCTAGTTTAGCAGCTTGATTAAAGGTAGTCGCATGACCTACTTCAAATACAAAATAGTAAAGAGCTGATGCAACCAATACATACACAAGGATCGCAGGAACAATACGAACTGTCAAGGGTGATTTCTGAATCGATGCAAAGAGTGACTCATGATAGGAACGTCGTAGCGTAAGCCATACGATATCCATCGCGATGAGGGTAAAGAATAAGACTAGTAGTTGCATTGTATCCTACTGAGAGAAACTAGTATTTTCTAGAGGTTTTCTTCTTATTCTTTCTGCGTCTAGTTCGTCTGCCTCCTTTTTGAGAAATCCAAACCATTGTATCACTTTCTTTGATATTGATATAGTTGAAATTTAGGCCTTCATAATACCCTGCTAACATTTTACTGGCAGGTTCAAGTTCAATCTTACTAAAACGCTCTTTGACCTTGTTAATTAACGCAACACCTCCACCCTTAACCGTTGAACATAAATAATCAATATGAAATGTAGACCCTTTTCTTTTTCCTATCAGGATTGCCTGATACGTTCCGTTCTCTGCTTGAATGAGAATATCCGTCGGAGGTCTTAATTCTTCATCTTCCAGTCTCTCGAAGATGTCTTGTGTTAAATCTTTATGAAGTGGGTTACAGAGCTTTACATCTTGGTTTCGTAGTTCAATGGCTAGTAAACGGCGTTGTTCGTTCATATCCAGTCCATCGGATTTGGAAGCCCATCCGGTTTGAAGTTTACCGTCCTCAGTAAAGATTCCCATTGTTTACAATGAAGATTTAAGTTGTCGCCTTCAATAACGAAACTAAAACATTCTTTGAATCATTCTTTCCGAATGGAATTCCACGCTTTGTAAGGATGTCATGAAGCTCCTTCTTGGTCTTAGAATCAAGTGTATCGGTATCGAGAGGTGCAGGAGGACCCTCTACAACTTCTGGAAAGGGACCTTTGGAAGGTTCATCTTCTTCTTCAACAGATACACGATCGTCTTCAGGTGGAACTGGAGCCTGAGCTTCCTGAGGTTCCGATTGTTGAAAGTGCGTTTGTTGAACCAGTTCTGAGAACGCGGTAATCAAACTATTCATGTTTGTAAAGAGTTTCGACTGTTGCCAGTAAAGCCACGCCACAACTCCAATTAAACCAAACACAAGGGTTCCGAGAAGACTGAGTGCTGCAATCGTAGGATCTATAAAGTCCATTTTATATGAACCTACGAGAGGATTACTGGAAGGTGAACGAAAGAATATCATACACTAACAAATGACTCAAATCCTTTATATACTGTTTGCACTACTCGCATTTGCACTCGTACTTTCAACGACGGCACATGCTTCAATTCCTGTAATTGTTCCCCCGACTTCCCCGTCGGAAACAGGAGATCATCAGTTCACAACACCTGCGGGAAATACGATCCTGTATTGAACTTAGAAATCTTCCATCTAGTACACAATGAGAAAGTGGTTCAAGTATGGTCTTGCGTTTCTAGTAGTGGCTCTAGTGTTTGCGTTTTTCAGTCGAGAACGCATGACAAACTATCCATCATCAATTCCTCCCGAAAAGCCTGAGCGAGTGTTACCTCCTTACGGGAATATACTGTATACCGAAGGCGGTGAAGTCTAAAACTCCTCATCAAATCTCATTTCATCATTTGCCATTGGTCGCGAATATTCCGAAACCTTCTTTTCGAAGAAATTGGTTTTACCTTCTAAGCTAATTAAGTCCATAAAATCAAAAGGATTTGTAGTCTTATAGATCTTCTTCAAGCCCAACTGGACTGCAAGACGATCCGCAACAAACTCAATATACTGACTCATCATAGTCGCATTCATTCCGATCAATGAACATGGAAGTGCTTCACAGATGAACTCCTTTTCAAGTTTAACAGCTCCCATGATGATTTTCTGAATCCATATCGGTTCAGGTTTGTCGGAAAGTGTGTGAAACAAAGCTACTGCAAATTGTGTATGTAATCCCTCATCTCGTGAAATCAGTTCATTGCTGAACGTCAAACCAGGCATTAATCCTCGCTTCTTCAACCAATAAATACTACAAAACGCTCCACTGAAGAAGATACCTTCCACACAGGCAAACGCAACCAATCGAGTTCCAAACGATTGATTTGAACCCATCCATTGCACTGCCCACTCTGCTTTCTTTTGAATACATGGAATAGTTTCAATTGCATTGAATAACTTCGCCTTCTCCTCTTCATTTTTGATATATGTATCAATCAACAATGAATACGTTTCTGAATGAATTCCTTCCATAGCGTTCTGAAATGAGTAAAACAGCTTGACGACTTGACTATCCACTTCGCCTTGAAATCGTCGAACCAAGTTCTCCATAACGATTCCATCGGATCCAGCGAAGAATGCGAGGATACGTCCGATGAAATGCTTCTCAGCCTCGCTCAATTTAGACCAATCAATACCATCCTTTGAAAAATCAATCTCCTCTGGAGTCCAGAAGACTGCGACGCTTTGCTTATACATCTTGTAGAGGTGCTGCTCGGAAGACTTGATTGGAAAAAGTGTGTACGACGTCATTACTATACTGCGAGGAAAGCGCCTAAACGAGAAAGTATAGGAGTAACACAATGAGTAGTACAAACAATCTTCAATCGCTACTGCAGAACGTGTTTCGACCTATCTACAAATGGGACGAGGCTCGAAATGAATTTACGACCTTCATTGGTCTGTCAAATATCGATTATTTGAATTCAGATACTGCGACGTTTACCATTCTTGATGTAGGCGACTTGAGCAACAATGTGTATCTCGGAAACGCATCGGGAAACATTGCGACTAATGTGATCTTATGTAATTCAAGTTCAAATACAGCTATTGGAGCATCGTCTGCAGCTGGATTATGTAATTCCACACAGTCTGAGTTTGTAGGATTCGAATGCGGAAGTCTTTCCTGTAATATCAATGGTTCCTTTATTGGTGGAGTGTTTGCTGCTTCAAATTCAACGAGTATATCCAATTCAATTCTCATCGGAACCTCTAATTCTTTAGGTCTTTCAAACATCTCCAATACAATCAGTATCGGTGGACGTGCAGGTGGAATAGGAAACTCCAATATCTTTATAGGAACTACTACAGGTCAATCTGTAACGGGATCTTCGAATACATTCATCGGTCACGGATTGTCACTTGCAAATATTCCATCCTATACTCTTTCCGATGGAAGTAGTACAGTGATTCCTGCTACCGTTTCCAATCAACTCTATATTGGAACAGGAACGAATGTATTGATTGCTGGAAATCTCACTACAGGGACTGTAGCCATTGGAAAAACAAATACCTATTCCACCAGTTGTAATACATCTACTCCAACAACTGTGATTTCAGGTATTTCATTAGATGTTGCGAATAATGTACGTATTCAATCTGGATTAGCGATCGGATGTGATCCAGGAAGTTATACATTGGATGTTAACGGACAATTCAGAGCGACCGATGGTTATGGATGGTTAGAATTGTCAAACTATTGGGTTCCTTCAGGTGGACAAACTAGTAATTCCGTTGTAAACATTCAATCCATTAAACCTGGAGGGTCGATGACATTGAACGTAACCGGAAATATTACTACTTCAGATGTACAGTCAAGTGGATATTGTACCGCACGTGGAACTGCATCCTTTTCTGCAGGAGGTAGTCTAGTTCTTTCAAACATTGCAAAACCAGGACTTCTTATCGGAACTGTTTATGAAACAACCGGTTCCTATTATACAGCAGATGTTGTGATTATTACAGGTCTACCTGCCACAGTTGCAAGATTTGCACCTACATCCGGTAATGCAGTGAACTTCACAGTTTCAGGTAGTAATGTAACACTGAGTAATATAAGCGGCGTTTCACGTACCGTGTTTTGGAATTTCACTATGCTTTCAACTTAAACTTCTCTGTGATTTTTCGAATGGATACCGTTGATACGCCTGAAATAGTAGAAATCTCATTGCTTCGACCTCCTAATACATGAGCAACCACTCCAGCTACAATGGTTTTGGGTGTATGTTCCATTTCAGGGAGTTTGTTGAGAAGTAATAGAATCGCATCTCGTTCTTGATCTCCGATCGCAAGGTCTGCACAGATACGTTCTGCAATTCCGAGTTGAGTATTCAGTACAGATGAAACTTCTCCATCAAATCGACTCAGTCCCTTGCACATCGCTCGAATCGAAACATGGAAGAGAGTTGCAATTTCTTCATGTGTTCGTGTAGCGTTATGTTGTCGACAGGTTGTAAACACCGCACCTGCCATCAAGGCTCGGCGTGTCTCTCCTCGTGTCTTTCGTGCATCTTCAATTTGTTTGAACAATGCACATGCATCGTGTGCAATTGCTTTAGGAAGTCCGATTCGAGTACACGATGATTGAATCGTGTCAAAGATACTCATCCACGATCGTTCACCGTGACTTGAGAACGACCACGAAGATAACTTAGCAATGGATTTAGATTCTTCAGATTGTCCTGGTATACGTCTTCGCATCATCATGGATCCATACGATGAATCAGGTAAGAGTTCATTCGTGATTCCACCTGTTCGAGAAGGATCGTCTTCTGTATTTGCGTAGATTCGCCATTCTGCACCTTCGTCCATAATACTTCCCATAATGGTTCCACATTCTGTACAGACGTGTTCGCCATCTGCACAGGTTGTGTTTGTATGATCGCAGTTCATGACAGTGGATTAGTCTGTACATGTCTCTTTTCGTTTTCATTCATTGTTGATTCATGTTCATACTTGCCAACGTTAAAGGATCGTATGGCATCGGACGGTAATTCGTGAGAAGACTCGGGCGTCCCCGATTCATTTGTTGTTTGGACCATGAAATGAGAAGGTAATCATTGTTGACAGGCCATACGTTGAACCCGGACTCGGAAAGTACTCCGATCAAGTACTCACGAGCCTCTGATAGTTTAAACAATGGATATCCAAAGACGAACTTTGGAATTTCAAACACTGTATACGGTGCATCGCTTGAATGAATCGCTTGCTTTTTGATTTGAGCATAGATTTGAGCTAACACGGGGCGCATTGCTGACATTCGACGTTCGCGTTGATTTTCCTGTTCTTGCCATACATCACGGGCTTTCAGCATTGTTGTTCTTGTTCAAGTAGAATGTTCCGATCGATTGCACTCGGTGGAGGAGGAGTGAGAGGATTCTTGTTTTTAGGAGCTTTAAAGGCTGTCGAAGAGCAGCAAGGCTCTCTAACCTTTCCAGATGGAATTTATGGATGTTCAGTTGGAGCTGTGATTGCAACAGGAATTGCATTTGGAGTCAATGCTTCACTGGCTCAAGAATCCTGTTTGAAATATCTTAACACGTCTGCATTCCTACCTTCATTTCAATATGCGACGATTCTCGCCTTCATGCAGAAAAAGGGACTGTTCACTCAGGATTTAATGGAAGAACTGTTTCTTAAAATCTTCGATTCTTTCAATATTGATTTACGCGGAAAGATGATCTCAGATGCTCCACAGAAACTCTATATCTTATCTTCAAACATCACAACTCAACGACCAACCTTTTTAACTGGAAACATTCCAATTCTATCCGCATTGAAAGCGTCATGTTGTCTTCCGTTCATCTATCATCCACAAATGATTCATAATCAACTGTATATTGACGGTGGAGTCTATATGGAAAATATATACGAAGCGGTTCCTAAAGGTACACTTGTCTTAGAGATTTTACATGCGACTCAATCAATTTTTCCTTCCACATTAGAATCGATTTCAATCTTTGAAATGGTTCGTAGTATATGGACTGGACTTCGTTCACAACGAAGTTATCCAGATGCAATCAATCTACAAATGGATGCATATTCAATGTTAGATGAACTCACAGATAAAGGTAAACGTAGTATGATTGACGCAGGCTACTCACAAGCTCTTCGATTCTTTTCCAAGCGTCAATCGAAGGAAATTCAAAAGGTTGTCACGAGTGATGGAGTGGTTGAAGTCGTGCAGTCCAGTTGAGGTTTCAAGTTTGATCGTTGGATATGCATTCACTTCATACAATGATGCAGTTTTTGGATCTTGATCGGCATCAATACTGACCGCTTCGACTCGAGTGTTACCAAAAATAGGTGATGATTCAAGTTCTGCTTTTACGGATTCCCAGATAGGCATTGCTTTCTTTGAATATCCACACCACGTTGTGTAAAACAAATAGAGTTTTGCAGTATTCACTGGGACTTCTCGTTTAGGAGTGGACACTGGCTTCCATACAAAACGATACACGATTACGAGGAGGAGGACAAGGAGTGCGGCTTCGATCCACATTGTTGAAAGAAGCGAGAAATTGTGCGTTGCCGTTCAAACCAGAGTCGATAGGCTTCTTGACTCGAAACACCTTCTTTTAATTGTAACCATGCAACGTCTGTGGTCATGCGTTCGGGTTCATATAGACGCGGATGGATCTCCATCCAACGTCCATCATGTCGGACTACAAAGGGTGTGGGTGTCATATTTACTTAGATTCTTCTTTCTAAAGGGTAAATGGAATTGGCGGGCAAAGTCCTTGTAGGAGTCGCCGTGAACTATGGTGTTCATTATGGAAGTATGGTACTGCATAATTGGGCATGTATGCCTCATTCAATTACAGATATACTTAAAGGACTCGTCGTGACTGCAAGTCCTGTATGTTCTACCCTATTGGTGATCGGTCAAACCACTCAAAATTCATATGCAACGTTATTAACTACAACAGTGTCATCCTCGATTATATCATTGTTAAAGAGTCTTACACCTTAATACCTCCACTTGGGAAGCCTACAAGTCCTGCGCCGATACCGAATCCTGCACCTGTGCGAGCAGACGCACCGACACTTGGGGCATAAATGTCGAGAATTGCAAATGTAGCAGTTGCAACCAACGCAATCATACCTACTTCAGATGCCTTCAATGTCTTGCCTGGCAAGACGTACGCAGCAATGGCAACTGCAAGACCTTCTAGAAAGTATTTAACAAGACGCATCACTAGGTCACTCATATCAATACCTGATGGGGTGGGCTTGGGCTTAGAATCCATTTGTTAAGGACGCACGAAGAAATTTTACGTTCCTGAAGAAGCAGGTGTGTAAAATTTGTATCCGAGTATACCGACTCCGACTAACCAAACGATCCACCATGAAACGTATCCAGAGATGAATCGAAGAACAATCCAGAACACGAGTGCATGTAGAAGTGCAGTGACGATGTCACCATGCGTGCTTGAAGGCAATGAAAGAAGAACACCTGGAGTCAAAAGTACAAAGAGTAACGCAGTTGTAAGAAGGTCGTACATTTGCTATTTTCACAAGAGAAGATGTATTCAAAAAATGCCAAGTGAACGTCAAGTACTTCCAAAGAATGAAGAAGATGGAACACATATTGATTACCTTGACGAAGACCCAGAGATCCCGACACAAAAATACTGCATTGTGTCTTTTTTGAGTCCCGAGAAGACGATCAAACAGAAAGATGAGTTCATGTTTGAGCGCTTCATTGAGTGGATGGATTACGAATGGAAAATCAAGGGTCTTGAGAAGTTCATGGCGTTCTTAGCTACTAAATATTCGTTGAAAGTCGATGATCTCTTTAAGGATTCTCAAGAGTTCATGAGCGTTCATAACGGCGACGTCAAGAAGACGGATGTTCACGAGCAGTACCAAGTCTTCCTTCTTAAGAACGAGAAGGATCTCCAAGAGATGTACGATCAAAAGGTTGAGTTTAAAACCAACATGCGAGGTGTCAAAGTTCGTCGATGCTTCGGAACAGTCGAGGAGACACAAATGTTTGCAAAAGTGCTTCAGCGACGATACCCAAAAGACAATCTCTTCATCGGCAAGGTCGGTGCATGGTTACCATGGGATCCATCGGAGCATCTCATGCCTGAAGTGGAATACGCTGAACGTGAATTAAATGAGCTCATGCGTCGATACAAGGAAAACGAGGCTAATAAAGAGATGTTCTTCGCCGACCAGCGCGAGGAGTCTATTAAGAAACAGAAGGAGGAGAACGAGAGGCGTAAGAAGGCAAACGCGCTTGAAGCCGCTGCGGAAAAGAAGCAACTTCAAGACATTGTTGAGGATGCATCGAAGCCGGTTCATCCTTCAGAGGGAGTGATGAGGGAGTAAAATATTGAAGTAGAATAAGATGCCTCCTACGAAACCTGGTCCAACAAGACCTGTTAAATATAATCCACATGGAGTTCAACCAAAAAAGGGAGGAGAAGACGAACCCACTGTGCGATTCGGACAATCTGCTACAGATTTTAATGCGGTGGGAAAGTTCTTAACCTGCACCACTGGTGCAAAGAAAGTTATAGGTGGTGTTGGTGAAAACAAGCGAACTTTTTCAGCTATGAGTGGTCCTACTACTAGTAATGAATCTAAATTAAAAATATCGAAAGATGAAAAAGCCACTGCTGATTTTACTGGTTTTAGTGGCCCTCCTCTACGCACTGATCCACCATCACAAGTAAATACTGGTTCACAAACGCTTACAAAGCCCATTGTAACTACACCACCAATACCAGGATCAAAGACACCTACGGATCCTAATTTAGCTACCATTGTATCGGGAATGAAGCAAATTGATACAGGATTGCGAAATACAGCGGCGGACTATGTAAAGAATAACTTTTGGACAATCACTGGAACAACTGCAGCAGCAACGGGTCTTGCCACTTGCTTCGGACCTGGAGTAGCATTGATTCCAATTATCTGTACAGCAATCGCATCGTATAGTCCTACACTTGCTGCGTTTATCCAATCTCCTGAAGCAAGAACAGTTTCAGTTATGAAACAGGCTATTAAAGAGTCAAAAGAGAAAGACAGACAGAGAATTCAAGCTCTGATCAATACAGCAGACGAGGACCAGAAAAAGAAATATAAAAAATTGCAGGGAGCTTTAGATCGTCTTTCTATCATTGCAGCAAGCGTACCAGACGTTCCTACCTCTTCTACTAAGATTGTTGAAGTTATTGAAAATATCAATAAAGAGGTCAAAGAATTACCTGAATCAAAGGAAGTCATGGATGCTGTACCGACTAGTGAAGAAATCGATGCTGCTGTACCGACTGATAAACAAATCGAGGATGCTAAACCTACAGGAGGTTCTAGACGGCGCCGTCTTTCCGCACCCACACGGAAGGTGAAGCGTTCTTCTTCTTCAAAGCCGAAGCGTTATACTCGTCGGCGGCGAGAATAGCTGAATGGAACGGTTGATTATTCGCCCACAATGAAGAATCGCACATCTTGAACGGTGGATGTTCTGCAGCTTTGTACCAAAACACTTGATCTTCGAGTTTGTTTGAATTCACGTTGTTACAAATCACTAAACATTCAAAGTTCTCTGTACACTGATCCATGAAAGTACAAAACATCTCAAAGGTTGGAAACATACCTGCGTAATTCTCGTAAATTCTACGACGATTTCCTAGGATATTCTCACGAAGAATGAACACAAAGTCCACGTTCGTACGCAAATTCGGTGTAATACCTAGTGGATATTGCATTGTAATAATGGTCATCATGTCAATATGACGTCCGTTCATAAACACGTAACGGGTAGACTCTTCCTTAATCCATGAAGAATCATACAAACAGTCATCTAAAATTAGAAAGGCGCGTGGATCAATACTTGACTGACCTCCACCTGAATTCTTAGCTTTGTTTCGATTCTGTTTGACATTCATTTGTCGCTTGATGACATTCATCACAATCTGAGGAGAGTACTTATCATGAATAAATTTTGAAGGAACCATATGTTGAAAGAATTCGTTCGCAACCTCTGTACCTGAGATCACAGTGCCTACAGGAAAATCATGCTGTGTGTTGTAGAGAATATCGCGCACTAAGAACGACTTTCCCGTATCCTTCTTACCGATCACAACGATCATCGGACTTTTGCGAGAATCAATCTCGCAACGATCTTTCAACATATTGATGTCGAACTTACGTAATTGAAAGTTCATCTTGTTCTGACGGATAGAAAGTGTTCCGCGTCTGCTTACGATGTTTCATTCCCCCTTCAAAACACAATGGGCAAAGATTTGAGAACACAGTCAGTGGATCTACGCCTTCATCGTATACCCAAACTACAGGCAGATGCATGGGATTTGACTCACGTTCAACCCTTTATTCCCCCGCTCGAACAATTGTTTAAAACGGAACGATTGGCTTCGATGTCTGAGTACGGTATTCGTCTTCCTGAAGAAGTGGAGTCGGTTGTGGATGCAACCCATATCAAAACAACTAAAGGACAAATATGCGAAGTTCATCGTAAGACAACTATGATTCTGAGTCCATTCAAAACGATGAAGGGTGAGTATTCTGCTCCAGGACTTCCTAAACCGATCGAAACTGAGAAGAGTTATTCGGAACAGATGCAGAGTCCGTATACCGCTGCATACGTAGGCGCATTAGCATCTACTCTACTATCTAGCTCAGAGTGTGCTCATTTTCCACGAGTGTATGGTACCTATGCCGCACTGTCTTCTAAACATGAGATCAATATCTCAGACGATTATGAAGATTTATGCGATCGAAAATGGTTCATGGATAATATTGGTAAGACGTTTGAGTTACGATTGAGAACTGCAACTGGTACAGGATTCAGTCATACGCGCGGACAACGTGCAGCCGTTCAAGTAGGCGATGATCTCGAACTTGAGATTGAAGATGTTGAAGTTCAACATGTAGATGAACCTGAATCATTTGGAATTGTAGAAGAATACGATTTACCTTCGGATTCAGATGAATCGTATGAAACAGAGTCTGATGAAGAAGATGCGTTTGACATTGAATCCTGTGACTGTAGCGAGTTTGAAGACGAAGAGAGTTCGATTCCGTCTGAAGACGAGGAAGATTTCGCATGGGCCACGTTTTCAAACGTTCCTGTTGTAACCACTGTGATGGAATCCTGTAAAGGAACCTTTTACGATCTGATTAAAACAAGCTCAGATCCACAACATCATACTGCATGGGTTGCACAAATCGTGTTTGCATTAGCCTACGCTCAGCGAACCTTTGGATTCATTCATAATGATTTGCATGGAAACAATGTTATGTACATTCCGACTTCAGAAGAGTTCTTGTTTTACCGTTATCATGGAGTCAGTTATCGCGTACCTACCTATGGAGTCTTAATCAAGATCATTGACTTTGATCGTGCAGCGTTTTCAGTGCGTATTTCAGGAATGAAAGAGCCTCGATTTTTCCTTAGTTCACAGTTCAAGACGGATGAAGAAGCTGGAGGTCAATACAATCTCGAACCCTTTTATACATCCACATTCCCTCGCATTCCACTCAATCCATCGTTCGATTTAGCGAGATTTACTGCAAGTGTGTTCTGGGACATCTTTCCCGAAGGTCCTAAACAGAAGTCGGATCATCCACTGTTTGAGTTGTTCAAACACTGGACGACGCTTCCTGATGGAACGTCTGTTATTTTTCGCGAAAAGGGTGATAACCACGATCGATTTCATGGATTTGATCTCTATAAAGCGATTACGCGCTATTTGAAAGACAGCGCAGTTCCTAAGAAAGAGCTGTCGAAATTCAGTCAGTATTGTATTACAACTCCTCCTACCGTTACAAATATACTTGTGATTGGAGATTAATCTACAAGCCTGTCATTCGCTTGATAGATGTATGAGTCAATGCCCACACTAATCCAAAGATTACTGCATGGGTGAGAGCGACCGTTGTACGGGATCCGCCAGGAGGTAGGGTAACAAGTATACCAGGTGTCAATACAAAGAATAGTACAGCTGCATAAAGAGAGATGAACATTTTATTAAGGTGTTCAGAAAGTTTTAAAAACCAGGTTTTCCTGTAAACATTTCTTGAACTGCAGCCATAGCAGGTTCAGCTGCATCTGGTCCGCCTAACGCGTAGACAACTCCACTGGTAAGAATGCCTGCACCGCTACTAACCTTAGCAATATCCGAAATATCGATTGGCTGTTCTTTACTACGACGATCCATCACGTAGAGAAGAATCACTACAACGACGACCGCAGATACAATCATTCCATACATATAGAGTTCTGACATTTATTCGGTCTCTATGTTTTCTTCACACGGACTAAACGAACTTAGAGATTGAGGGATACTGTTTCAAGGTTTTCCATATTCACAGACTCTTCTTCTCCGTCAAACTCAGAATCATCTAATACAATGTCTTCACCGAGTGAAATGGGTGGAGGTCTTTCATCTTCAGATTCATAGTCCTCTTCCTCTTGATCAAATTGAACAGATTTACTAGGTTCGACAAGTTCAGGCGCAGGGGCAGGCGCGGACTCAGGTTCAGGCGCTGCACCTGCAGACTCGGGTACAGAGTCTGAACGACTCTGAAAATAAGCCTTGCTAATATCTTTCCACGGAATGAAGCTGTCAATGACCTCATTCATTGCACCTCCAATCATCGTTTCAATTTCACGACGATTACGTGCTTGTTGTTCGGACGGAACACCAACTGTCTTGAATAAATATGCAGAACTCCATGACAATCGAGCTGACTGCTTGTAGAGTGAATGTACGAATGTTTCAATCGATGGGCGTTTGAAGTCAATATCTACATGAGTCTTTTCAACCTGTTGAAGTGTTGCAAATGCACGGATATAACTCACAAACACGCCGAGTAGTAAATCTTCAAGGTATTCACACTTCGATGCAAGTGCAATACGTTCAACTTCCTTCTTCAAGGTTTCAGGACTCCATTTAGGGATTTGAGTCAACAAGTTCTGAAATGTCTTCAGAATCTGATCAGATTGTCCATTACGTTCACACGCAGACTTGGCTGAATCGTAGATGCTCCAAAGACCGTCAGATACATGAGGAACAATAACACGCGTCAAATTTTCACGAAGACTGGATTTAACAAACTCGGTGTTCATTTGTTTACAGACGAGTCTAGGAGTTTCAATAAACCGACGCACATGTCTATGAAATTTGTCCTCATTCTCATGATAAAAAATGAAGAGAAGATCCTTCTTCGGTGTCTTGAGGCTGTTCAACATATAGTGGATGCGTTTTGTATCTGTGATACAGGCTCGACCGATTCATCCTGCGAGATCGCAACTCAATTCTTAAAGACCCACGACGGATGTTTGAGCCATATCGACTGGAAAGACTTTGGATTTAATCGAACTGCAAGCTTCGAGAAAGCTCAAACTTATCTTCAGAAAACAGGGTGGGATTTGAAATCAACATATGGTCTTCTTCTCGACGCAGATATGGTGTTTATTCCAGGACAATTGAAGACTACAACTCTAGATCATGAAGGATATACCGTTATACAAAAAGCAGGCAATCTAGAGTATCCGAACACTCGATTAGTTCGCATGGACTATGGGTGGAAATGTCGCGGTGTTACTCACGAGTATTGGGACGGACCTACAAAACAACTTCCGACAAGCGTATGTTATATTGATGATCGAAATGACGGTGGATGTAAAGCTGATAAATTTGAACGTGATGCGCGTCTTCTAGAACAAGGGTTGAAAGATGAACCTGAGAACGGTCGATACATGTTCTACCTCGCACAGACCTACAATGGTGTAGGTCGATTGAAAGAATGCATTGCACTCTACAAAAAGCGAATTGCTACAGGTGGATGGGAAGAAGAATTATGGTACAGTCACTACATGATCGGTAAATCATGGTTAGCATTGAAGAATATTCCTAAATTCGAACAGTGGATGCTCAAAGCATTTGAACGTCGTCCATCTCGCGCTGAACCAATCTATCAACTTGCACGCTATTTCCGCGAGCATTCAGAACATTATAAAGCGTATCATTACGTGCAACTAGGTTCAAAGATTCCATTATCATCCGATGCGTTATTCGTAGAAACCGATGTGTATTCAGGACTCTTCGATTATGAAGCTACGATATTACTGTTTTACATCGGTCAATCTACACGTGGACTCGAAGTTGCAACGAAATACCTTTTAGCAGAACGATCGTTACAGGACAATGTGTATGCGAATTTACCCTTTTACATTACTGCGCTGTCCTATCCTGCTAAAGCACATCCAATTGATCGCGATGTATTTGGAGAAGATTACCATCCTACTTCAGTGTCAATGTTCACACTCAATGGAAAAATCATGCACAATGTTCGATTCGTGAATTACTCAATTAATCCACAGACAGGGAGTTACCTTATGAAGGAAAATGGAGTTGTTCGCGAAAACTCAACGGTACGAACTCAGAACGCATTTTTCAATCCTGAAACTCATGAAGTTGTGAAATTACGAGATGACTCAGTCACACTTCCTCGCAAACCAGGCGCACATATTGTAGGACTTGAAGATGTGCGAGTGTACACAAATGCCTCTGGAAAACTCTGTTGTACTGCAACTACATGGGAATACACGGATAAGATTCGTATTTTCCAATCCGAATACGACCCCATTCGAGGTCTGTATTTGAAGGGTCGTATATTGAATTCTCCAGGCGATCAAGAATGTGAAAAGAACTGGTTAGCTGTGAATGGAACGGATGATATTGTATATAGTTGGAATCCATTACGTGTAGGAGTTCTCGATGGAGAATCACTCAAAATACATACACAACATGAAACACCGTATTTCTTCAAACATTTTAGAGGATCTGCAGTTGCGTTCCGACCCGATCAATATCCAGGTGAAACATGGGCGTTAGTACATACCGTTGAATACACACAACCTCGCAAATACTTTCATCTCTTTGTGCGACTTGGAGAACACTATCGACCCAAGTATATTAGTCGACCATTTGTATTCAAAGCAAAAACAATTGAGTATTGTATTGGATGTATGCCTGATCCAGCGTTCACAACATTGACGTGTATCTTTTCAACGATGGACGATACACCTCGTAGTCTTGAAATTCCCATCTCTAGTTTGGAGTGGATTCAAGTCTAAGTATAGAGATGTCTCCAGGATTCATTGATTGAAGATCCCGTATCTTGAAGAATGTGTCGAGCTGCATCGACATCGATCGTGTACGGTAATGTGATCTTGCGATAGAATGGGTACTCTTTCGCAGTAGTTTCATCTGCAATTCGTAGAAGGTTGATTCGTGTCACTAATGTTTCGACAGTTCGAATGAGAGTTCGTACACCTTCTTCTTCTTTACTGTATTCACTGATCAAGAACTTCACAGCTTCTTCAGTGAGAGTTAATTGATTTGTGAGTTGGATGTGCTCAAGAACTTGAGGCCAGACGTATTGTGTAAGAATATTCTTCTTATCGTCTGAATTGTATCCAGAACAGTTAATGACTTGCATTCGGTCCTTTAGAATCGGATGTACTTTTGATTCATCGTTGAACGAGAACACGAAGAGGCATTGACTCAAATCAAAGTCAACACCTGCAAAGTAACGATCGTGGAACTGACTGTTCTGAGATCGATCGGTCAAATGAATGAGCATTGATACAATCTCATCGCCATGTGAGGTTGTTGAAACCTTATCGAGTTCGTCGAAATACAAGACTGGGTTCATACAGCGTGCATTCATGAGTGCGTCTGCAATACGTCCCCACATAGATCCTTCGTATGTGAATGCATGACCTACAAAGTTCGCTGAATCAGATGCACCTCCTAATGAGAAGAACTCAAAGGGTCGTTGTAGAACTTTAGCGACACCATGTTTTGCAAAGGAGGTTTTGCCTACACCCATTGGACCTTTGAGTGCAATCACGTTTCCTGCGGAGAGAGGATTAGAGATCCATTGTGCAAGTGTTTGCATAACCTGTGTCTTTGCTGCAGACATTCCATACACCGCTTTGTCAAGTGTTTCGCGTGTAGATGCGAGGAACTTTGCACAAGGAGCAGCTCCATCGGAAAGCTTTACAGGAAGAGGTACGACTTTACCGAAAGGAATGCGAAGGAATGAATCGACCCACATTTTGAGTTTGTAACCTTCTGAACTATCCATTTCATTCAAGTTGTCGACCTTCTTAATCACTACAGCCTTCAAAGAGTCTCCAATCGGTAGATCTAGAATGCGAAACTTGATTGGAACATCTCCGTCTTCCATTAGACTTGAAATACGTTTCATTTGATCGTTCAATCGCTTGCGTTTTGATTTAGAAAGGTCTTCGAAATAGGTTTCCTCATCTTCGTTCAATTCGATGGCAGGTTCAATGGTTTCAGATTTTGAACGTTTTGAAGGTTTCTTACCGCGTTTGCTCGCAGGAATGTACTTGTTCATTAAATGTGTGATAAATTCATCTTCTTCATCTTCTTCTTCATATTCACTTTCATCGGTATCATTACCGCGAGTATCAATCTCAATGCTAATACGACCTTTCTTAGGAAGAGGAATGGAGATGGCTCGAGGCTTTTCAGAATCTGATTCAGACTCGTCCTCCTCAGACTCCTCTTCGTCTTCGGTTTCATCTTCGGTTTCACTTTCCTCTGACTCTGCTTCGGACGCTGATTCATCTGGAACATAGTCCTCGTCGCTTTCATCATCAGACTCGGGTTCGGGAACTAAGGTTTCATCTTTGACCCATGTAGTGCGGGCGTGTTTACGAAGACTATACCGACTTGGCATCTTGCTGCCTCACAAGGAAAAAAATGAAACTGATTCGTTTTTTGAGTGTCTATAATAATGAGCGACCTTGAAAGCGTCAAAGACATCGCATCTAAGCAAGCTGAAATGCTCGCTATGCGCGACGCCAAACTTCCAGCAATTCAAATAAGTACTCGAATTGTTGAAGCCTTTTTGAAATCGCAACGTGTGATGTGTTACGGTGGAACGGCTATCAACAACATGCTTCCAAAAGAGGATCAATTTTATGGAAGCGATGAAACACCTGATTATGACTTTTTCAGTGAAACACCTCAAGAACACAGTGTCCAGCTCGCCGATCAGTTATCAGCAGCAGGAATTGAAAGTGTCGAAGTGAAGCCAGGTATTCATCTCGGAACCTACAAGGTCTTCGCAGACTATCACGGTGTTGCAGACATCACCTTCATTGATCCGAAGATTTTCAGACATCTCTGGACTGAGAAACATACTCGACACGGAGTTCACTATGTTCCACCTGACTTTCTTCGCATGTCAATGTATCTTGAACTCTCACGTCCTGAAGGGGATGTATCACGATGGGAAAAGGTATATACTCGACTTTCACTCTTGAATAAACACTATCCGATTGTCTGCAAGCATGTACCGACTGCTCCTCAAACACTCTCCGACGAACAAAAGACTCAAACCTTAGAACTCTTGAAGAAACACCCGATTGTCTTACTCGGATTTTCAGCCGTCTCTCGACATGAAAAGAAGGCTGTATGGTATACACCTGTCACTCTGCTCGCAGAGAAAGAGGTGATTGAATCACTTACAAAGGGAAAGAAAACTGTGTCCTATCCGTCTACTGAACTACTTCCAGCTCGAACAGATGTACTAGATAAACATGGCGATATCATGTATCAATACTATGAAACTCAAGCCTGTCACAGTTACCATACGAGTCGTGAAGGACTTCGAATTGCGAGTATTCCTACATTACTCATGTTCTTTCTAGCCTTGATGTATTCCGAAGGATCCAAAGACGATGTGTCACGCCTTATGTGTGTGGCACAACGCTTAGTTGAATTAGCCTACGATAAACCAAATCGTAGATATGCATTATTAACTCCTTCACAGTGCTTAGGAGTTCAAAAGGAATTACTGGATTTACGTCGAGAACGGGTTGATCTTTATGATTCAATGAAAAAGGATAAGTCGTCACCTGATTTTGTTCAGTATTTCTTCACATACAATCCAAAAGCTTCGAAAACAGAACGAAGTAAGACACGTGAACTTCTTAAGAAAACACGAAAGGCTCGATTACACTAACGTTGTAGAAGGAATGGTCACTGAAGTATTCGCTAAGTTTCGAATGGTTCCCACTGTCAGTGCAAAGGGTTGTCCAGGTACAGGCACAAAGACTCCGCCCGATCGAACACCACCTTCGCGTAATCCCTGTTGAACCTGCATTAAAAAGTTATAGCTGTTTTGATTGCCTTTCGAACGGTAGGCATTCACACCTGTATACCCAGATCCTGTAGGGACATTGGTTGTGTATAGAAGTTGAACCTTTAATTGAGTGAGTACATCCGATGCGTCACGAATACGCATTCCTTGAAGACCTGTTAGACTTTGACTCCCTGAACTCATTTATTACCCAGACATATTTTATCGTCCCGTGTACCAGGTTAGATCGAGGTATCGACCTGACGCGGGTTCCTTCTTAATAGACGGAGGAGGTGAGCCTGCAGCATCCATTGCGATTTCAGCCGCAGACAAGGAACGAGAATAGTATGTGAGTCCTCCCACTTGACCATCAAAGATCGCTTCGGCAATCTTGACAGGAGCGAGTTCTTGTTTAGGAAGCTGTGTCAATGTATGATGTTGACGTAAGATTCCGTTAATGTAGACATCCACTGTAAATTGTGTCACTACAATCGCGAAATGAATCCATTTCTGAGCTGGAATGTTTTCAATCAAGATTGACTCCTCTGCACCATATGTAGATACAACTACAATGATCGAATTAGAGGTGCTATCAATATAAAGACCAGGACAATCTCCGCGTGAGAAAATCATACGTCGTTTTCCATATCCAATAGTGGTATAATCATGAATCTCAAACCATCCTTCGAAACTGAAAGTTGCGCCTTCTGCTTCATTGAAGGATCGAGGTAATACTACATTTGAAGAAAAGGGAATCGTTCCGCTCTGAGTCGCTTTTTGAATTTCCACTGCAGTTGGGTCGACGGATTTTGAGAAGAACCAGAGAGCTGCTCCACCTAATACAGCAACGCCTAAACCTCCGAGAACAACGGATTCCATTGTTCATTACTTAGAAACAAACCCTCTTGAAGTCAGACGCAATCCTTGTTTCTTTGGTGGCTCAGGTTGCCATAAAACTTTAAGCCATTCTTCAAAACTATGTGTTGATTGATACTCGATTAACTGAGGATGAACTGTACGTCCTTGTAGATTGTAAATGTAATGAATGCGCGAAGGATCAGGTCTGTATTCACTACGAATAAATCCTAGTTTTGTAAGTGCAATCGTCCATTTTAGATCTTCGCCTCGTCTGGCATCTTCAAATTGACATAACTTTGCAATATCGGTTAACATCGGGTTCAGATGATTGGGTGGACGCACGAATGTATTGTTCACGTACATCTTTCCACTCAAAGGAGTTTCTACACTATGCGTGAATGTATAGGCTTCCATTTGTCCACGTAGTCGCATGACATCCATTCCCGATCGAAATAGTTGAAAAAAGTCTTCAAAGTATGCGTCCGTTACCTCATCGTCGTCATCTACAAACGCCATGTATTTTCCACGTGCAGATTCAAGAAGTTGACGGCGTTTCATTCCTACACTTTGTTCACGATTGTCAACGGCTTGTGCAATTTCAAGTCGTAAACCAGGACAGAGTCGCGCAAACTTCTCTTGAATGGATCCCTTCAGTCGTTGAAAGACATCGTAGCGTTCAATCAAGGTTGGAATTAGAATAGATAGATCATACTCATAAGATTTACGACCAATGTACGTTCGAAGATCTGTTTCTAAGTAGGTTTGATTACGCCTGTACAATCCATCGTATACAACTGCATGTCCTACTAATGGATGACGATGACGAATAATACATCGTGGAGAATAGACGGTCTTATGATTGAGTGACCCTTTACATAGATCTGTTAACTCTGTATCGCAATAGAAGCTTTTGTACGCTGGATTATAGATGTATCCTAAACGAGTGTACATGGCTCGACCATAGATGGATAATGTATTCAAACTCGATCCTTGAAATCCATCGTTGAACCATAGAATACAGTCTAAATCAGGAGTCGCTGCTTGACGAATCACCTCATCGTATCCAGACACTTCAGGGATCATATCGTCAGAAACAAGTACTACAATATCCCACGCGTATTCAACCTTCTCAAGATCTGCATTACAGGCTTCAATTTTAGACTGATTTGCACTATAGTACAATGCATTCCATTCGAATCGATTCAGAATCTGAAACAACTGTTGTTGAACATTCGGAGTTGTCATCGTTGAATCGTCTACATCACAGGATACAACGATTCCCATACGTTCAGGATGAGCTGCCATTGACGCGTACCGACTCAACGTAGAGATCAACTGTTGAGGACGTGAACGACTTGGGCATTTTAGTAAAATCTTCAGAGCACTCATTATTAATTAGAAGAAGAGAACCATGACGATGCATCCGAACTTGAAAATCCAGTTACATCTTTACCTGAACTATCTTTGACTCCGAAGACAAACGTGTATCCGAACAATGAAAGGTTATTCAATGAAGAACTTGAAGACGCGGTTGATGTAGAACAGGCTGTACCTGCTGAATAGAATCGAGCTGCATCGGAAGGTTGTAATTGAACCGATGTACTATTTACGCTACAGACAGATCCTGAAAAGCCACCTCCGCCTCCAATAATCAAATTTCCAGATGCAGGCATTGGAATTCCTGCGAGTACAGCGGATTTCACTAATTGACCATTGATATAGACATCTAGATTGCGTCCGTAAATCGTGATGGATACTGCGAACCATGATTGTAACGGAACGTTTTCAACGGTCACTGTTTGAACATCTCCAGTTCCTGTATTTGTAGTTTCAAGAGTTGAACCTGATGGATAGACACTGACTGCAATATCAAGTGAGTTATCTGTTGGGTGTAATGATACAGCAGGAACTCGAATGCGTGAATTGGTTGAACTAGTTTGAGCAATCACAGCTTTCTTTTGACCGAACTTGTAGTCCCAGTCTTTAATGTACATCCAAAACTGAAGGTTCGTATTTGAACCAGAGATTGAGGACGTCACGGTAGAACCTACTTTACCATCGACTTCACTCGCAATTTGATCTGCTCCACCTGCAACTCCTGAGGAACGCGCAGCTTCTGCGATCTTATAGATTATGAAGAACAAAACAGATAACCCAACTAGAGTTCCGAGAATCGGAAGAAGAGTAGAGGGCGGTTTAGGAGGCGCTGTGGACAATTGAAGTGTAGGTGAAGAAGGCTTCGATGCGAAAAGACCCATCTTTATGTTTACAAGGGAAAGGTATTCAAGTAATAATGGAAAAACGAACGACGGGACCTACAAAACATCCGATACCAATGTTCTGCAATAATTGCGGAGAAAAGGGTCATGTATTTAAAGCATGTACCGAACCTGTTCTATCCTGTGGAATTGCATTAATTAATCAACCTAAATTGCCGATCGATATTATGACGGCTGAGATTCTCATGATTCGACGAAAAGATAGTATGAGCTACGCAGAGTTTATGCGAGGGAAATATGACCCAGAGGATCATTGTTATGTAGGTCTCCTCTTTGTCAATATGACACTTCAAGAACAAACTGCAGTCTGTTGTGAACCCTTTGATACATTATGGCGTCAGTTATGGGGCGACGATTATTCATCCCCTGAATATATTCAATCCAAAGAACGGTTTCATCAAGTCAATCGCGATGTGATGATGCGAGTCTATCTGTCGTCTTATAAAGAGCCAGAATGGGGATTTCCAAAAGGACGTAGAATTCGATGTGAGAGTGATCTCGAATGCGCAATTCGTGAATTCAATGAGGAAACCAATGTACCTCGTGATGCCTATACAATCTTAAATGGTATACGACTTGAAGAAACCTTTCTAGGTCTGAATGGAACTCGATATCGACATGTCTATTTCATAGCCTTATTAACATCCCCTGAACTTGTGAATCTACATCAGAAAATGACGTACATGCAGCGTCGTGAGATTTCAGCGATCGGATGGAAAACGTTTCGAGAGTGTAGGATGTATATTCGCCCACATCATATTGAACGTGAACAAATGGTTGATTTATTAGAGAATATCGCTAAGACGTATGAGAGCACGCTGTGATACCTAATGCAGTCAGACCTGCAGTTTGTGTTCCAAAAGCATAATGAAGAAGTTCACCTACTACAATCCAAAACACAAAATGAAGCCATACTTTTCCACCAAACTCCCACTGAGTATAGAGAGCGAGTAGGAATGTTAATATAGTATCTGCCACTGCGAATCCCATAAATCGAATGGAATGTGCGCCTGTTCCTGGTTCTCCAAACAGGTTTTTGTACGGACAGCTCATTGTATTAAGCAAACCTAAAACGTGCAAAGTAGACCGTCATACAATAGGCTACGACACTTAGAATGAAGACCCACCACCATACTGGAAATACTGTCGCTTCTCGGTCTTCGACTCCAAACGGACGAATCCTTCCTTCACGCCCAAAGGCGACGGACGGTTTTAAGTATAAGAAGGCTGCCATCAGAAACAGATAGATTGAGACCATCCAAATGCGATGATTTTTACGTGTGAGTGGCTCCATTACTTACGGTAGCGACGAGTTTTACGGTGATTGCGACGGGATTTACGTGTCTTGCGTCGGCGTCCTCCACGCGAAGGTCCATACTTTGATTCGGCTTCGTTGACAAATAGAGCTATTTGTCCGTTTCCAAATGCCATCGTAACTCCTTGATCGTCAGTATAGTTTCCCTTCCCTTCCCTACCGGATGTACCTGTATACGAAGCAGTTTCTCCATCTACCGCGGTGATTGTAATAGGATCTTTTTCAATCTTTTTCCCATATAGATCACCGCGATACAGTTTCGATCCTGGTTTCATATCCACTTTCCTTGCACGTCTAAATCCTGGTTCCATATTGTTATCCGTCCCGATATTTTCAACGCACCTCAAGATAATGGCAGCACCTGCTTTCGTCCTCCCGAATCGAAAAGCATTCGCAGATTATATCACTCGCATCTTTTTGAAATACCGTAAAGAAGACCGCGATCCACTGGATGCTGAAGATAAGGATGTAGATTTATGTACGAAGCAAGCTAGTACACGCGAACTATTTCCTTATCAGAAACTCATTCGAGATTACTTGTTGATTGAGACGCCGTATAGGGGTATTCTTCTATATCACGGTCTCGGATCTGGAAAGACATGTACATCCATTGCAGTTGCTCAGAGTTTGATGTCCTATAAAACGATCTGGGTATTGACTCCTGCATCTTTGCGCGAGAACTACAAATCTGAGTTGAGAAAGTGCGGTGCACCGGTATATGTGCTCGAACAACATTGGCGTGAAAAATCACTCAGTGATCAGTCACGTGCAGAAGCTAAAGCAGTCGGAATTTCAGATGGATTCATGGATCGAACAGGTAAATTCTTTGTAACAGTCGCAGGTGAAACTCCGAATTTCAAAGATCTACCCAAGACTGCACAAGATATCATCAACGGACAGATTGAAGACATTATCGCTCAACGTTTCAAGTTCATTAACTACAACGGTTTGAATTCTAAGAATATCGACACGTATGTTCCGAAGGCTGTTGAGGGTGTAGAACCACCTAGTCCATTCAATGATTCGGTAGTCATTATTGACGAAGTCCACAACTTGATTTCACGTATTGTGAATTCATCAGATATTGCTCGTCGATTGTACGATGCAATCTATCGCGCTACAGACTGTAAGATTGTAGGGTTGTCTGGAACTCCTGTGATTAATCGCCCCAATGAGATTGCGTACTTGATGAATCTTCTTCGCGGTCCAATTGAACGAATTACCATTCCCTTCGGTAAGGCTACTTCATGGGATGAAGAGAAAATGAAAACTGCGTTCAAAGCACTTCCTGATGTGGATACAATCGAATTCAATGCAGTTAAAAAGCATGCACTCCTTACACGCAACCCTCCTCATTTTCGAACCGTCTACAATGAAGCAGGTGAACGTGTAGCCGTTCAGTACAAGCAGGATATTCCATTTACTCCATTAGCGATGGATTGGGTGAGAACATGGGAAAAGAAGTTTCAAGCGGATGTTGGATCTGAAATTGCAGTGGATCGTGTAACCTCTGAAATTTTAGAATGCTTACCGACTAAATTTGAAGAGTTTGCAAACTTGTTTCTGGATGGTTTGAATATTAAGAACCCATTGTTGTTTTCAAAACGTATTCAAGGTCTTGTGTCCTATTTCAAAGGTGCAGATGAACGATTGATTCCGAAACGTGTTGAAGATGAGAAGATGCTTGAAAAAGTGAACATGAGCTCTGAACAGTTCGTTCAGTATCTCGATGTACGTTTTCAAGAAATCAAACAGGATGCGCGAAAAGCATTAAGTATGAATGACGATGGAGGATCTTATCGCGTGATTTCTAGATTAGCGTGTAACTATGCAGTTCCGCCTGAATTGAAGAAACTCACAAAAGAGCAGGAAGGAGGTATTACTGAAGAAAAGGTTCAAGAAAAACCCGAAATTCTAGCAGCATTACGAGCTCAGTCTACCAAGTATTTAACTGCGAAGGCATTGGAAACCTACAGTCCTAAGTTACTCCGTATGTTAACCAACATTGAAGCAACACGTGCTTCCGGTGGAGATGTATGGCCGAATCAATTCATCTATTCGCAGTACCGTCAACTCGAAGGACTTGGAGTCTTTGCAGCGATTCTCGATACGAATGGATGGCAGCCGTACAAGATCACGAATAAGAACGGGCAATGGCAAGAGGATGAAATGCAAGACAAACCTGCCTATGCCTTCTTTTCAGGTGAAGAGAAGGAAGATCAGCGTGAATTGATGCGTCAAATCATCAACGGTCGTTATGAATCTAACTTTCCACCTAGTTTGAAGACGAGTATTGAGAAACGCGGTAAGAAACTCTTATGTCTACTGATGGCAACCTCTTCAGGTGCAGAAGGTATTACATTAGCGAATGTTCGACACGTACACATCATGGAACCTCACTGGACACCTGCACGACACGATCAAGTTATTGGACGTGCAATTCGTATTTGTTCACATGCATCCTTACCGATGGATCAACGCACAGTTCGCGTCAGTTTTTACTTATCCGTGATTTCACCTGCGCAAAGTAAAGGTGTAGAAGGTCCTAACGTAGTTGCAGTTCGTAAATCCGATGTTGAATTGAAACGATATGAAGGAGAACCACCAGTGGAAACGTTTATGTCCACAGATGAATACCTATATGAGAAGGTGTTTGAAAAAGACAAGGTCAATCAACGAATTTCGATTTTACTTAAACAGTCAGCAGTCGATTGCGAAGTACATCGTAAACTCCATTCGCGTGAAAAGCCTCAAATATCATGTATGCGATTCGATACTACATCGACAGGTGAAGATCTTGCATTTAAACCTAATATCAAATCCGATGACTTTGATGAAACCTATTTGCGTAACATGACACGTAAGAAGCGACGATTACAGAAACTGAAGATTAAGGACATTGTGTATTTCATGGATCCTGATACAAAGGAGATCTTCGATGGTCAGGCCTTCGAAGACAATCAACGATTACTCAGAATAGGAAAGAAGGAGTCCGACACACAGATTAAGTACTGGTTGTCATAGATCGGAGGTCGTTGAGCCAGCCTTCACACACCTCTTTCCAGGTTTTGAATTTGATGTCAGACATTGCAGAACGCATGGTAGTTAGTTTTTCAAGAGTTCGTTCCATTGCGTTGGTGACATCGTCGGGTATGAACGAAGGTGACCATAAGCCTAATGGCATAGCTGCTCCATGATACATAGGAGGACCTTTACGAATGTAAGATGTAACATTTGCAGGTAAGAATGAACGGTAGGATCCTACATCTGTAACGATTTGAGGTGCACCTGTGTACAAATGCTCGAGTTGACATAATCCAAATCCTTCACCATCGGATGTATTGATTCCGATATCACACATGTTGTAAATTTGATTAATACCTTCATCATTCAATGAATTAGGAGGACCTGTATCCACAATCGCCATTCGCTTACCGTAGATTGCAGGGTCTAGGTTTGCAGTCGTTAGCTGATCTAAGAAAATACGCTGAATGTCGTAATGCGCACCTTTTTGAGGGTCGACAGTTGTCACCATGAGAAGCCAAAGCGGTTTCTCTGGATGTCTACGTAACAACTCTACAAATCCCATAATAGTAAGATCTTGACGTTTACGTTGACTGTTACGATTCGCATTCAAAAACACAATCCCTTCCGATGGAAGTCCTACATTTCTACGAAGGGTCATTCGTGCTGGGCCAGGAAGCTTTGAAAACACTTTTGAATCGACTGCATGTTCAATCACCGATGGAGTCACTCCAGTCTGATACTCTGAGAAGATCTTTGCCCATGAATCTGTGAAGCAATACACTCTCTCGGCTGCCTTATTGATCTCATCGATGAGCTGAGGTGCAATTCCATGATAGACTTGATCGACATAGACCCATAACTTGTAAGGAGATACACCCTTTTCATATTTCATTGCCTTGATGAATCGAGCAATGATCAATGGATCGTTGTAGATCATGACTACATCGGGATTCACCATCTCCAAGTACTCATGAATCTTATTGAATCCAAACCCTTCCTCCTTCGGGTCTTCGCATGCAGCTGCATCATAGACTACGACTCCGTCAGGTGCTTTTCGAATGTTTTTCTTCTCAGGATGTCGTTGAAATCCAAAGTGAAAGGTCTTCACTGCAGGCGCAAGTGTAGAAACTTGTGCAAGTAAATTTGAAACCACTTTTGAATAACCAGTGGTTTGATCGACGTGTGTACTTACAAGAACAAACCTCATTTGTGTCTATTCTCTCCGATCTGTATAAATAGGATGCAAGTCAATTCCGCTCAAGATTATTTGACCGCTCAAAAACGTCGAATTGTGGCTGCACAGTTTGTGCAAGAACCTGCTCCCGCTCATCGGCGGTACAACTATGTAATTACATCGGTTCAAGCGAATAAGGCATCTCGCTATGAGAAAACACCTTATCCAGAGAACTTAAGTCTTGCACCTCGATCAACACCTGGACCTGTACTAACTGCAGGTCAACGTCCTACTGTGAATGGATGCTGTCTTGCTTCTGGTTCATTGGTCTAAACAATCCGTGTGCGTAGATACAAATGCCTGGAGGCTTACTTCAATTGACACAAGTCGGGGCTCAAAATCAACTTCTCAATGGCAATCCATCGATGACCCATTTCAAAACGGTGTATCGGAAGTATACCAATTTTGCAATGGAATCCATTCGTATGGATTTTACTTCGTCTAATCTCGATTTCAATACGACTCAGACACGAACCTTAAGTTGTCGTATCGACCGTTACGCACAACTTCTACACGATACATATTTGATGGTCACGCTTCCAGATATTTGGTCGCCGTTAAAACCTGTTCAATATGCACCGTCTGGATACGATGCGTCTTGTAGTGCACTTGGATACGAGTTCCAGTGGATCAAGAATATTGGATACAATTTGATCGACCATGTTGACATTGTGATTAATAACGTTACTGTTCAAACACTCACAGGTGAATGGCTCAAGATGTATTCCTATTTTACTCATGATGCGACGAAACGTAATGTGATCGATCAGATGGTAGGAAACGTTCCAGATCTTTATGATCCTGCAAACGCATACGACCGTACAGGACAATATCCACATGCGGTGACACCAATCACTCTACCAACGATCATGCCATTCACAACAACTCCTGAACCTTCTATTCGTTCACGACAACTTGTGATTCCTCTTCATTTCTGGTTTTGCGAGAATCCAGGACTTGTATTGCCATTAGTTTCGCTACAGAACTCGGAAGTCTTTATCAACGTGACATTTCGTCCATTGAATCAATTGTATACGATTATCGACGTGAATCCTTTGGTCGCAACGGTGATGATTCAAACCGCTGTGTCAAATGGATCGTCTATTACGTTTACAACGGCAACTCCGCATGGTTTTTCAGTTGGATCTAGCGTTAAGTTTCAAGGACTCACTGGAAGTGCTGCAGTTTTACGAAATACATTGTATACAGTTGCATCAGTTCCATCGACTACTTCGTTTACGATTGCATCCAGTTTTACAATTGCAACTATTGATACCTCTCAAACCACTGCAAGTGTAGGTGGAACTACAAATCCTACGTACGGACAACGTATTCAACCCACAGGATCTTTTCCAATCGGATTGTTCTTGAGTGCTCCTACATCTTCAGGTGTTTCTTCAAGCGCAGACATCACAACCTTCTTTCCAAATCCTTATTTGGAAGGAAACTTCATCTATTTGACCGAAATGGAAATGAATCAAGTAGCTAACTCCGAACAGACTGTGTTATTGAAACAAGTGAACTATATCGTCAAAGAAGGTCAGTATGGCGCAAACACAGATTTGGAGATTCCTATGTTCAATATGGTTACGCGTATCGTGTTTGCAGCACAACGATCTGATAAGATTATTACCAATGATTGGGATAATTATACGAACTGGCAAAATCCAGATCGTGCACCCTTTTCAGGATCAACTTCGAATGTAGGTGATCGATTGTATTCCTCAGGTCAGTATCAGATTTCGTCTATTTCTCCTCGTGAAACCATTACAGATGGAACTCTTCTTGTGAACGGCAATGAACGATTCACAACAAAACCTGCATCCTACTTTTCATGGATTCAGCAATATAAACATACGACAGGCGAACAACCTTCTGATCTTCCAGGCGTGTACATGTATTCATTCGCACTCAATCACGATCAATATCAACCCAGTGGAGCTATTAATGCTAGTATGTTCAACAAGTTCGTTCTCCGCATTTCACTTCAACAACCTCTTCCAACCTCTGTAGGTACAAATTCGCAAACCACTGTATGTATTCTAAAATCGACTGCACTCAGTCAAAATCCAGTCGTTATTCCACCTGGAAATATCGGACTGTACACACCTGATCAGCTTCTAACAGTTGTTCAGACAGTTGCGAATAACAACATCATCTTTTCATATACCTACTCGGTCGGAATCTACGTAGAATCAATTAATTATTTACGCATCATGGGTGGACTCGCAAATCTCGTGTTTGCTTCTTAACAATGGGTGATGTTATGATTTTGAAAGCCGACTACACCGTCGGAAATCAGACACTTGATGTGCTTGATTATGTCACTCTCCAACAGACTACAAATTACGGAGCCATCGAGTTTCCAGTTAAAAAGATGGACGATGAACTTCGAGCAGATCATCGTATTACTGTTGATGCAAATGACCCTTCACTGAAATTCTCACATCCATCGTTGAAGATTGATTACACGGATGAATCGAGCGCATTTCATAGTGTTCGTTATTCAATCAATGATACAGTGAATCTCGGAGAACGTTCGACCTATGGAAAAGCGATTCAGAAACCAGGTGAAGTTCTTTGGTCCACAGGCATCACAGTTTCGAAAGGAATGTTTCTCTTTGTAGCAATTGTAAGTTGGTTATTGATTGGATTATGGTCCTACAATCAATGGGGAATACTACAAGAAGCATATAACAGAGGTGATCTTACAGGATTTCATCCAGAATTTGGTATTTTAGGTAAATACATTGCATTCGTCATTTACTACCTGTTTTTCGGATTTAGTATTGTTGAGATGCGAATTCAGATGCTAACTGGAATCAACGCGGTCACTGGATGGATGTTGAAGTTTATCTTTACACTCTTTGGAGTCATTGCACCCGTATCTTCGTTCTTTTTTCAATTTTTGATATGGTTCCTTATAGTTCAAACTCTTCTAGATAAGAAGTAATGATTGAACTTCGCTGGCTTGTCACAGGGTTTTTATCAGGTCTTGTTCTTGCAGCTGTTTTCATACCACCGACTCGAAAAACGCCTGGTGTTCCAAGTCCTGGAAATCCAGAAGTCTTTTTCACCGATACAGGATGTGTTCGATTTGAGGCAACGGAAGTTCCATGTACATCTGAACCTGACTCATTGAATCTCCTCGCATCTCAGAAGTAATGAAGCTTCCTATCACAAATGTTCTTCATCGAGGCGCACCCTTCTTTTCATTCATTATTGGACTTGGACTATCTGTATTAATGTTTCATCGTGACTATGGAGTTATGAAGACATTAGCTGTATCGGTCACAGATACAATTAATCGAACTGTTAAAGTGGATGGAAAATGCTATCGATACCGCGTGGAAGATGCTGAATGTGAAATCCCGTCTTCTTCATAAAACAATGGCAGACGGTTCAACTTCCTTAGACGCTTTACTCCCAAGTCCACAAGGCCCGCAGTCAGCTCCACCCGTGTATCCTGAATCTGGATCTCCTGGCCCTAGTACCACTGGGTTTGCTCCTTCATTCAAGCCATCACTTCCAGCAATGACATTCATGTTTCGCAATCTACAATTGTATATTGCATTCTTTGTGTCTACCTTCATCTTGTCACTAGCCACTCCTCGTAACCTATTACTCCAGTACATTCCAAGCGCATACACTTCGAATGGAGTTGTGAGTTATCAAGGAGCTGCCGTGATCGGAGCGGCGTCGGTTGTTTTGGGTCATTTTGTTAATGTCGTACTTACAAGCTTTCTAGGATGATGTATAGTAGAATCATGCAATGTCAACCTGCATGGGTGTATCCCCGTATTTTACTCGGCGCAGGCAGTCAATTAACACCTCATTTTGTAGCCAAATATAACATAACCCACGTGGTCAATTGTGCTTTTGCGAACGATTGTCCAAAATGGTGGAGAGAAACACATCCAGGTCAGTATGCAGAACTTCATGCAGTCGATAGTTTAGCTGTCAATATTCTACAATGGTACCCTGAATTTGAACGATGGATGTTATTATTCTTACGATCTACGACTGGAACTGTCTTCGTACATTGTAAGGCAGGTGTCAATCGATCTGCGTACTTAGTGATGACCTTTGTATCCAAGAACTATGGAATTGATTTTAGAAGTCTTCTCTCTGCGGTTAGACGACAACGTCCAATCGTATGTGACAATTCTGTTTTCATGAAGCAAGTAGAAAACGAACTATATGGACGTGTTCAAAGTTAGAAAAACACGTGATACAGAACCAGCTTCAATGGGAACACTTGACTCAGTGCATCAGGAGATTGTGACTGGATTGCGGGATGCGAAACAACATCTTTCTGCGATTGAAACTGAAGCAGAGGAACTGCGTACACGATTAGATTCATTACGTACTTCAAACCAAATCGAAGATGTAGTAACTTGTACTATATGGGAATCACGTATTCGTGAAATTGAATCGGAACTTGCCCGTGCGAATCCAGTGGAGGATTATTACATGAAAAACATGGACATCCTCATGGACTATTACGATCGACCGACACAAGTCGCTCAAACCACCCGCGATACAACTACATTCATGAAGTTTTTTACAGCAGCCGTTCCTGTTGAATCTGCAGGCATGACGAAGAAACAGATCTTTGACGAGTATGTCGCTCGCATGAAACTTGGAAACGCCCCTGAAGTCACTCAGCAGATGACAGAACATTGTAATAGTTGTAACGTTGCACGCGAAGAGATTAGTTCAGAAGGTATTTTAGTCTGTCCACGATGTGGTTCAGAAGAGTATTCCTTAGTTGTGTCAGACTTTCCTTCGTTTCGCGATCCACCAAAGGAGCGTAATAATTACGCCTACAAGAAGATCAATCATTTGAATGAGATTCTCAACCAGTTTCAAGCCAAAGAGTCTACCATGATTCCTGAAGAAGTGATGAATGAAGTCGTTCTTGAAATCCGTAAGCGTCGCATCAACAACATTGCCGATCTGACGGAGAAGGAGATTCGTGAGATTCTGAAGAAGCTGGGAAGGTCAAAGTACTATGAACATGCAGCCCATATTTTGAGTCGGTTGAACGGCAATCCACCTCCAACGATTACACCGGAGATCGAGGAAAAAATACGAGCCATGTTCCAGGAAATCCAAGCTCCGTTTCTACTGTACTGTCCAAATGACCGGACCAACTTCTTGAGCTACTCGTACATTCTCTACAAGTTCTTTGAACTGCTGGATCTGGATGAATATAAAGTGTACTTCCCACTGCTGAAATCTCGTGACCGGTTGATTGCACATGACCAAATTTGGGCTAAGATCTGTTCTTACCTTCAATGGGAATTTATTCGGAGTGTTTAAATAAATGGACGAATCTGAATTGACGAAGAAAGTGTCCAATGATACGGTCGAGACGTACTATTATGTAGTCTTCTGGATCGTAGCAGTCTTGTCAGGTATAGCGATTCTCATGCAACTCTATCTTCTAGCCGTATCCCCTAAGCGTGGATTTGCGTTGCTTCTGCGTACAGCTCCGACCTTGATTCTAGGTGTGACGAATGCGTTGTTTTTATATATACTGAGTGCAAGGGCGTTGAAATGAAAACACGGAGGAATCGACGAAAGACCAAGTTGATCGTGATGAAAAAAGGTGACTATCTCCGGGAACATCACCATCTGTTCAAGGTACTCCGGAATCCTACTCGACGCGCACTGAACGCTGAACTACGTGCTCAGAAGCGAGAATTAAAAGAGAGGGGACTTAAGGGATGAATAGTTTTTTGATTTTATAGTATAATGACGTCGATTGTGAATCCGAATCCGATCGCAGTGGATGCTAATGGTATTGTCTACATATCCAACTATGCTTTTAGCCCTCAAGCTGATAATTCAACAAATACTATCTTGAAGTTTGATTCAGTACCGAAAGAATTTGTAGGTCTAGGGACATTCAATTCACCTATGGGTATTGTATATTACAATAATGCCCTATTTGTATTAGATAGATCCAATTTCATGATCCGTAAGATCGCGCTTGATGGAACTGTGACTACATTTGCAGGAAATAGTGGACCATTAAAAATTACAGACGGAACTGGAACTGCAGCGAATTTTAAATGGATGACCTGTATTACAGTAGATCCATCTGGAAACATGTATGTAGCCGACGATTCAGGTAGAGTAATCCGTAAAATAACATCTTCTGGCGTTGTTACTACGATACAAAAGGAGGGTGAGATTGAGGATGTCGATGTTAAAAAATTGGAGTTTGATCATATTGCTGTAGGCTCATCTGAAACTCTATATGCTACAGCAACTGGTTTTCAATGTATTTTTAAATTAACACTAACAGGTGGAAAATATAGTGTAACCGTTTTCGCTGGAGATATATCTGAGTCTGACTTAGAGGGTGATTTTGAAGATCCTGAAGGGATTGTAGTTGGTAAAGATGGAAATCTATATTTAGCAGATGCTGGTAAAAATCGTATTTGTAAGATCACACCTGAAGGAGTAGTGAGTACATTAATTGAAACAGGTGTTTATCCAAAGCAGTTAGCGATACATCCTACAAACGGTACTTTATACGTAGTGGAGGGTAGTGGAGATAGACTTAAGATTAAAACTGTAATAGGTTCAGTTGCTACAGTACTCTATGGAGATAGGGACACATTCAGTGAACGTGCAGACACTCGTAGAGGTGTAGCCATTGGAGAAGATCCAGAAGAACCAGAACCTCCTGAAAGTCGTTCTCGTACAGACTCTGTTTCAGAAGATCCTCGAGGTGGTCGTAGAACACGGCCAACAAGAGTCCTCATGACCCGTAATGTCAAAAAGGTCAAGAAGTCACGAAAGACTAAGAAGCGTACTACCTATCGAAAGAACAACCGAACGACTCGTAAGCGTTAGAAGTCTCTTTTTTCAACCACTAAAGACAATGTACTATCCTCTGAAGTATTATCGAGGACTTTCGAATCGAGCTAAGACCTTGCGCCGATCTGAAATAGAAAAGCGTTCTAAACTCTCATGGAAATCTGCGAAAGCGTACAGACCGTTTAAAACCGATCAAGGTGTACGCACGCGCAAGTCATCCTATTCATCACGGTGGCATTCTAAACATCCTGAAGCAAAGAGCCTACCTGAGATTTCGAAAGCGAGTGGAGTGCCTCTTTCAACACTACGAACCGTCTACAATCGCGGAATGGCTGCATGGAGAACAGGTCATCGTCCGGGAGCTTCGCCTCATGCGTGGGGAATGGCCCGTGTGCATTCCTTCGTACTTCATGGAAAAACATGGCGGACAGCCGATGCTGACCTAAAAACGAATTGAAAAGTACTGCCTAGACTAAGGTAAAATGACATATACTCAAAAACTTGACATTGTAGCTGCTGAACTGTGTGAATACAGTACCAAGATGATTCGAATGAACTATAATCGCGGACTTCGATGGGCAGCAGGAAGAGGAAATCTTGAGTTTGCAGATGCATATCAATATATCTTCAAAAAGTACTTCAAAGATGAGATTGAGAATGAAACATGGCTAAAACTTCAAGTCGCAGGAAGATCGATTGGATTCTTATTAGAAGCTCTTTACGATTCAGAGATAGAAGTAGATGGTATGATTCGCATACTGAATACCTATTTGACAGCACAAGTAAAAAGTACGAGATTATGGTGCTCAGAGCTCAGCGACCCTGAAGTGGATGAGGATGATTAGACTTTAATCTAATTCATAGCCGTCTACATGAGTTCTCGCATAGCAGTCTGGTGAATAATGTCCTGGACGTCCACAACGATAACAGGCTCCAGACTTCTTCTTAGGTGATTCATATATAATTTCAATTTGTTTCTTACATGAACGCTCATGAACTCTACAACCATACTCTGTTGTAAATGTTCTATCACAATAGTCGCATCCCCAGACTAATTCTTCTTCCTCCTCTTCCTCTTCTTTTTCAACTTTCTTACATCTACTTGCAAAGTGTCCAGCTTCACCGCACTTGTAGCATGTATCTTTAGTACTGTTAAGTTCAGTTTTTAAGACGGACTTCACTGGTTCAGGAAGAGACGTTTGTGTATATGCACCTCCTCGAACATTTTCAACACCATATTTCTTCATGTAATCCTTAGTCATATTGTTCTCGTCATGGTCATTATTAAGTGGGCGGCATTCGAGTATCTTTTTAGGCGCATGGAGTTTAGTCCACGCAGAACCATTCCCTGACTTATGTTCGTTGAATCGTTTCAGTACATCGGTGGTTTTACCGACATAATACTTGTTGTTTGCGAGCTGTAATACATAAACTTGTTCCATTGTGAATGAACTCAAGGATGATGTTTTCAGAATCCGTTTTCATTTCTGCTCCAACCTCGACACCCGTTCAATTAGATCTTTGAGAACCACTAGTACAGGTTCAATCATTAGAATCTTCTCTTGATCGTATTTCCTCGCCAATGGAAGATTGTTCGAGTAACTGTTTCGTTCGACCGACTGTTTCTTGATCTCTATAAAGTTCTCAAGAACCGCGATTGGATTATTTCGTCGTTCATCTTCACGTCGCTTCTTCTCTTCCAACTCTGCAATCTTTGCATGTAAGATCATCAACTCTTGGTCAATATTGTTCATGGTATACACTTAAAAAGGTTAAACGTGTTAAAACTCATTTCGCCTGTAACTTAGCTTCTAATTCTTTTATCTTCTTCTGTGCTTCACCTGATTTTTTGAGTAAGTCTTTCTCTTTCACAAGATCGTGGTTACCTTCCTTTCGTCCATAGAAGATGTCCCAATTCAGTTCCATTAACTCTTTATGTTCTAACTTGAGTGCTTCATAGTCTCGCTTGGCTTTTCTAAGTTTGTAGTCTAAAGTCTTCATTACACTTCAAAGTTCAAAGAAGATTAGTATCCGTTTTTACCACGACGAGTTCCCTTACCGCCTCGTACACGACGAGTTCCGCCATTCTGTTTTAAGAACCTGATTCTTGATTCAAGGTTTTTCACCGTTTGATAAGCACTTGCTTTTTTAGGGTCTTCTCTCTCATCCTTGTACACCATAAGATTTTCAATGTCTCTATATGAATTGTCTGGAAAGAGTTTTTTAAGCTTCTCCTTTGCTGCTTCAAGTTTCTTCTCTGCTGTCTTAATCTGCTTTTCCAAGCTAGGCATTTATTTAGTAAACGGGAATTGTTTTAGGTCTGTCTCCACTTGTGTACGCGAACAATCCTAGACTTGTGAAACTCAAAACAAGCGCAATCCATCGAAGTCCTTGAATCTCCTCACCAAACCAGAACATTCCGATCAATGTTACCAATATATCGCTCGTCAAATCCCAGATCAAGTTTGTAACCATAATACCTTCTCCCGTGTACCTCATCGCCTGCCAGAAAATGAACGGTTCTAATGCGTAGATTAAGGTTGCAAATGGAAGTCCTTCTGATACTGGAACTTTACGCAGCATCACTTGTTTGAGAGTCACCATCATCAACACATCGTTAAGACTCAATAGGATTCCAAACAGAATGGAAAGGAAACTAAAGTACATTATACTTTCAATTGAAAAAAGGCTTAGACTACACAGAGAACTATGATAAAACTCATGACCGTAATGTCAAGAAATCGATAGGTAGCGTTCATTGAAAGTCTTCAACGTCGACTCGAACGACATCCGTTTTCGGTGGTTCGACTTGAATTGTAACCACTTCAGGATCGGTAAGAGGAATGATTCCTAGTGTCTTTTCAATTTCCATCATAGATGTTTTAATGCGAATCATATCTTTCTCACAGTCTTCCCATTTTCCCCATC